ATTATGTTACAAGTATCTTTATCCCAATTACAATCTGCAGTTGTTGATGAGTTCCAATGGTCTGAGTTTGAATCATATGATTCTGAGCTCGATATGCAAATGGAACTAGACCTACTTGAAGCAGTATTGGAAGATTTATTTTAATTATTATTATTAGTATTATTAAGGAGAATAAAAATGAAAAGTGATGTATTAGTAAAAGTTATTGTGTTTCTAATTGGTAAAGTGGTCTATTGGCCACTTTACATCTATTCAATCGCTATGTGCAAATACTTTGGCACAACGCTCAATAGTGTATTAGAAGACAACTCAAGATTTAAAACCGAACATGTAAGGGTCGGTAATAAGCACGTTGCCCGATTAACAGATAAATGGGGACGACATAAATTCGTCTTTTTCAATGTCGATGAACGGGCAAGTAACATTTTTCGATCTGTATATTATGGGTTATTATTAACATATAACGAATTTAGTGGAGAGGTTGAGTCTGAATTAGTGGCTTACCATATCCACTTAGGTATCGTTAGATATACTGGTCGAAATAGAACATGCTTCCTAGAATCTTTAGATAGATTGGAAGCATTGTTCTAGGATAAAAAGAATACCGAAAGGTATTCTTTTTTTACTTAATTTTTGATTATATATTATTACGATAAGATAGAAACGATTCTATCAAATAAAATATAAAAAGGAGGTGATACTATGTATAAGATAATAGTACATAAAGGTGATTATATCACTTATAAACTAGGTGAGCGTATAGTCACAGAACCAATCGACATAATATACCAAAAACAAAAAGGTGTCAATATATTGAATAGTGATATTCAATCGATACAACGCGTAAGCGGGTATATTGAGTCTAATCCCATTAACCTTCAGGAATCATTGACGTTTCTAAATGGTGTCGAAATATACAATGATAATAATATCATTCTAAATGATAAGGTTGGATATTTTAAGAAATGTCGCTTATCGAATTCGGATGATATTATATGGGGTAAAACTGATATAGATGATGAGATCGACTCAATTGTCGCATATTTACTCGCATACAATTTAAGAAAATTGAAGCATATACGATTCCCGAGTGATGATACTATTATATTATCTTTCGGTAAAGATGTAGTTGACTGCGAGAAGATAATATCCAACTTCAATTATAACTGTGCTAGAGTTAATCGTTACAGAAAAATTGACGATAAACTCATATCTAGGATAATACATAGTGGATACCGTCAGATGAATACAACCATCTCCATTTCATCCACAATACCAAATGGATTTATATCTATTATTCGTGAAGTGTTATCTGGGTGGGTTGGTAAGCGGACGATTAATAAATTTAACGTCCATCGCTGTATTCCTTTCGGTGTATTCAATGCCAAGAAACTCGTTCAGCAATCATTTATTAATGGTCTATCTGACTATATCTATGATGTTACTGTCGGTCGAGATAAATGTAATGAATACATATTCGACCTATTCCTTAGGGCGTATGGGAAGGAATTTATAATTACATATAGACTGATACTGGAGCATTTGCTCATTTCATATAATGCGTTTGTTGATATGAGTGAAAATAGTATCGCTATGGATTACTATGCAAATAGTAAATTTGCAGGTATCTATAAGAATTTTGCTTCACAGGACATACAAGAAGTCTCTCTTAGACGTGGATCGGCTAAGACTAGACAATGTTACCTAATTGAAGCAAGAAATATGATCGGAGTAAACGGTTATAAGTTTACCCACAAGTAATCAATTACTATAATGATATAACAATAAGTAAGCCATGTATGATATACTCAGTGTACGAGGCGTCTCGAAGATGTTGACATGGTGATATGCGAAGCGTGAAGATATACATATGAATCGAAAAGCTATTGATAGATATACTCCCCCTATATTAGAGAAATCTATGTGTGGCTAATGATAATGAGTGTATATCCATGGAGGTAGGTCGAGAGGCTCTCCATGATCGATATTTGGTTACTGCTAAAGTAATCTAGTTCTAGCCGTATGAGGTGATCTAATAGCTAGAATGGTCCGATATCGATAGAATCAATGGGTAGAAATATTCATTGGCCCGATGCTATGATAAGACAATGGTTTCGCCCTAACGTCATAGATTTTCGCACGCAACGTTATTATTGAAATAATATAGTAGCTATCAACTAGAATAAACGTATAATGAAGCTTGAGAGATATGTAATGATATATGAAGTTATGTACGGTACCTTCACCATAATAAGGTAACGTTAAAAACATAATAAACATGGGTGAATATATCGAAAGTTACATATCCGCATAAGAAGAGGATTCTTATGTGACCTTATGGGTAGATGGAAATATCTACTTATAAGGGGATGGAACTGTGACCAATGGATAAGATTGGTTATGTGCCCCGTTAGTAGAAATACTAATGCAAGCGACGTTATATTGAAATATTATGGCTTAGTGTCTATTGATAGTCAACCGTAAAGAATACTTAATAGTATTCTTTTTTATTAATAATAGATAAGCTACATATGCTATACTTAGTTCGCGAGTGGCAGCAAGATGGTGATGTAGTGACATGAGAAGTGTGAAGATATACATATACTATAAAAATTAGACTATTCAACTCAACTATATTAGAGAGGGATGGTTAGGTTAATATAGATCTGAGTGTATATCCATGGAGGTAAGTCGAGAGGCTCTCCATGATCGATATCTGGTTACCGAAAGGTAATCTAGTTCTAGCCGTAGGGGAAACTCAATAGCTAGGATGGTCCGATATCGATAGAATCAATGGGTAGAAATATTCATTGGTCCACTATAAGAGGTGAAAGACTTATAGTGCATGCAACTTTATCTCTAAATTAATATAGTAGCTATTCTATGATAATAACGTATAATGAAGCTTGAGAGATATGTAATGATATATGAGGTTATGTATGGCGGCTCCTTTGTAGTAGAGCCAAAGTTAAAAACATAATAAACATGGGTAAATATATCGAGAATTACATATCCACATAAGAAGAGAATTCTTATGTGACCTTATTGGTAGAAATATCTGTAAGGGGATGGTACTGTGACCAATGGATAAGATTGGTTATGTGCCCCGTTAGTAGTAATACTAATGCAAGCGACGTTATATTGAAATACTACAACTTTGGTAAACTTATAGAGATATAAGTATCATAGAATAGTCAACCGATGAAGAATACCGCTAGGTATTCTTTTTTTTGCCAAATCCGTCATGGTAACATTATACTAATTACTTCTATTACATATAAAACAATGAAGGAGGTACATGTATAATGCCTGATAATCAAATTAAGGTCCTCCATAGTCAATATAAGTATAACACACGCGTTGAACAAGGTGGTCGTGGTCAAGATTACGTAGTTGTATATTTTGAAAACAATGCTACTGATGTTATGATGCATGGTTATACTCAAGTACCTGACACACACATTCATTTACAAGGTGAATTGAATAATAAAGATACGGGTATGGATGCATTCAAGAAATTGGATTCTGCGATTCGTAATACTCGTTTCGGTCACCTGAATGACCATGGTCGTTTGAAAGTTAACAATAACTTCCAAATTGATAGCGATGGTACCTTGGGTCTTAATATTATTATGCTAGAAAATCGTGCCGCATATAATGCCATCACAACTAAAGATGAAGGTGCCATCTATATGTGGACGGATAATGGTAAATTTACTGGTATTGATACCGGTTCTACAACACCAGGCAGTACGATTAATGTAGGTTCATTAGAAGCACACAATGCATCCCCATTGGCACATCCAGACATTCGTAACCAAATCAATCGAATGCAAGCTAGTGTCACATCTATTTCTGGCAATATGGATGCCTACCAAACGGAATTGTTGAAAATCCGCTCTAATGTAGATGCCGCAGTTAAAATCGTAAATACGTTCAAAACGACAGGTATTGACCAAGCAGCCTTAGCAGACCGTGCTAGAACTGCTGATAAATTAAGTTGTTCTGTAACAATTAATGGTGTTTCCTTTGACGGTTCTCAAAATATTAACATCGATGATGTAACGTACTCCAAAACGACAGGTAAATTGAAAAAAGCCGTAACCATTAATGGGGTAACGTTCGATGGTTCTCAAAATATCACAATCCCTAAAGTAGATTCTGCTACAACTGCTGATGTAGCTACTCGCTTCTCCAGAGCGATTCGTATCAATGGTATTGAATTCGATGGTTCTCGTGATATTACAATCCCTGCTTCCGCTATGGAAGGTTTTGTTGCTGAGAATGCATCTAAACTTGGTAATGTAGATGCTAGCGAATATGCATTAAAACGTGATGTATATCTACGTTCACAAACATATTCAAAAGAAGAAGTTTACAATAAACAAGAAGTAGATAGCTTAGCAGGTAAAATCCCTGGTGGTCACATTTACATTGTATAACTATAGGAGGACTATCATATGAATCGTTTTGCTGAAATTAAATATGGGCGTGTAAACGATATCGTGGAAACCCTTAATGATTTAACATGGGTTAGAACTATTTTCTCTCCTATTTCATTATGGACCGATATCACAGACATGCTTGATTCCGAAGGGAATCAAATCCAAATTGGTCACGTGTTTGAAGGTGGTTCCTTTAGAGCCCCTGCCACTAGAACAGTTCCTGTCACATTAGATGATCATCGTCATGTTGCGTTATATCGTAAAGACCTATTAGTAACACAAAAAATCGAAGAAGGGTTCTTCTCCAAAGCGTTAGGGGATCAATACTTCTTCCCTTATAACGGTGATGCCAAACAAATGTTAGATATGGACTTTGAACTATTGGAAGATGAAGAGGAAGAAGGCTTCAGTGTTGTCTATCGTACAACTCGAGATCCTAAAGAATCTACGAATAAACTGAATGACACAGTAACAGTTGATCAAGTGAAACAACTTCGAAAAGACTTCCGTAAGCATAAACTTGCTTGCTCTAAACGTGGTATGGAAATTACTAACCAAATCAATCAAGCGGAAGCTGTTGAAGAGATGTATAATTATATCAATTGGGATAAATAATATGACTAGGTAGTTGACTTTGTTAGCTACCTAGTCTTTCTACCCGCTGAAACATTCTACTAATACAATTACTATAACCTTTATGAAAGGAGACCTTATCTATGGGTTTAGCATATAATGGTAGAGTTGTCAGTGAAGACTACTATGCATTGATTCAATCTAAATTCGCAGTGATTGAACAAGCATTGGGTGCCTTAACAGCTGATACAACTTCTAAGAATGCAAGCTTAGAACAACGATTAGGAGACTTTAATACAAGTCTAAATAATCAATTCAAAAGCTTGAAAAATAAAATTGATAATGATATTGCAGCTCAATTGAATGCTATCGAAACAAAAGTAACGAATAACCATAATCTGATTACCACTAAATTAGAAAATACGGCTCAACGGTTAGAAGGGTTAATCACTGAAACTGATACATCCCTTACCAATAAAATTAAAGAACTGGATGGCCGTGAAAAAGCCGATGTTAAACAATTAACAACATCTATCGGTACAGCGAAAGCTGAATTGACAGCGATTACTGAATCCAATAAAACTAAGATTGATGCATTAGCAAGTAAGTTCCAATTTGGTGGAAGACAAGTCAGTGATCAAAAAGTACTCGTATGGTTCGATTATGAAACAAATCCAGACGAACCAGTGATCAAATTTAGAAAGGGTGACGAATTCGTTGCCTTTGGTGCTGACTGGAAATAATATGTAAACTATTTGGAGGATCCATGAGTCAATTTAATGACGTAATGGCAGTCCGTGCAGCCGTATTGACAATCACAACTGATTGTCAATTACGCTGTTCGTATTGTTTTGAAGAAGATAAAGCTCATAACTATATGAGTGAAGATGATGCTATGATCATCATCAAAAAATTATGTGATAATTTTAGGGAGAATGTATATACACATGATCCCACAGCTAAGCTAGATATTAGCTTCTTTGGTGGGGAACCTACATTAAACTTCCCTGTAATTAAAGCGATAGTGGAATATTGTAATGAGCAAGAATTCATTGTGCAATACGGTATTACTACGAACTGTGTTCATATCACAGATGAAATGATTGATTTCTTCTATGATAATAATTTTGGTGTCTTAGTATCCATTGATGGTACGAAAGAGTTGCATAATAGAAATAGAAGTAACTCCTATGATACCGTAGTATCTAATATCAAACGCATGTTCGATGGTGGTTTGAAATTAAATATGGAAGCCCGTATTACTATACCACCAAAAGATATTCGGTATACATTCCAATCTATGAAGGATATGTATGACTTAGGATTTGACAGAATTGCTCCATGCTTCGTATATGACCAAGAATGGGATGAAGAAGTTTATCAACAATTCGAAGTTGAAATCCGTAAAATTTATGATTTTGCATTAGATAAATACAATTCAGAAGAAAGACGAAATCTCCAAGTTAAAAACATTGAAGATTTCATCTATTTATGCTATGATTCTGATACGAATGATACAAGTCCATGTGGATTTGGTAAAAATGCTTGGGTAGCTATCGGTTACGATGGTGAACTAACCCCATGTCACCAAGTCCATACTAACTTCCGTAACTGTGAAGTGTTGCATATGGGTAATATGATTACCGACGAATTCGATCGAAGTGTTATGGATATGATTAATGTTCAATTCGATCGCAGTACGTGTGGTAATTGTCAATATAACAACGTATGTCTAGGTGGCTGTCCTGCTGAAAGTTTTACGAATGGTCATTCATTTAATGATGTAAACCCAGCTGTATGTCGTCATATGGATATTATGTATCATATTGCTACAGAGTACCAAGATAAGATACTCCATAGTACTAATCTCCGTTCCAGACGCTTAGCTATCTTGAAACGTAACTTAGAATTCAAACAGTTATTGGATACTGCTATCGATCACTTGCATCAAAATGATATCAATGTGATCATGTTAGATTTTGCAAGTATCCAAGAATCTATATTTGGTGAGGAAAAAATCCTTCTTCCTCCATATATTCGTTTAGCAGAACGATATATTGACATCGTATCTGATAAACTTCTAAATGATGTGGTTGAGGAACTTGATAAATACCAAGCAATTATGAACGGTGGTGAAATGAATGGCGATAATTAAAGCCGATGATATAAATGGATTAGTTGAGAAGATTAACAAATTAACTAAATTTTCTCGAGGTATCCGTGCAGTTAAATCAAATCCTGGTGTCGAAGCTGGAGGTTCAGGCCCTGGTTTATCTTGGGGTTGTCATAAATATGGTGGTCAAATACGTAATGTGGTACCTGATGATAAAAAACAAGATAAGTTTCAGGGAGCCAATATAGTTAACACACACATTGATACCAATCACCGAGTGAAAGCGGATCAATTCAATGAAGTGGTTAACGGTATCAATTCCGCTATTACAGAAATTCGACAAAATGTAACAGGTGATGATGGTCCTGGGTTAAGTGATGTAACAGAACCAACTCAAGTGACAAAAGATACTATTGCTAAATTACAACAGCTACAAGCAGCATTAAATGCTGTTAGTACAATCGAAAGTACATTAAACCGTGTCAATGGTTGGTTTAACAGTGCTAACAAATGTAATCGTTCTTGTCAAGTTAACTGTCAAGTTGGTTGTCAAGTTGCTTGTAACTCTGTTAACTGGTGTCATGACCAAAAGTGTGGCTCACATTAATTTTTGTATCAGTAAGAAGGAATGGTATTATACCATTCCTTCTCATTTTCTAGTATGAGGGTACTATGTTTGATTCTATCAATCGTATTTCGATTAAAGTGACAGACTTCTGCAATTTAGATTGCGTGTATTGTCATCAACAAAAAGTAACAAAAGACTCATCCAAGACATTCTCTCACTATGATAAACTAGAAGACTTTATCAAGTCATTACCATTGGCAGATGAAGTTGATGTATTAGTCACTGGTGGAGAAATCTCTGTTAAATTAGATGAGTTCAAAAAGATTGAACGGATTCTTAGACGAATCAGTCAATCTATTGATGTAAAATTTATCATGAGTGTTATTACGAATGGTACTAATCTTCCGGGAATAGTTGATTTCGTTAAACGAGGTATCATACGTCCTGATTCAATCACTGTATCATGGGATGGAGTATATTCATACACTCATAGTCGTAAAGGTAAACTACAGAACTTATCCGATAAGTTCTTTAATGATAATATTAGATATATCGTTGACCAAGAATATGCGAATGAGATTAATATCGCTTTTGCCGTAACTCCTGATACAATCAACGATATGATGCCTAGCCTAGATTATTGCTTAGGTGTCGGGTTACGTAACTTCTCCTTCTATTATATTCATGAAGCAGATTATACAAACCCTAAATTCATCGCCGACTATACGAAGGCTCTACAGAGTATGGCGAATCGCTTCGTTCAAACATATCCTGATTTGAAAGAGCGATTCCGTTATTATAATTGGCAAAATATGTACTGTCGATACATACTATCAGATGCGTCATTCTTAGCTAAAACATCTTGTGTCAAACTAGGTAATTCTATTCATATTGATATTGATGGTTCCATTTATCCATGCACATTCTTTTCTGACCATAGAAGTATGCAGATTGGTCACATACTGGAAGGATTCTATGAAGATCGAATTCATCGATTTGAAAAAGAATATTTCAGTAAACCAGACTGCGACTACCAATCATGTAAGAATGAACATTGTTTCGAATGCCCTGCATCTGATTATATCCTTAATAAGGGTATGAATAACAAACAAAAGAATCTTTGTCATCTATTATCTATTGAACGAGAAATATTCATGGAAAATATTAAGAAAGTTAATATCAGTGAATATGATATTCGTACATTCTGGAATGTTGGTACTTCTGTTGTAGAATCCCACTATACTGACAAGATGAACACCAAATGTAATCTTCCATTAACAGAGTCTCGTGAATATACGGAAGATGATAAGATGCTAGTATCTAATAATATAGAGAGGATTCAATCATGGTAGAACAAAAACCATTCTTTCTACCATATCAGGTAGACTTCTATCTTATGTTAACAGAAGCATGCCCATTGCGATGCGAATATTGTTACATTAAAGATAGAGATAATCCTGCTCGTATGAGTAGAGATACAATGGACCTTATGATGAAGAAGGTGCAAACAAAACCAAGAATCATATTCTTTGGTGGTGAACCATTATTGGGTATTAATGATATCAAATGGTTTACTGAGAAGTATAAAGACGATGTTAAAGTATTTCAAATTGTAACGTCCACATTTCCTAAACAAAACTTCCATGATCTAATAGAAAATGTAATCAAACCAAGTAGTAAACCTTGGGAATTACAATTATCCTTTGATGGATTTGAAGGAAGTGAACGTAAGTTAGTCAATAAGGATCCCGTTGCTCAGCAGGTATATGAAAATATTCTATATACGTTAGAGCAGGGAGTTAAATTACAAGTTCGATGCGTTATCAATGATAGTAATATCTATTACTTCCATGATACCTATCGTCAGTTTAAACGTATGAGTGAAGAGTATAGTGGATTATTCTATGCTGATTTCACATTAGTTCATGAAACCAATTTAGATTCTGATTTCCCGGAAGTTCTTAAACGAGAATTGGGAATGATATTGGATGATATATTGACAGATGAATCACCATTTATTACAGCAGGTCTTGCTTCTATGATAGGGTCTATCCTAGAAGATAGAAAGTGTATGGCTTGTAATGTAGGTTCTGAAATTATCATTCGTCCAAATGGGGATATTTATCCCTGTACTATGCTATCTCAATACTCCGAAGACTTCAAAATGGGTCATATTACAGATAGAGAGCTAAATACTGATATTGCTACTGATGTACATGAGCGTCCAGCAGATTGTGACACGTGTGACTATAACAAATATTGCTTCGGTGGTTGTCGATATGAACGTTCCTATCTAGGTAATCTCAATGAAATTAATCTCGGGTATTGTGAACAAACTAAAACGGTAGTAGAAGCACTATTAGCATTCCGTGATAAGTTGTATTCTGATTCTTGTAAGAATCGAGATCTTATCATCGAACGAATTCTACGCTATCGTACATGGCGTAGTGGTATGGAGTCCACAATGGATTTTGAATATATGAAATTTAGAGGTAACCAAAATGCCGGAATTGAGTAAAGAGTTTAAAACTCGTATTAAACGAATGCTTCGGTCTTTGAATAGTTTTCGTTCTTGGCAATCCATCTTCTTCAATCTAACCTATGCTTGCCCATTAGCTTGTAAATATTGCTATATCGACCCAGAGTTGAAGGGTATGACACTAGAAGAAGTTGAATATACCATGGAACTCATCAACCAAGATAAGGGAAACTATTCCAGAACCATTACATTCTTTGGTGGTGAACCTGCTTTACAAATAGATATTATTGAAAAGATTATCCCTAAGTATTACAACGAAACGATTTCTGGTACGAATGAACGGAGATATCGCTTTGGAATCATAACAGGATTCACGGTTAACCAAGAACGTCTTATGAAACTATATGAGCAATATCCATTTGAAATCGTTGTATCATATGATAATATACGAAACGGTACTCGGGTTGATCACGATGGAGTTCCATTTGATGCATTAGTGGAGTTAAGAAAATATACACACATAGACCTAAGTCGTTATGTCAGTATACAGAAAATACTGACTGGTAATGAACAGGATTTACTTGCTGATATTGAAGAACTTGAAGAATTTCATAAACAAACAGGGGTTAACTATTGCTGGAATCATAATAAAACCCCATTCAAAATCCCAGATGATAATTATGAAAACTTCAAATCCCAATACAGTGCAGTGATTGATTATTATCTAACAGGGTTAGAAGAAAACCCCAATCGGTTTATCCCTAAGATTGTCACTACCGAATACTTACAACATGTCACAGGTACAGTTGAACAGAATCATGGTGGATGTGGTTTAATGACAGAGATATTTATCTCCCATAATGGTCGTGTATACCCTTGCTCAATATCTAATAGTAAATTACCATACTTCGACTTAACGAACGATGACGCTACCGAAGAGATCGAGTGTGCTGAACGTCAGTGTATCCATAATCCTACATGTGAAACATGTGATATTCGATACTTTTGTAATGGAGGCTGTATAGTTGATCGCTCTGTTAATTTTGGTGACTATGGTAAACCAAATCCTAATTGGTGTGACTATATACATGTGATAGAATCGGCTGTATCCGATGCAGCTAATAAGCATAAAGATACCGAAACCTATCTTAGAAATGAAATGATTAAATGGCGTATCGGTCATTATAAGACTTGCTTATCACCGACTGATAACCAAAATATAGTTGGAGGAGTTATTGATGTTAATTTATCTACCTGAACGAATTTATGATGTAGTCAAAGATGATGAACGTATTCAGTCGTATGCTACAGAAATTAAAGAACTCTGGGGAATTGGATTCCCTAGAGTTTGTCGTATAAAACAGATTAATCAAGTTGCTTTTCATTATATATGTCAAGTTAGACGTATATTGCGAAACTATCCATCATTATTAGAACAATTTCAGGTATCTAATCGTGAAAGTGATACGATATATGTAAAATCCATATTAGCAAATACGGACGATAAGGAAACTAAGCTAGAGTGCTTGTATCGATTGATGTCTAGTTGGATTGATAGGGACACCTCTATCCGAGAGTTCATTACTCTGTTCGAAACGTTAAATCTAAATGAATTATTTGCTTTATCGGCCAATATCGTTAAAGCATATTTCATTATGAAAACGAGTACTATAGAAGCATCTACTATCGATGATTATATTACTAAATCGAATGTTATTTATAGTCAAATCGCTGGAGTATGTAAGATGACCAAATCATTAGAGAAGATGTTAATTGTCGAATCTATCGATCAATTAGTAGCACATTTACGTGATAAACTCATTGATGGTTCTATCACAGCCGAGAAAGCTCTATCTATATACGATAGCAATATCGTTAAAATTATTCATAAAATGGAGCAGATTGATGCCGAATATCTAAAATATAATACTCGGTCATTATATTTATATCTTATCATATGTGTAAAACGATACGAAAAAGATCGAGATATGAATACAGCATTTGATTTAGTATATAACTATATCATCTTTTGCTTGAAACATAAAGAAGAATTCACTCGTTCGTTATATACGCATAATGAGTTTATGTTTTCACATCTAGCGGTATTACTGAATGCAATTCATATGATCGTACCTGAACATATGCAAAAAGCTATAGAAGACTACTTAGATGATAATGAACTGGATTATTTGGTTGGACTGTCTAGTAATGGAAAATTGTCTAATTATATAGCTAATACATTACGGTCTGTTAATGCGGATGATTTCGGTGTGGCTGTATTGAAATACTTTGAATCGGATGTATATGCATTGATAGAACCTATTTTAATTGATAAGACCTTGGAGGGTTAATTATGAATATAGTTTGGTATCCAAATGAATGTAAACCATTCATTTATCAATACCCAGAATTGGTGGAATTACATGAGTTAGCTCGCAACGATCATCAAATGAATGTGATTACAGATAGTACGGTACAATTAGAAGAAAAGATTGCTTCAGTTGAAACGATACTTGAAGGTATTACTGAAGAACAAAATCGATTGGTCTATTTGGTGACACATGTTGATGATTTACCATTAGATGTGATCATTGATAAACTTGATAAATCAACTCGTTCTGAAGAACGATTGATTTTATTGAATCGATTATGTCGATTAGATATGGCTACATATGGTCCACGGATGGAAGTGTTTGTTAGAAATTTAATTGCTCAAGGTGTGTTAGTGTCAGATCCGTATTATGTGGAAATTATGAACACCTACCCTATCATTTCTAATGGGAGTAAAGAATCCATTGATGAATGCTTTTCCAATGTAACTCGCGTATATCGTGAACAAGCAAAAATTGCTTTATTTATTGCTATCAAGAAAGCAATTGTAGAAAGTAAATATGTATTCGAAGTACCACCCGTTGAATTTCTTACATATATCGATGACTATATTGATTCTATCTGCGAAACAACTAAGATGGATCCTATGATGTTTAGAGCATGTGTTGATTATATGGATTTTCTAGTATGTAACAACATGATGGATAGACTCAATGCAGTTATTCAATGGATTGATTCCCATAAAGAAGAAGCGATTTACATCAATTCTTCTACGGATTTGAATACAACATTCGATATGTTATTACTCATCAATCGATTGAAACACTTCGGTAAATTGACAAAACCATTAACGGAAACGTCTTGGAATGATAAAGAGATGGAAGTGATCAATGCAACAACTCCATCAACTATTACTCCATATACTGTATTACATGCTACAACAGAAGATATTGACTGGTTATTCGATTGGTATACTGATATTATCGAATCATTTGGTTAATACACAGAAGAGTTTAGGTAAACCCTAAACTCTTCTTTATTTAGACATTGATGTAATATCAATTACAAGTATTTCATAAGAAAGGAGTCAATCGTTAATAATGGCTAAACTCAATAAACGATTTAAGTTTACCAAAGATACTACGAACGAAACCTTCTATGCTGACATATATTCATCGATTGGTGACTTAGAAGACGGTCAACCATATCTTTCGACTGATGTTAAGGTCGATGAGAATACAACTATGCCAGGGTACGTCCAAGGCTCTACCAACTCATATGACGAGAATCTTCTCGATATATACATAAAGCCAGATGACGGTACTAAACAAACATTTCGTTTAAAATCAAAATCGTATAGAAACATTGCCAATGGTGTCACTATCTATTCCCAACCGGGTCAATACACATTCAATATTCCTGTAGGTGTAACTAAAGTATGTGTCATCACAGTGGCAGGTGGTTCTGAATATGATTACGTTCATAACGTAACCCCTAATAATATCACAGCATTGAAAGCTCAACTATTGAGTTCATCTGTTGATACGTATGTAACTGAAACAGGTAAAACAGATCGATTGATTAGTTCATCCGTAGATTACCAAACCGTTTCTTTTGATGGTTCTCCTATCATTGGGTATGGTATTGATGGTGTAACAGGTAAAGTCACTCGTACTGAAATCCCTGTGAATACCCCATTATATTTCGGTACACCATCTGGTCTATATAATGATACCACATCAGCCTATAGACACAGTGCATCGGGTCAATTACGTTCTACCGTAATTAATGTATCCAATATCGAATCTCTCAATGTGGTAGTCGGTAACTTCGGTAATGCCACCGATAATACAAGTCCTAAACGTGGCACTAGTGAATTAGTAAGTGCCGATTTACCATTGACCACTAAATCTAAAGAAGATAATGGCACATCCTTCCATTTTGGTAATGGTGAACCTACCATGCATGTAATTAAAGTAGATGCTATTGGTATGGGCGGTATTGGTTCTCAAGGGTTAAGTCCTAATACTGCTGATCCTGGAACACAACCATATACTGAAAGAGATTTTGCTCGTATGGGTAATGTCCGTGGTACTGTGGTTAAAGTTACTACATCCGATAAAACGATTACCAATATCGTTAGCATGAATGGTAATAGTGCCTTATTGGGTGACAGTGTCATTACCAATGACAAACCAATTCCAGGTGCTAAATTTAATGGTACTATCGATACTAACCCAGCCTATCCAGGATTGAATTCTTTGACTGCTGAGCAATTAGAAGCTGGTCGAGGACTTCCTGGTAAATCTGTTAAACAGATTTGGATTGAAGGGGTAGAAGGGTATGATAATCCTATCCTTGAAGGTGGTGCTGGTGGTTTACCTGGCCATGATGGTGAACCTGGTAAAGTAAGTAAATTCTTTATCATAGAAGATGGTGTTACTAAATACATTAAATCTGGTGGCGGTGGTGCTGGTGCCGGTTATATCGCTGGTAAACTTGTGACTATCAATGGTGATGAGTATGCTAATAATAACCAAGTCAATATCAACGCAACCTATGATAAATCAAATGGGTTAACACTTGGTACAACTGGCAACTACAATATCACATATGGTGGTACCATCGAACCTAAAGTTCGTATTGGTCAACCTAATATCGGTATTGTATCCATCATATATGGTCCAGAAATCGAAAACCTGGATATTCCATTATATACTTGGACGACTGATCAAGAATCCTATGTGGGAGAACAGCTTAGATACACTGCTAACGGTATTGAAGGGAATATTAAATTCTCTCCTAAACGTATCTTCATTTCTCACGAATTTGTGAAAGATGAAACGGCTGCTAGTGGGGCTGCCTTTATGCAACCGTCCCAAAAGGCTGGATTGGAAAACCTTGTATTAGAATATATAAATGATAAGGGAATTTGGACCAACTTCAAAACAGCGTCTATATCCTTTACTATGCTTACGGAAGAAGGTCAAACCTATATCGATATTCCATTACGTGTATATTCTACAAAATGGAGATTACGATTACCAGATGAAAATCTTCATCTTAAAACAAAGAATGGTGTTAAGATCGATTCTTACATCACATACACAGAAGATGAAATGACCTAATAAGTATATATTATAAGAATGAGTATGGATTAACCGTACTCATTCTTTTTACTGTTTGTTTGAGAGGGTTAGTAATATCTAACATTATAGCTAACAAACAGGTATTGATAAATTATTTCATATTTGGAGGGCTTTATTATGGCATTCAACACATCTATGACGAGTCAAAGTCAAACGAATCCTACTGATAATATCAACACTCGTGGGATTCAATTCTACAATGGAGATGCTACCATCGTATTCGATTACTGGAATGGTATGGCATCCATTAAAATCCATCCAGCACTCCCTGAAGCTGAGCGAGCTAATAAACAAGTATACGATTATAAAAAATCTGTATCTGTAGCACTTAGTCCAGATAATGCTGTATTGGTGGGTAAATATATTAAAGAAGATATTCTCCCTGCTATTGAAAAAGGGGAAGAATGTACTCGTGCCGTTGTTAGTGCACGTGTTAACTTATTCGTAGTATCCACTGGTGTTAACCAATATGGTGAAGTAAAACCATTCATTGGTATCTATCGTAAATTAGATGAAAACCGTATTCCTGCAGAATCCATGGTATTCCATTTCGATAAACATCCAGTGATTACCAAATATGCACCTACAACAGGTGAAATTGACATGAATAGCCAATACACTGAATTAGTGGGTGTAGGTGAATTCTTTACTGCTTGCTCCGCATTAATGAATGCTGGTGTACATGCAGACAACTTTTCTAACCGTTTTCGTATCAACCGAGAATATGAATTCAGAGCAGCCGCTTCTGGTAAATTAGGTATTGATAACGGTAGCGGTAATCGTACTAATTTTGTGAACCGTTCCAGTGGTGGTGCATCTCAAAATATTTGGGATATTAAAACACCAACTGATAGTCTTTCTAATGATAATGGTGGCGGTTCGTTAGCGGAAACATCAACAGCATCTTTTGATGCATTAAGTGACTTGATGTAATTCGTTAGTGACTAGAAAATACTTCCGATGTATTTCGGAAGTATTTTTTTTTGGAGGTTCTATGAGTGAAGATGATAAACTCAAGAGTCTGACTATCTTGGTAACGTATCGGGATATCATTAAGACAGCGGATTTTTATATCTTAGATTTAGTGAAGACTCGATTTCGTGATAAATTTAAAGACTTAATTGATTTTAAGCTATTGGATACCTTAACTGAAGAAGCATTGATGTTTCATTGGTTACATCGTCCAGTAAAGAATGTTCTCGAGTGGTTAGCCATTAAAGAGTTCGATTATGAAAAGAACTATCAGTTTCTATATGATAAATCTAAGAAACTGTATATAGACGATAGTCGAACACTTAAATTTGATAAAGTACTGGAGAACTACAAGTTTTCGAAAGCAATTAATGATATCTATATGTGGAATCCCACATATGATAAGCGTCAATTGTTTGATCTCAAAGTAAGGCATGGTTTAGGTAAAATCAAATACGTGACAGGTGCTAGCTTGGAACGGGTATTAGACAGAATTGGATCTGTCAATTTAGTATACGACACAGATGCTGATCGAGTTGCGGAGCTCATCAGTACAGGTAAATATCCTAAGATGGTATTTGGTGTTGGAGCATATGGTTATAATTATCAACGGGATTTTATACTGAAACATGACTTAGCGGATAACGTCAATGTATCAACTTTCCCAATACTCATTGTTAATGAATCATACCTATTTAATGGATAAAGGAGATACCACTATGAGCGAAATCTATAATCAGGCGGAAGATAATCAAATCGCCGTTAAAGTAGTAAAAGATACAAGTAGTTCTTTCGATACAATGGAACAAACGTCTAGTATTCCTAGACCTACATTTCCACCATTGATTCCAGAGAACAAAACTAAACACCCTTGGAATGTCATCACAGAAGCTGAATTCAAAACTCGTATGCAAGAAATCTTCGAGATGGTGGCTTCTGCATTAAAAAGTACATTAGGACCCTATGGTGCCAGCACACTTATTGAGTCTATGGGTACTTATCATTTGACTAAAGATGGTTTCACAGTATTGAAGAATATTCACTTCAATAACCGTACAGATAATACTATCTTAAATACCATTTTAACCATCTCTCATCAAATGGTTATGAAGGTTGGTGATGGTTCCACATCGTCCATCATCGCAGCGTATAACTTCTTACATCGTCTATCTCAATCTGACGAATTGAAGGCATTGCGTCCTCGTGATTTAAAACAATATGTCAATCAATTCGTTGATGTGGCAACACAATATATCCAAGCCAATGCTCAGCAATTAACAGATGAGAATTTCTTGGTTATTGTAACGAATATCGCTAAGGTCGCTACCAATGATGATAAAACATATACAAATATCATCCATGACATCTATGAACAATGTGGTCGTGATGTAACCATCAGCAAAGCTATGTCTGATACAAACGAACCATCGTATGAAATCAAAGATGATATGTTCTATATCGATGCATCTTACTTAGATCGCATCTATTGTAACACTGATAATGGTACTAAAGTGGAGTTAAAACAACCGGCTGTAGTACTATTCAACTTCACCCTTGAAAATAAGCATTGGGATTTAATTAAGATCATGAATGTAGCTATAGCTAAGTCTGACGCAACAGGACAAAGACAATTATTAGTGATAGCTCCTTATTACGATGACCAATTCTTAGATAGAGTGAAGAATGATATCAACCGTTTCCGTGCTTGGTACCAACAACAACAGCAACAAGCTGGTGCTATTCCATTCCCAATGATCTTTGGTAAAGCTCCGTTCTTTAAAGCGATTCAACGTGATATCTATGATGATGCATCTGCCTTCTTAGGTAACACAATTATTAACCCTATGGATGCTGACCATTTATTGGAAACATTGAATACATTGAATGGTCAACAAGTACAATGGAATGAATATGAGCAAGCTAAAGAAACAATGCAACCAGAAGCATTTGAACAATTCTGGGGTACTCGTCCAGTACCAGAAAACCCAGAAGAAAAAGTCAATGAGTTACTAGACGAAGTAGCTAAACGTTTTGGTACTTCGGAACAAGTACTCATGACAAATAAAACAATCGAATTCACTGGATTAACTAATCAAGATGCTAATATGATTAAGCTTCGCACTGATATTGCTCGTGGTGATATGGAAAAGGAATTAGCGGAAGTGGAAAACTTACGCTATATCTCTAAAGATTTCATTGCCGCTAAAGAACGCTTATCTCGTTTAGCATTAAAATCCGCAACGATTCGTGTGGGTGGTAATAGTGAACTCGAAAAGAAAATGAATGATGATGCTTTAGATGATGCGATTAAAGCATGTGATTCTGCTCTTCGTTATGGTATTAACCCAGGCTGTAATACAGCGATTATTCAAGCCTGTATGCCTGAATTAAATACTCGCTTATCTGAACAAGAGCCTATTATCAAAACCATTGCGGATATTGCCTATGAATCATTCTTGGATGTAGTACAAACGATCCATAAGAATAAGGATCCTAAAGTAACACGTGAAAGTGTTGCCTATATTGTAGAAAATTCAGCTATGGACAATCGCTGTTATGATTTGGTTTCTGAAACATTCTCCACTGATATTATCAACTCCTGCCGTACAGATATTGAAATCTTACGCAGTGCGATTGCTATTATCGGTGTGATTATTTCATCTAACCAATACCTAGCAGCGGATATAAAAAATTAAGCTATAAAGCACAAGTAGATAGAAGGAATTATTGTTTTCCTTCTATCTACTTTTCTATTTGATTAATGGAGATAGTGCATATGGATCGATTTTATCCAACACTAAAAGACTTCTTAACCGAAAAACGAGCTAGAACACAGCAAACCATTTATGGGTATGCTAGTATAGAAGGTAGTTATAAGGAACGGTATACGAAGTTTATTAAACGATTTCCTACTTTAGATGTAAAGTACTATAAGTCACATTCATCATATTTCATCCATGTGAAAATTCCATCAAGTAAATCGATAGACAGAGGGATTGACCTCGCCTACGATGTTATACTTGAGTTCTTTGCACCAACAGATGATATCGCTAAGCAAAACAGTTTACAAAATTGGACTGTTCGAGTGTTTTCTAATGCTCCATCGTTTGCATATCGCTATGCCTATGTATATTATCGCACAGGGTTACTAATTGATGGTCTACAAGACAAGTTTGATGATAAAATTCTTAAAGCAAAACCAACCAAACAGAACCCAAAAGAATTAGTTGGGTTTGATTATACCATTTATTTCGCGATCATGTATCTTATGAATCGACCTAGTTTCATTCGTAATTTACATAATCGGAATTTTGGTAAGTTTGAAGAGTTGGTTAAGGCTACCAAGGACTATTATGAAGTTCTTCGTATCTATAACAAAGTCAGTCGACTATCATTATCGAATATTAAAAATCGATTAACCCTTAATGTAGATAAATTCAAGCGTCATCGCTTTCATAATGATACCGATTCAACTATGGTTAAAACAACCAAACCAGTGAAAGCGACAAGCCTGACAAAAGCGGTAAAGACAACCAAATCGATTAAAACGACGCGAAGTGTAAAAACAATTCGAAAGAAAAGATAAGCATATATTATCGTTTAGATACCTAGCGTTGGTGTTTTTTATTTCATGATGAGATGGAGAAGATAAGATGAATGAAGATGTAAAAACGAATGATATCATTCTTGACCCTGTTCCAGAAGGCGTGATACCTGTTGATGAATGGGTATATGGTCCTGGTGATGAAGTGATCACTTATACAGCGAAACAGGTCATTGTACCATTCGATGTCATTTTTAACATCCCTAGTCAAGTGCGTAGATTAAATGATTTCTACGTAGTCTATAAGGATGCCTATGTAAAGCAGTTCGGTGAAATCACGAAGTATATGAACTACTTCATTAAATTCTATGATCCAGATAATGAGTTATTGAGTAACTATTTAGGTCTTAAGTACTTACTTGAATCTCGTAAAATCAAGATGGGTCGAAAAGATTTCATCAAGTTACTATATGAATATATTGTAACACCTACCATGTATCAAAAAGTGATGAACATGGTTAACGATAACTATCGTGTTGATTTGACTCAAAAGAAAAAGGAAGGGATTTCCTATTATGAATCTCTTGAGTTTACCAATCATCATGCGAAGTTATTGATGTTAATTTCTATTTTCATTAGAATCTTCATTCCGATGGTAATGCATTACATTTCCACAATGAAGTCTAAATCTGAAAATGCACATTTGATCGAATACTATCGACCAATTTTTGATATTGTTGAAGAGAATGAACATGTTAACTTATATCAAAAATTGTTCAATTCTATCAATGTATCTGTACAGTTATCGTACAAGAAAAACAAGATCATTTGGGATAAATATGAAGCACAATCTGTGGATGTTATCTCTCGATCTGAGGAATACTTGGATAAGAATATCATCGTGGATAATGTATTCAAGTATCAATTTGATAAATCCATTATTTCCTTTAACAGTGTTATCATTAAGACACAATTGAAGTATTCTTCCCATAAGAACTTCAATATGAACTATAAGGAAATCAATCAGGAGAAAGACTCCGAAGGGTTATCGTATTTAGATAAGCTTGAAATGAGTGCCGTTAAGATTGATGAGAATATCATTCTCTTATCAAAGGTTAATATCGATAGCACGATCAAGCGTATCAAACGTGAAAATCGTATCAAGATCAGTAAAGATGAAATCAAGTTCTATACGGAACAATTTAAAGTAAACCGTATCAGTAAGAACTTAATCTTCTATTACTACAGTAAATACTTTGGTGGATATAATGATTTGAACCATATTACATTGAAGCAATATATCAAATTAATGATTTTGATGAAACGTAAGATGGAATTCAGTGGTTACCAATACTTGAACCAAATCATTACCGCTAACATCAATGGTAAAATCAATAGTCGTACAATCCACAACTCTAAGTTCATTGAGAAAGTGGAAACCTCTTCCGTATACCAAAATATTCGGAATGAGAAGTTTAAGACGATTAATGATGTGGGCAAAGGTGATTTGATTATCAATATCTTATCCACCCTAATCAATACCGAATTCACCTATGTGGATTATGACAATCCTGAATTGACAGGTGAACCAATTGAAATGGATCTGGATATTCTTTCACAAGAATTCTTAGATTTTGTAAATCAAATCTAAGTATATATTATATTAGGGAATAGCGATGTGCTATTCCCTATTCTTTGTTAACATGAGGAGAAAATACTATGGATACAGTAAGTTACTTTAAACAACTAAACCTTGTGCTACGAAAAGCAAATCGCAGAGATTTGATTGCATGGGGTAGACTATTAGACCAAAAGGATCGCTATACACACTATAAGAAAAAGAGCTTAGGTCGTTTACATCGGTATATGAAACAATTATATCATGGTGCTGATGTAATTCATCTTGAGCCAGGTAATTCCCAATTCTTTGCTGAGTATATCACATGTGGTGGTGAACTCCGCCATCATCGTGTTATGACGATTACCTTACGCGATTATCTTATATTAAAGAAATTACAAAAAGGTAATTACCGTGGTGTGATAGACATACTACGAGGTGAACCTGATTCTGTAAAGAAAGAGTTTCACTCGATTGTGATGAATGCAATGCAGGAGAAACTATGGTAAAATAATGGAAATTTCATCAATTCAAAATGTAATCCGACTTCTTGAAGAAACTCCCTATGCCAAATGGGAGGATAAAGAACATCTAGTGGTTCGCTGTCCTATTTGCGGTGATTCTAAAAAGCATCATGATGGTGCCCATTGTTCTATATGGGTACGAAATGATGAACCCTTAGTGTATCATTGTTGGATCTGTGAAGAAGCTGGATTAGTCGATAGACAATTCTTACTCGATAAAGATATCGGTGATATTGATAGTACGATTCAGTTAGAACAATTTAATCGTGCCAATGGTCGACGGAGTGCATTAACGAAACGAAGTAAGAATGGTCAAGTACAAAATGTAGAGATTCCTAAGATACGGGAAGAGCACCATAACAAAGTGGAATATCTTCGTAATCGATTAGGAATCAATTTTAACTATGAGCAGTTAGAAGCTCTACGAGTCATAACGTCCATTAAAGATTTCTTACAGTTGAATCATGCTAAGGTTAGTAAGAAATATGCATGGGCGATTGACCAAATGGAACGAGATTATGTCGGGTTTTTATCTAGTTCTAAAAACTACATTATCTTTCGGTCTATCAACCCCAATAGTAAATATCGATATATTAATTATCGTATTTTTGATTATATTATAGGTGCTGAGAAGTTCTATACGATACCCTCACAAATGAATATTATGGATAATGACGTAACATTACATCTGTCTGAAGGGATATTCGACATACTATCCGTAGCATTCAATATGGGTGAAAAACGAGAAGGTAGTCATATCTATGCTGCTATATGTGGTTCTGGATACACAAGAGTCTTAGAATACTTTCTACGGAAAGGATTCATTAAGAATCTTCATATTAACATATATTCCGATTTAGATAAACAACCTGATTTTTATAATGAGTTACTATATCTTAAAGACTGGTATAAAGACATCAATATCTTATATAATACCTATCCAGGAGAAAAAGATTTTGGTGTACCACGAGATAAGATATGTGCACAGGAGATTAAACTAACTAGGAGATGATGACGTATGACAAATGAAGAATTAAGAAACGTAATTGTAGAATGTATTCGTGAAGCTAAACAAGAAGCCTCTGACTACTTTGACAGTATGACACCCAAAGACCAAAAGCATATGGAATGTATACTGATTGGAGAAGATTATTGTGATACAGTATTGAGTAACTTACAAACAGCCATACTCAAACGTATTAACTCATAAAATAAATATATATTATTGACAGGTAAATTAAGAGATATATCTTAATTTACAGGATGGATGCTGTCTGAACTACTCTCCTATAATATCGTAAGATATTACATTACTAACAACCCAAAAAATAATTAACCAACTAAAATTAGACAGCATCCATTCCATATACTTTAGTGAGGCACTGATGGAGCTCTCTCTATGTTATAACTGATTCCCTGCAGTTAACGACTAGAGTATTAAATCACTAACTCTCTCAACTATCATTTCATTGTATCATTGCAAGGTTTACCCCTTTTATCTTCCTTGCACCATTCGATCTATACTCTCCCATAAACTATACAAAAATTCATCCAATGCTTATATCGGATGGGAGATGCAATGAAACCCCAATGATAGACAACACACCCACCGGTTTTCCCTGACCGGTTCAACAAGACACAATTCACTCCCTCCATCGGTGTCTCACTAAAGTATATGGAAACGATAAAATCGGATACGCAAATGCGTATCCGATTATTTTATACTGATTAATTATTTTTTTTGATTTACCGAGTAAATCGATCTGGGATTGTGATGTGTGTCGTTGTAGATGTATGTATAGTATTTTAACCTAAGGTCCTAAAAGAGAGATAAGACTCCCAGATCTGTGGTACTTCACATTGTGAAAACGTATCATGTGAAATGATTTGTATTAGTGTACAAAACTAGAAAAGTTAAGCATGTTCTGTTGATAGACTAATTCATGTTGTAGTTATATTATTGGAGGAATGCTCGTACCACATACCGAATATTGACAATAATTAATCAATAATAGAATGTGGTGAATATAAACCTGTACTTTAAACAAATCTATAATATTCTCTTACTAGAAAGAGGTGAAACCGATTGGCTAGATTTATTGATAAATCAGAGTTTATCAACCAGAATGTCAACCTCGCAGAGAGTCGAATTACGTCACAATATTCTACGTTCCTGGAGCAAAAACCGACGTTCACTACATTCTATCATGTGAACACACGTAGATCTACTACCGATAAAGGTCTTAAAGATATAGAAGGATTGATTGATAGTCGTTCACCAATCCGTTATAATAAAATCTACAACTTCCCACTCTATGGTATCGAACAGATACAATTAGATTTACAAGAGGAAGATGAAGGTTTAAACTCATCCTATGATGGCAATGCCGTTATTCTACCGAATACGATTTATCCATTACCTGATGATTATTTCTATATCGACTACTTAGGTCGTAAGGCATTATTCCGTGTCACTGATGTAAAGTACGACACCATTAAAAGTAATGGGTATTATAATATAGCCTTCACTATTAAATCAGTAGACGAGCACGATGTAGATGTGCTCGATACATTAGTGGTGGAAGAATATAACTGCGTATTTGAGAATATTGGTACTGGTGATAATTGTTTAATCAAATCCGAAGATTTACAACTGATGAATCGGATTCGTCAGATTTATGAAAATCTTAAGACTGGGTACTTACAAAAGTACCTCAATGCAAAATACAATGCGTTACTATATATGGTAAGTTCTGAAAATATCATGTATGACTATACGGTGTCTCGTTTTGTGAACCGAAATCAAATCTTCTATGATAAGAAAACGAATAACACTGTATATGTATATGAAGAAGAACGTCAAGTCAACAACTTCGAATATGAGAACACGATCTATGATAGGGTCGTTCATAAAGATTTCGATGATTGGGAAGAACTACTTGCCTATTTCAACGTAGAGCCTACGTTTATGATGGCTGAAGTATCTATCTTTGACTACTATCGCGATCGAAGAATCAAGTACATGCAATTCTTCGACTATCCATTAGGTCCATTCAATGATTCCTACTATAAGTATATCAGTAAGGACTTCTTACATGCGATTGAATACCATGATGGTACACTATTACCACCTAAGGAGCGTCCTTGGGAACATTTTGTATTTATGTATTGCACAACTGACAATGTATTGAGTCTAACTAAATGGTTAGATAATATCGATAGACGACGGTTCCCATACAGTTTGGAAACCTTCGTATTCATACCTTTGGTATTATATAGCCTTAGACAACTCATTAATCAACTTACTAATGATAGTAAGGCGTCCTCTACGACGATGGACGATCATCTTCTTAAAAAAAATGATTAGTACTAATTTTTAGGAGGTCAATTACAATGGCTTTAAAAACGTTATATGCAACTTTCGAAGCAGAACGTGCAGAACAACAATATCATGATTTGATGTTAGAACAAATTCTTGGCTCTGATGTACGTGATGCTATTATGGAAGCAGCAGAAGAAGAAGATACAAAAGAAACAAAACGTGACAAAACTGGTCACCCTGAAGAAGACGGCGAATCCAAAGATTCCGATAAAAAATCTAAAGATTCCGATGAAGACACTGATGATTCTAAAGATAGCAAAAAATCTGATAAAGAAGACGAAGAAGCTGCTGAAGAATCTTTCTTCATGGATGAAGATGCCATCCTCAATTATGTAGGTGAAGCTGACGAAGTCGATGCTGAAGATGCAGAAGCTGAAGATACTGTTACTGAAGCTGAAACAGAAGAAACTGAAGATGAAGAACAATCTGAAGAAGATGAAGCATTGGAAGCTCTTATTGACAGTATCCCTGAAACAGACCCATCTGAATGTGGGGATTGTGCACCAGTAGGTAGCGTTGAAGAAGCGTTGATTTTCGATGAAATCGATCGTTTAGTTCCTGATACTGTACTTTACTAATATATTAGTATATAGGAGGACTATTGATGAACGTATTCGTTGAAAAGAAACAAATCATAATCGATTATCGTGGCGATATTCCTGTTCTTAATGTAGCAGGTCCGATTGATATTCCATATTGGGAAACATTGGAACATATTTCTCAAATGCTTATGTATAACGTACGCATTTATGAAGTATTAAGTGATGGTTCTAAAGTGGAACTCGATCTTTGCAACTATGATAAAGAAAACGATCCAAAAAAACAAGGCTTGAAACAAGCTTATGAACCTACTACAAAAGACAACCCAACTCGTCTTGTTACTGATAAACCATTAAACATGTCTGAAGTAACCGACAACTTCACTAAACCACAACCGTTACCCCCAACAAAAGGGGAACTGATTCATGATACAAACTATGAAAACATGGTAACTGGTGAAGAACCTACGGTTGTTTCTAGTAGTGCAACTATTCGTGAAGAATCTAACAAAAAAATGAGTAAGAAACTTCAAAAAGCGAATAAAATCTATGTTCCACCAACTGTCGATGACATTGATGAAAAATAGTCAAAAAAAAAAAGAGAAGCGTTTGCTTCTCTTTTTCTTCGTTTTTTTTACTTCGAAAATAACTTAACAACATCCATTGCTAAATCATGTTCGAAGAATGCCTGTAAGATCGGCCAGAAGTCTATTCTCATTACGCTTCCCCCTCTCTTACATTATTTAGTACTTTTTGGAGTAGAGCTCTTGGGTCTATTCCTTTTTGATAACACTCCCAAAGGATGGCATCAATGATATTATTTATTTCACTATCTCTATACATAGTCATATACAATATCACCATCCTTATCTCTGCGTGCAGAAGCCATATATTTATACGCTTCCTGCTGTGCCTCTTGTAACATATCAAGACCTTCAAACTCACCAACGACAATGAGTCTGAAAATCAATGGGTCAAGATTGTACTCGTTCATTAGATACATGATCTGTGAACGATACATTTTAGGAAGCTTAATAATCCCAATAATATCCCCCTGTGTTTCTTTCATAGCATGAGCAGATACACTCATGCCAATTTTGGATACGATACGACAATTGGTACGTTCTAGCAAATCGACGATATCCATCATTCGATTCGATAGAGTCTTTTGATTGTTATTAATCCAATTAGCCAACGCCGGGGTAATTTGGCTTATTGAGATTGCGTCAATATATTCAATTTCCTTATTATTGGAATTGATATATTCAATCGCCCGATTTAATTCTATGATTGGATCCCTCTTGGTCATATCGCAGACATTTAAGAATTCTTGGAATTTCTTATCAAGCTCTCTACTTTCTATCATATAGCTCTCCTTTCTTTCACTAGTCGTTTTGGTGCTGTTGCTGTTTTAGCAGCATTAGCCAACCATTCTTCGAGAGTGACGTCTTTGTACACACTCACTGCGCGATAGTGGTAACTTTGTTTTGCCATTTGCATAAAGTTTTCACTATTCAAATATAGATCATTGATTGATGCCTGGTCATCTTTAAGCATAGACCATAATACCCTCACTGTCCAGTTAGCTAGCTGGCTATCTGAACAGGATAAGTTTCTTCGGAATATATGGGGTATCTTGATCATCATGTTTACATACGGAACATTTCGATCAAGCCCATACAACCTACCAGCTACGGTATCCATCCATTTTGGAATACTGATACGTCTGGCATCTTGTAACAATGACTCAACTTGATCCACTATTTGCTCATCATTATAGTGGGATCGCAATAATTCAGCCATTTTCTTTGGGAGTTTTACCCAAATTTCATAGCCGTGTTCAGAATCTTTTTGGACTCTGATTGTTTCGGCTTTTGCTTGTTGAATTCTGTCGGCAACATCGATCCTATCATTTCGTGGAGTCATGTGTTGTTGTGACATGCGAATGTCCAATACGACTCCACAGTGACGGCATCTGAATCTACCATTACTTAATTTGAAAGTTGCCAACTGCCCATTCTTTGTAGTATGGGTACAATGAACTAATTTCATTAGCTCTGGGTTGCGTTGCTCCACTAAACGTGTCAACGCCTTAACCTCTTTTTTGGTCATGTTACCAATAAGTAACTTCTCCATTGTATTTTCCTCCTTAATAAAAGATATAAATATGAGGCTTACTATATCCTCACATTTATAATATATACTTACAATCGTTAGATATGCGGGTAAAAAAGAGAATGGGTAAACCCATTCTCTTTTATTTATGTTACTCTTCATCAGAAGGTAATTCTGTAGTTGCTAACTTACGCAATTTAAGCTCTTTCATAATTTCTTTATATTGTTTTTGAGCTCGATTGTATTTTTTAGCTTCATCTTTAATTTCTTCTTTGAAGAAGATATCGTAATCGGATTTACGATACTTATTGTACGTAGACGGTTTAACGAATTGACGACCTAATTCTTCAAACGATAATGATAAAGCGATAGATGGACTATATGCCAATGCTTTACTTACCGTTAAGATTTGATAATCGTTCATCTTCTCTTCATTGTTGAAGGCTGGTGGTTGTAGAATATCTTCCGTGCTACGAATTAATCCTTTAAGAATCATTTCTGTATGTACAGAATCTACACTCATACCAGAATCGATCGTCAATTTGTTATACGCATTAACCATTTCATCAATGGTTGTACAATTATAATGGTCTTTCTTATCCAATAGACGGATAATGTTCTTCAATGGTTTACTTACTTCATTATTAACGATATTAATCATAGCGATTGGTGATTCAATATCCAATGCACTTAATTTAATACCAATGAAGTCAGCACCAATTGGTTTTAGATGTTTACTCACATCAGAAAATAGGTATAGCTCACGAGGATCATCAGGTTTTCCAATTTCTTGAATAGGAATCATCTCGTCTGTATCCTTGTTCCTGAGGTAAATAATCTCTGTATGATCATTGAAATCCGAACTACTAATATCATCCATAGTATACAAATCTTCATTTCGAATTTGTAAGAACCATTGGCTCAAATCTTCTTTTGAGTCCATATTAAAGACGATTTTATTAGCATCTAATGCAAAGAATCGATAGAAGTCTGCACTAAACTCAACCTTATCAGAATTTGTTTTTAGCATATGCTTAGTTGACAAAATCTTTTGTTGAATCGGGTTGTTTGTTTGTGTAGCAGCAAATCGCCCTGCATGGAAACTTGGTGTATTATTGATATAATACAAATCACCATAGCATTTATGGCATACACCATCATGTGCAGTACATGTGACTGGAGAACGCATAAGAATAGTTTTACCAATTAGATGCTCATCTGTTTCCATATTCACTACATGTAATACCGATGGGTCTTCATCAGGTAACCGATAATACCGACCATTGATTTTCTTCAAGACTTTACGGTTAGTCACATGAAGTTCAATTAACCGTTTGGTATCACAATCATCAACAGTTTTACTGATATTATAGGATGATGTGAGAATCATAGTCTTATAGGAGAAGTGACCAGATTTACCCATAACCGTACTATTCATAATCAATGCTTTAGGACCTGCTTGACCATCAATATAGAAATTATTGATAGAATTCAAACCACCAGCAATGTAGTTACTATTGATTGGTACTGGAATAACATTGCCTTCTACGTCAGGTTTTAACCCACCAGAGATAGCAAACTCTTGTAACTGACCAGTATTAATACCAGCACCAGTTACTAAGAATGGTTTTAGATGATTATCTTCATCATTGATGATGATATTCAAAAATTCTTTACGAGAATTAAAGATGGTATCTTCAATTTCTTTTGGTTGTAATGTATCATCCAATTTAGTATGTAGGATTTCACGGAATCTAGGATACCGTTGAGCCAACTCAATAAAGGATTCCATATCCATTGTTGTGCCAGCGAGAATACCAAAATCAGTAAAGATTTGGGATAACGCATAAATCATATCATCTAATGCTTCATTCATGGAGATGATATCCACTTCTTTATGATAGGGTGCAATCAAATTATGGTTGATATAATCAGCGATATAATCTTCCGTAATTTTAGCCCCATCGAAGATATGTGGACTACCAATATCTTGCACTTTATCTAATTTTCTAAAAGCGTTCCAGATAATTAGATTGACAATGAAGTGTGTCACTGGCATGGTTTTAATCTGTTCAGCATTATCAGTTGAAAATCTAAATTGAACAGGGTGCTTACGAACTTTTTCTTGTTCATACCCCTGTTTCATGTACGTATATAGTTCATTAAATACCGCTTTCCATTGTTTCTTATCTTCCACAATGGCATGTATATTAAATACGGTATCAGTAAGTCGTTTGTGATAAGCTTCATAATCAATATCACCAACGAGTTCAATATCATAACTTGCCATAATATCCTCCAAATCATTAACACATGTTACAATAGTTTATTGTAAACTTCGATATACGAACTTACTCATACTATTTCATACTAAGAACTTTTGTAGCTTCATTATATTCTAACGTAATCGTTGAATATATAAGCTCTGGAATATCCAATACAATAAGTTCGTGATCTCTATCGCTATCTGAAATCGCCAATCTAGTATGACCAAGCGATTCTATAACTGCGTATGGAGTGAATTTAAGTACGGCGTTAAGTTGTTGCCTCAAGACGGATGGTAACAATGATTCAATATGTATTTGAATCTCAACGATAGAACCATCACCTTTACGACTTAATCCTATTGTATGTGTTAGATCTGTTGGATCTAGTATTCTATTAGGACCAAAAATTCGCACAATATCACTATAGTTCATATCAAGGATGGTTTTTTGATCCCCCATCCAACGTGTAGCTTTATATATGTCAACTCCAACAGAATCGATTGGATCATATCGTAATATAATACCACCATCTTCTGGGAATGAACGAAGTACAATGGGATGAACCGTTGAATCTAATAAGATTTCATCAATATCAAATACCCGATTACCTTGAATCCAACCCATAGCACCAATCAACGACATATTCACTTTGCTATCATCACGATGTTCCCATACCTTACGGATTCGATAGGTTCCAGGTAATGCTTTAACATATAAACCTAAAATATCAAGATTTTCAACATCGTTTAGATAACAGAGTTGATTATCTTGTATATCCTTTAGAATCACTTTATTACCGTATACGGTATAATAACACCAAGAGCATCCAGGGATAAAGAATCGTTTCCCTTCAGACTCCACTTTGTTGATTTCATCAACTCTAAACGTAAATAATAATGTATCCATTCATTATGTCTCCTTAATAAATAATATCAAATACTTTCAATAACCCATATAGGATTATGATGCAAACTGCTCCAAAACCGAGTCGAATGAACCATTCCACTGCGGTCAATAGATATCTCCCTTTTTTACTCATATACCTCACCTCACTATAAGTCAATAATATTGCTCATATGAGAGGTACCAGAACGAGTACGTAAGGTAATATCTCCTAAACTTTCTAAGATAGGATTAAATTTAGAAATGATATCATCTACCATGGTATCAATATCCATTGTGTCGATTACCCATTGCGGTAATCGATCAATATTTTGTGGTGTACCTACTACAGTGATACCACCTTTAGCAATCTCACCAATCGGACTTTCAAATATTTCCTTGCGGATAATATCAGCCACATCACCAAATCGATCAATGTTATCATTAAATCGCTTCTCTGTTTTATAATCCATCTTAACGATAAATATCTTTTCTGGAAGATTAATGAGTCGATTCTTTTCTACGGCATTCCATACAATCGTTGCTTTAATAGCTTGCTGGCTATATGGCTTCTTATAGGCTTCTGGTTCTTTGGCAGATACTAGGTTTAAATAGGTGAGTTCACCATTAAGGAATGAGCTTCTAAGTATCTCTCTAAAGTTCTTAATTTTACGAATAATGGTGCTCACATTGATTTCATCTACATTCAGAATATCATCATGAATGATAGAGGTGAAGAATGATTTTACATCATCTGATGTAGTGGACTTAATAAAGTCCAAACCAGAAATCTTAACCATAGGTGGATCAATTAATTGACCTTCCTGTAATCGTGTATATGATACATACCGTTTCTTCTTTGGTGTCAATATCATTGTTAAGTTATAAAACTCATTCTTCATATTGATACGCTTATGTTGGTCTGCTGGCATATTCACATCTTGACAATAACGTTCTAGGAAGCATTGAGAGTATCGTGTTAGTATATATGCCATGATATTACAGCATATGAAGTCTAACTCATCTTCGTTTTCAGCAGCTACTTGATTGGTGAGATTTTGACTTAACATAAGTTCCATATATTTAGCAATCGTTACCATAGTGGAATCTGTATCTTGTGTCACTGTCGCAAATCGAGTATGTTGACTATCTCGAACAATACGAGACCGTGTTGGGTAAATATGGCATACATTATGGAAGATATACTGCCATAATGCAGTAATCGTATCTTCGATTTCTTCTGGTACTTTATTCGGATTACGGAACGATTTTGTTTCGGAACATAGAATTGTTAAAAGTTCTTTAACTTCACGTACATCTCGTAAGAATACATATAGGTTATTCTTAAAGTATAATCGAAGTTGGTCATAATCAGATAGATTAGACACTATCGTTGTTAACATCGTTCTATACTCATCGTTATTGGATTGATCATCTCTAAACTGAGATAATAATTGATCAACAACACGTTTCACCATATCATCTGAATATGGATTGGATACTGCAAAGTTCATATCCATATCAGTCTCGACAACCCTGTTGATAAATAGAAGGCATTCATCTAAATCAAAGAATTTAATATTTCCTTCTAATAGAGCCTCAAATGAAGTTTCTGCCGTAGCAATCAATGCTTGCCCTGTTCCTGTTGTAGATGCGGCCACATATAGATTGTAAAATACGGAAGTATCAGCACCTGCGGCACCGTAATATGAGTTGGCAATAACTTTCTCATTCCCTTGACCGATATCTCTTACAAGAAATTCATAAGACCCTTGTGGGTATTTCTTACGTTCAGCTTTAATCTTATTCCGATTATCTAAACTTTCAATCAATAGTCCAGCTGACGCATTGGCTGATTTATCATGGGGTTTAAATAATACACCATATCCTGCTAAAATCGGTTTTTGTTTAGCAAAGAATTCTGTCATAGCTAATAGGGTTGTATCTCTTGATGTCCCTAAATAGTTATTATCTAATAAACAAGGATGATCCTTCATCCTTGTATTAATAATGCGATATAATTTCTCCTCAATATCTGATTCCGACATTGATGGATAAGTTCGCATAAGTTTTATTTTCATTTCAGATACCCATTCTTTTGAGAATGATAAATCTGATTTGTTAATTCCCATTAGTCTCCTCCTTTGTAATATAAATATAAATGAATACATCATTAATGTATTCATTCGAATAATATATATTTGTAACCAAGACTATGAAAAATCAGAAAAGAATAGAGAATACGGAACGAATCCGTATTCTCTATTGTATGAATTAATCGATTGATAATTTGAGATTTCTCTTAGTATTCAATCTAATATTTATAGCATTACCATGATTTTTCTTAAAACCAACATTTTCGCCAAATAGTATAGTTATATCCCCAGTATTGGTCCAGTCGCTGTCATTTGAAGTATAAACTGCAGCTCCTGTATCCCTATCTGTTATTGTAACATGCCTAAATATTTGACCACGACCTGCATTCCATCGATGTGGTACATAAACTGTTAGTATATTATCAAATGGTATATCATTCACAATTTCAGTTCTTTCAACGCTACTTTCTATAGCATAATCATATCTATTATTCTTTACCAGATTAATAAAATGACGTTCGTTATTATTATCCATATATGAATAAGCTACGGTGCCACTCCTTGGTAATTCTATAGAAACATTTATTCGTTGTTTAGATACTTTAATTGTATAACTATTTAACGTATTAGTGTTATTCACAGTAACAGACTTCCACCCATTGGTTAAAATAGGAGAAAGATCCTTAGTTTCTGGACCTACACCAATAAATTTATAATCATACCCTTCAGTGACAGGAACTTGAGTAAATAGTCTAAATTCAACCGAAGTTAATACTTTAACTTTTCTTGGAGTCGTAATAGTACATTGTGTACCATTATCATTTGGTCTATGATTATAACCAATACTATTGAAGATAACTGGTATATTACCATCATTTACACAAGTTTCTGTTGTAAAGAATGTTCGATTAGCAGGTTTAATCATATTGATAAATGACAATGAATTCACTACGCCACCAATATAGTTATTATGTAACGTATTGATTGGTAGTCCTGATTGACCATCGATTGTCATAGTAACAAGATCACCTAACCCAACATCTCGAGTGTTCATTAATTTAACGATATAATGAGCACCTTGGTTATGACCAGTAATAAATGGAATATCTAACTTATCTTCTGGGTTTCTTGAATATGCTTTATCAAGAAGTCGCATACCAGCAATTCTATCGACGCCATTATGACGTTCATATACAACGATAACAGACTTATCATTGTTTTCAACAATGTCAGCGTGAATACGGATGGCTAGAATATCACCAACATTATAAGTCAATTCACTCATATCCCAAATACCAGTTCCTAATGATTTAGGACCAATAGATGTAATTTGAGGACCAGAACCAGATAGAATATCACAATATCCGTTTTCGGCAGTGAACCCTTCGATTGAAATACGATTCATAACATCCATACGTTTAAAGATAATCGTACCTGTATTTGAACGATAGCTATTAGGGATAGCCATTTGAGAGTAATGGTCTTTATTAGTATTAATTTCAACGGAATTAATATAATGACCATTATCATCTAGGATAGCATATCCTTTAGTCGTACTGGAAGGCGTTGTTTCAAAACGAATATATTCATTATTAAAATCAGTATAGTATAGTTTAGTATCAGTTTGTCTACCGAATGAGATAGCGGTATAAATAGGCAATGGTGTTTTAACAACCTTACGGTTTAACTGATGCACATCTTGTAATGTACATGTAGTCATTGTATCAATACCAATATCAATCATAGACTTAGCTGTATCTACACTACATCCGATTTGATATAGATGGGTAGTATCTGACACATCAATCTTATATACATTTTTATTGTATACAGGTTCAATAGTGAGAGATTTAGAGCCATTCTTATTACTCAATACAGAATAATCAACCACTTGATTATCAGCATCTTTTACACAGACGTATTGTGTAGCAATATCTGGAGCATGTTTAAATACTTCATCTAAATACACAATCACGTTAGAGGAGTAACCATTACTAATTTTAGTTAATGGGTTTTGGTAATATAGACGATAATCTGGATATAATTCAACCGTATTCGGTTTATATAGAATATCCTCTGGTGTTACCGGAGCCATAGAACGCAATCTAATTTGATCTCTAGGTAACATAGTTTCAGGAATTTGAGGTGTGACTGTAAGATCTAAGTAGGTATGAGTAGAACCTTTAGATAGTCCTAATATAGCTACTTTATCGATTAGACCTTTAGCTCGTGCAATATTATTACGGAACCCATCAAGTGTAGGGACATTCGTTTTACTAATCGTAAACGAAGAACCCGCATTATTAATAACAGGTTTCATAGTAATATGATATCCATCAACAGCATTCTTATGGATTTCAGATGTTAAGTTAGATTCATTAACAACCAATGCACTGATATCATTTGGAATAGGAATCGTTGCTGTTTCTAAATGATATAGATTAATCGCTCGATCTTTGAATTTAAAGGTAACTTTAAAGTCGTCTAATCGATCCACTAAATATAACCAATGACTCGTTGTATTTGTAACCTTAGAAATTACTAAATCACCATAATAGCTTATGATGTCGCTACATAAATCAAGAGCATTACCAACGTTAACACGGATCAATGGTAATGGCCTATATTGTAACGTAAATCCATAGGATGGATTTTCAGCTGTAAAGGTAATTGAATCTGGCATACCGTAGGTATCAGTGGCAAATACAGCCAAATCTTTACCAGTTCGATTATCAGTTACGACCAACACTTTAGATTCAGTACCAGTTACGTTCAACAGTTGGTCATTTTCAATTGTGATGGTACGTGTTAAGTTGACTTCATTTTCTCCATACATAGGGAATGCATCAGGGGCAAATTGTCCACTTCTCCAACCATCAGAACTTAATACACAATCCGTTGGTACACCTGCACCATATGTCAATTCAAGACATCTTGGTGGAATATACCGTTTAATAGTAATGATACAATTATCATATCGTTCATCTACCCGCATAGCATTATCGCCTAATGCACGAACTGCTTGTTTATGGTTATCATAGCGATAGGAATCAACAACTGCACCTGTGTCCTTATTCGTAAAGATAATATCGAAGAAACCTTCATTAATTCGATTACCTCTATTATCTTTTGCAAAGTTGAATACAAGTACAGAACCATCAATATATTTCAAGTATTGTACATCAGTAGGTGATGTAATTCTATCTAAATATTGAGCAGGAGTTGAGTTACCAATATCGATTGAATAGGTGTAGATGTCGACAATATCAACGTCAGATTGACCGAGTTCCATTCTGTAGATATGATCTACAGGCTCACTCTTTAAGAAATATTCAGTAAATGGTGATTGTGTACTGAACGTTAATTGTTTAATTGGTTTATATTGATCATATAAAGCAACAGCAGATACAGTACCCTCATCAGTACCGACACGAACAGTTACCATTTTATTCGGAATATTGTTTAAAACCACTGGAGATACATAGGTGACATCCATATTGGATTTTCCATTAGCAAATAATGGATATAGATTATCTCTATATTTACCCATATCATCTACCCGTTCGCCAGTCATATTAGATGATTTTGGAATAATCACGTGACCAATTTCATCAGAGATAGAGGATAATAAATGAAGTTTCAAAATGTTCTTAGCATTAAATAATGTTAAGTACGCATCTCCCTCTTTGAAATTACTTGCATCTGGTACAGGGATATCAATAAAGAACCCATTTTCACCAAATGTAACTTCATGGATAGTTGGATTAATTTCAGGCTCATTGATAATATTACGTACATCATCAAAGAAAGCCGATTTAACATTGACTGCTGTATTAAGGAATACACGTATAACACTGGAACCACAATCAACACGTACCACCCCGTCATGTAATGTATCCATAACGATAGTATCGTTACTATCCACATATACACCTTCAGTCTTATTGGAAATAACTTCCACTGACTTCACATGATCAGTGAACAGTGGTGATGTCGTATCAATATGAATTTCTTTGACTGTTTGTGGTAATGGTTCATAGGCAACCGAAATACGTGTAACCGGTTTATGTAAGGTAATATTCAATTTACCAGTATTTGGATTACAGAATTGACGAGTAATAATCTTACCACTATCTAAATCACGAATGACTAATAGTTTATTGGTAGGACCCACTAAGCCTTCTTTTGTAATCGTAAATGTGCTTGTATTAGAAAATTCATCGTATAATGAATAGGTATCTTCTACGAACACTTTAGGGCCATCAATATCTTCATCATTTTCCCATTTACCATTAGATAGTAAACCATCATCAGGGAAACCACCATTAAATTCCATATATAATGGATATTTAACTTCACCACGACTTGGGTCGTGGTTTTCAATAGTGATTGTCATGGAACCTGGAATAATATTGATGATTTGATTAATTTGATCCTCTGGTTTATTCGTTAGCAAATGTGAATATACCAAATGATTATCAGCATCTACGATTTTCACATAATGCTTACGAGATAAAGCTTCTGTAGCTACAAAAGCGATTCGTAACGCATTCAATGTTTTAGCATTTACAGTAGCACCATGTGCTACTGTTTGAATCGTATGATCAAATTCGTTTTCGACCGTTACTGTCAACTTAGCTTTTGTTTCATCAGTAAACGGATTAGTACCTAAGAACTTAATTACCGAATCAGTCGGTTCTACAAATGGTTCATATTCACCTGGTTCAGGTAACGTTGGTTCAGGTGTAGCGATATGTTCAGGCATACGAGGATTTGGATCTACGAATGGAACAATCGTTACATCTTTTGGTGGATCTTGTGGTAATGAATGAGGATTGACAGAGCGTTTTGGTTTAGTGTATGTACTAATATGAGTACGATCATAGCCAGCCCCATCTTCATCAGTATCACGGTCATGAATCACTTTATAGTTAGCTGGATTCAAATCATGTAAATCCACGCCATCTAATTCAGTTGGTTCTGGAGTTTCTTCCTCTCGTTCATGGAGAATTTCAGTATCATAGTCATAGATCGTTTTAACATTACCGAATGAAATACCATTTTCGATATATTCTCGTTCTGTAATAGTTCGAGTATCATCAGGAATGTTATCGTTTGCTAATCCTTCATATACGTTTCTAGGAGGAGGATTGACACCACCTGTTTCTTCTAGTGTTTTATCATGCCACATGTAGAAACGATTGTCTTGTGTAACATGCCAACGTACACGATCATCACCATTGAGTAGTACACGATACCCATAATTTTCATCAAATAATGGTTCATATAACTCTAAGTCATACCGACGGTCAGCATTCACGAATCGATTAAAGAACCAGTCATCCAATAAGTCTTTATACCAGTTACGAATTTCATTCAAATCTTTGATTTTCCCATCAGGGTTAACCTTTTCAAGAGAATCTAATACGTGTTTTTGGTATTCTTTATCTTTATTGAATAGACGGTCTGCTAAGTACGCAGAATCTTCATCGATATCGAATTTAAACATAGCATCAGACGCATGTACCTTTTCATAAATTTCAAGGTTGTCTAATGTGTTATGTTTCTTTAAGGTTGTAATAATAAACTTAAATGGTGCAATGATTTTAATATCTTTCTTATGAAGACGTACACCATTCAAATAGATATCATGGTATGCTAAACAGATTGGACGAGTTGTCTTACCTTCTAAATCAACAAAGCCATCATTACGAACATGACGACGATGATAGATTAATCGTTCATCATACCCAACATAAGCAATACGATGGAACGCTGTTTCACCAGCTTTAATTGGTAGATTGAATTTTGGACGTTGTTTAAAATTATCATGATTGTAAATCACATATGAATTTTTAGAGAACAATCGACCATCTTCCGTATAGATACGAAGACGTGGTTTCACATCTTGTTTTACGTTGGTGATGTTATTTTGTAAGTTGAAGTTAACCCCAATATTACGTAGATAATCATCACCACTATTCTTACGAGTAAATGTAACTAATTGGTTATTAGCACGTAAGAATACACCTTTATTGGCATTCGCACGTTCTTTAGGAACAATACGAAGTTTCATCTTAGGAGAGATATAATAAACAGAGTTAGTCAAATCCAATTTAGATTCAACATTGTCCATTTCTGTATCAATCACAAATACATCATATCGGTCATTGACATATTCATTCTCTTTGTTTGTTAAGAAGAATGAATTAGCTACCGTAGATGTCTTAATGATACCCTTAAGAGGAAGAGTTAATCCTTCTTCAGGAATGGAAGGAATCCAATACCCAAAATTGATACCATCAAAGCGTTCTACTTCAATCATAGAATCTGGTTTGATTAATCGTTTTGGTAAATATAGATATTGGAACCCTCTATGTACGATGATAGCTGATGGAATGACCATTTTACCATCAATATAGAATAGATAGGAGTTTGCATCATCAAACTTCATATCATTTTTATACGTAAACACATATTGCGTTTCCGCAAATGTTTTATGGTCAACTTGAATATGACCAGTTGGATCCACTGGAACGTCTTGCTCTGTAGAGTTACGTTCCTTAGAAGCTAGATGCTCAGCACTCCATTTGGAGATGTCATGATACCAACCAGTTAAGAAACCATATGTTCTACGTTCATATTCAAGATAGAATTCAGACCAAAGTTTAATCAGACCACTAATTGTGTTCATCTTATAATGGAATGGATTCCATCGATCGGTCATATCCACTGCATGGATACCCTCGTTCTTTTCAAAGTAGTCTTTGAGGCGATAGTCCCAATCAGCAGGTTTATAATTTTGCAAAATCTCAGGAACGGAACCTTGTTGATACCGATCTAACAATCGTTCTGTTTCTAAGTAGAAATCCATTTCGGTATCGAATTTAATATGATGATTTTGTGTAGATTCATCATACAGAGCAATCAAGAGAAGTTGATACTTCTGAGGATTACTGATTTCGATAATGTTTGGATAGTGTTCCGTTAAGACCACGGTACCATCATTTGGTACATAATCTCTACGGTTTGGATGTTTATATAATACAATGATATCATCTTTAGGTAATGGCATCTTTTGTAGTTCAAAATCAACGAAGCGCTGTGTAGCACTCACGGATTTGATTTTGAATAGTAGTTCCGTACCCACTAAGATGACACGGTGTGTATCAGCATAATCAGCGATATTAATACCATCAAATGTAAAGTTGGTATAGTCTGGGTTATAATGTACACCACCTGTAAATTCAGTTTCCAATGTTTGTTTATTTTGGAAGATAGCGAAGTAGTTATCTGTCACATTAAATTCACGTTTAGTGGAATAGAATGCGTTTAATAATAACTTACTACCCGATGTATTGGTCACATTGATCGTTTCCGCTACAGAAACGATAGCATTTGGAATGAAGAGAACATTGATTACTTTAGGTGTATCGATAAGATATTTAGCCAAATCTTTACGTCTAAAGTAGATATATGTGAACTCCTCGTTCGGTTTAATTCTAATATTCGTGATTAACTTGTTATCTACGAACACTAGTACGTTGTATTTAAAAAGCTTTCGATTTCGATTGATGTCATCGAACGTTAACGCTTTATTGTAAATTGCAGAATCACGCCAAGCTTTACGACGACCTGTTGCAATAAACTGATGTTTCATAGGGAAGACGAGAACTCGTTCAGAGTTCACGTCATCAAACATTTTAATCCCCACTTCAGTTTTTAACTGAGCCGTTGTAAATCGTTCTTCGTGATAAGCGACTAAATCTCGTTGGATTTGGTAGTCGTATTGATAGGATTTAATCTGCATATCAGCAAAGAATTGTCTAAACATCTTAGGATTTAGATCCCCTAATGCTAGATCCTTCTTCACCATATCCTTAGTAATATCTTCAGGCATAGTCAGTTAACTCCTTTATGAGAAACGATTATAGTGAGTTATTTACCTTTCGCAAAGTTTGCTACTACGGCATAAAGTTTATCACCGGATTTACCAATGATATCATCAAATGCATATTGGTTATTTAAGAAACCACCATTCACAGCACTGGCAATATTAAAGATAAAGTAATTGAAGTTTTCCAATGCAAACAATGCGGCATCACCATACATTCTACAGAATGCTTCTACATAACCACGAACTGTTAAATCTTTCATTGTATTAGTGATCATATAGGAAGATTCTTGTAAGTGTGTAATAAATGTAGCAATCGTTGCATAATGTTCAGGTTTGAAAGCTGCTTCGATATCACGTACAGCGATTTCAGTTAATCCTGATACTTTCAATGCATAATTTTGCACCATGCTGCTATCTTGTATTTTCAAAATAGCTAAGAAGTAGTATTTAGCCGTTAAATATAATACTTTAGCAAATGCTACTTTATCTACATTTAACGCAAATAATTTATTCAATACACGAGTTAACATGTGTGCATACACAGAAGCACCTTCTGTGTAAAGAGTTGTGTTATTGAGCTTAGAGAAGTTTTGTTGAACCACTCTAGCGATATACGCAGATTCAAGTAAAACATAGAGTTTCTTTGGATCTACATCAATTCGACCACTATCATCTTTCGCATAGTTAGCGACACGGTCTAATACCGCGATACCAAACAAGTTTTGTGGATTACCAGCTAAAAAGAATGGAAGTGGAGGTGGTAATTGGAAGTTAATATTCGATCCAATTGGTAGCATTTTACCATATAAACCATCTTTATGTGTGAATGCGTTTAATACATCATTCACGAGCGGATACTTAAAGTATCTGCGAATGTTACTAATTGCTTCATCAACAGCAGACGCATCTACTACAACGGATTTTGCCAAATAGTTTTTAAGCAAGTTATCCATTTTATTACCATGATTGAAAATGGAGTATAGATACGAATCTCGGATGGAAGATAATTGACGTGTACTCATTACGCTTCTTCTCCTTTAATTCCTAATCGTTTAAATTCTTCTTCGTCGATGTCTTCGAAGATAATACCGTCAATAGGAATATCCAAAGCGGTATTCAGTATAATTATATCATAGGTAATAGAATCACTGATAATGCGATCAACGATATCTTTACGCATATAATATTCGAATGAGCGGATGACGATAATATTGTATGTCATATTAGGATCCACTACTGGGTCTGGGTATGAGATCGAGTCTAACTTTGTATTGTGATGTGTTTTGACCCGTGTCTCAGCTAAAATTCCTGGTTGTACTGGGAATAAAGAGAATACAATATCTTCTGTGTACACACTCTCCATCATACGATCGATTTCAATCGATCGGTTAAGTGTTAATACCCCATCGAGTGATTCAATACTATTATGGGAAATAAAGTGTACAGATGAATTCTCTTTCTTGTTATCAATCGAATCGAAGAATGCTTGAGCTCGTTGCTCTTGTTCTTCCGTTAATGGTAGTTTGTATCTATTTTTAAGATACTCAACCATACTGACTTCATTGATAATTGTGTTGTTGCCTAACATAATCCAAAATCTCCTTTACTTTTAAATACATTAATCTCTTGTCGATGCAAAATAAGTGTACTAGACGTATAAATTGTCTAGTACACTTAGTGATTAATCGATTTTTACATTCTTTAAAATATCGATAACTTGTTCATCATCCAGTTCGGGTACTTCAGCTTGATGTTTCATTTCTTCACGAATGACTTCATCAGGAACCACATTCATACCAATATATCCGAAACGAGTATTTAATAATACCACTTTGACTGGAGAGTCTGGATTACCCATAACTACAAAGATGGGAGCACCAATCGATGCATTAATGCGATCCGTTTCTTCAACGATTTCATTGGCATCAATTGATTCAATAAATTTACAGATGGATTTAAAACTTGGATGATTATTTTGTTTCACAATACGAATCAATTGAGCACCGATTCGTAAGGGACCTTCACCCACAGGAACTTCATGCTCAGAGAGTTGATTAAATTCCCGAATATCTTTTAATAATTGCTTAATCTTTTTAATCTTCATTACGTCCTCCAATATAGCTATCTATCTTTATAATCATATTCATAGTATGATTGTAAATCACTAATATTATCACTAATTTGATTAATGTATAGGTTATTCACATAGATAAGAATCCGATAGGTGGCATCCACATTTTTATTATAAATGAGAACCCGTTTATGAGGTAAATCGACAACGTAGTCAATTTTATCTCCCGGTTTTTCTTTCTTTCCTTTTAGAATCGTTTCATTTTTTAAGATAATGAAATTGAATAGAATATCTGTACTAATCCCATGACTATCATGGTATTGTAAAATCTCATCAAGTACAGAGTCCCCTAATAACTTAGATAAATCTAATATATCAGGTTCCTTTGGTTCCAAGTCCTCTTCGATTTGGAACATATTTGTGAATAGAAGTCGATAACCGTTTTCATCTTCTTCACCGAATTGGATTGTTGGTGTATAATATGTACGAATGTTAATACCATCTGTACTTCCTATATCTAACCCCATATTGGCTTTGAACCCTTTATCGTCCCGCTCTGTACTCAATTGGAATTGACCCATAGTGTTGAACTCAGCAGTTAATGTGAAATTAATATTGGCTGATTCAGATACGGAACCATGTTTAGATAAATCATCCATAGAAATATCAGTAAATACATATTCCATGGTAACGGGATAGTATAAAAAGAACTCTTCATGAGACGATGCAGTTTTTTCTTTATACGTCCAATACTTATTAGAATGACCTGTTAGATATTCTAAGAATGGTTTAACTGACATCTCTTCATTACGAATCGGTTTTTCAGCTAAGGTAGAAATCTCTTCAACGATCTGACCTGGGACAAAACATTCTAATGCTGTTTGTTTCCAATAGACTTGATTCTCAATAAATCGATTGATTATCGAACTATATACGTTTACTTGTTGATAGGCTGTATCAAACATCATAGTGACCTGTAATACCACACGATATCGATTCGTAAAGTAGGATAATGAGATATCGTTTACATCATCACGGAATAGTGGAAGAAACTGACCGTAGTTCTTATTAAAGTTCGTCCCATTATACATACGAGTGAACATAGACCCTGATAAAAAGATATCATCGTTAAATTCTAAGTGTGGTCTAATAATCAAAATAGGGCGATTCTTCTTAATGAAGGCTGCTTCTTGACGATTTTCATTTATCTTAAATTCTCTGTATGCCATACGACTAGAGATATGAGTATGCCTAAAAAAATTAGGAGTGAATAAACTTTTAATGAATTCTGTCATCTGGAATGTCACATTCCCAACGGTATGTGCCAGACTAGAATTTACTATGGCTTGATTCATTAGTATCACCTCTACAGACTTGTCTAATGAAGTACTTATAAATGAAAACAATATGGTAATGCAAGATTGGTTGTCTTGTATCTTGGTTTGGCTAACTTACCATAAAATCTTCTCTTATACAAAAATACATGAAATGAGTATATGGCTTACGTCATATACTCATTTTAACATAAAAAAATAAGGATGTACTCAAGTGAGTACATCCTTTCTTATTATTTATTACAGAACTGATACAATCCGATCAATTGGTCTTTAATCAAGGAAAACTTGTTATTGAATCGACCTGTATTACGGTCAATAACCAATGATTTATGAGGATTGAATACTTGGTCGAAGGATTTCTTCAACTCGTTTGTTTTCAATGAGATGATGTTCAATACATCCCCATCGAAGTCTGCATTTAATGATGTTAGGATAGAGATTGGTAGACTACAAGAAAGGTCATCATAATCTTTCTTCACTTCTACAATTTCCATACATACGAATGAACCAAAATCGATTGTTGGATTTCGGTTTAATAAGATTTTATTCTTATATTTCGTATTCGTTAGCATGTATTGAATGATTTTATAAATCTTTGGATCGAATTTACGATACCCTTTGAACCATTCATCGACTGCTACGTTATAGCTGACACCTGTTAATTTAACGATAAGGTTGATAATTTCTTCTTTATAGAGTTCCATGAAGCCTACGTATGGAAGACGTACTTGATAAGAACGTAACTTCGCATCAGGAATGATTACGTTACGAGAACTGAAGTTAACTTTACCACCTAAGATGTTTCTACGGATATGACCTTCTTTCTCAGTAAGAGAGGTGAAGATAATACTGTATGCTTCCATTAACTTAGTTTGAGCACGGAATAGATTCTTATTAACCTTAGCGATATTTCGTTGGTTTAACCCATCAGATTCTTCATTCAATCGTTCAAAGTTACCATACATCGCATTGTAACAAGTATCAATCTTTGTATATGAATAATCTTCATTTGTGAAGAATACAGGTCTAAGTACAGATGAGAAGATCGGAACTTCTTGAATAAATATCTTATGTTTATCCATCATGATATTATCAAATAGCTCAGCTTTATTCTTCTTTTTCTTTTTGAACCAATACATGATTTCTTCAAATCGTTCTTTGAAGTCAACCATACCAATACCGGCAAATGGGTTCTTTTTATCATCAGTATTCGGTTCTTTATAGTAGCCATCGATATCCATTTCTTTCTTAAACTCAAGAATGGTTTCTAAAGTATCACTACCAAAGAAATCTTTGAGTTTGATATACATCAATGGTTGAATGATATAGAATGGTGCTGTTAATTTAAGCCAAGCAAACATATCTAAATCAACATCGACGAATTTAACTTTTGTGTTACAGTGTGGACAGATTTGACCAGTATAGAATTTACCAATCGTTTCCCCACAAGAACAACGGTACCGTTCAGCAAATGCATTTTCATCTTGCCAATCAGACCCGAACCGAGGAGAATGGATACCATCCATCTCTTTCGTATTTCGTGTCATAATATTACCGTCTTTATCTTTTAGTTTCTTTTTGAATGGTTTACTCTTAACAATAAACCCTTTATTGGTTAGCATATCGGTAACGAATGATTCATGCCAATCCATTACACGTAAACGAGGTCCTACTGTTTCAGGGTTATAAAACTCTGGTAGAAGCTCAATATTTAAATCCAAATCGGTAGGGGATAGACTATAGTCAATTTGAATATCCTTCATGACATTTACTCCTTTAAATAATATACAATATTGGGACTCACCAATATAATATATAACCTAATTTGTGTTTATATATTATGCTAGTATGTAGTCTAGGATATGGAAAATTACTAGTTTTCTATGATCCGAAAATAGATTGACTACGTATATTTTATTTTAGGAGGGTACTATGGAAAACCTAATGAATGTTGGTATGACAACCAACAAACCTAACACAGATTTTGATGTACTATGCATTCATCATAATGATATGGATGGCTATACATCAGCTATGTGTGCTAAACTATCTCCATTGTGGAGAAAGAAAACATTTAAGTTCATATCAGCTCATTATGATATGGAATTCGATTTTAGTAAGTTAAAGAAATCACAATATGTATTTATTTTAGACTTCAGTCTCCCTGTTCAATATTTTGATGAACTCGTAGACCGTGTAGGTATCGATCATATCATATGGATTGATCATCACATCTCATCTATCAATAAATATAAAAACTATCCAAATATTAATGCGGTTCCAGGTATACGTATTAATGGATTAGCTGCTTGTGAATTAACGTATCTTCATTTCTTCAGAAGTGTGGTACAACTAGATGACACAACGCTGTTCGATCCTGGTATGGAAGTGAATGTCAATGGTTGTGAAGTGACATTGGAATCGCTATTGAGCCCATCTATGGATGGCTTGTTCCCTAAAGCAGTTCGTATGGCTGGTTTATACGATACTTGGCGATTTACTACTTATGAAGACTACATGACAAACCTCATGTTCAATGATGGTTTTTATGCTGAGTTTGAACGTCCAAGTAATGAATCTTGTGAGTTCTGGGATGCGTTCTTTGATAGGAAATTATCACAAGATGTCACTAATCAAATTATGACATCTGGTAAACCAATCGTAGATTACAAAAACCGTACATTCGTGACTAACTTACAACGAGCAGGATTTGAATGCTACATTCGTAAGTTTGAAGATATTGATGCTATTGCTATTAATACATTGGATCGTGGTAGCTTTATCTTCGAAACAGTTAAGAATGATTACGAAGTTGGTGTAGTATTCTTTATGAATGCTGATGGTAAAATGGAATATTCCATTTATCGCTTAGGTAAACATCCAGAGAAATCCATTCTTGTTAACAAGATCGCCGAATCCTTTGGTGGTGGTGGTCATGCTGGAGCCGCTGGATTTACCACAAATGGTACATTAGTTGTAGAAAGGAAGTAGTTCTATGTCAAGTCCCTATATTCAATCCATCTTTACGTATATTCCTAAATATTGCGAAAAGACACCAAATGACGCAGTGAATTTCATTAATAGTTTAGGTCATGCGTTATATGTACAAAGTGCTATTATTCAAGGCACTCATAAATACGAAGATGCTACAACTGTAATTGAAACAGAAAAAGGAATTCGTAAATATGATTTATTTACCAATAACTCTGATGAAGTGTTAGATTCGGTAATTAACCATATTATGCGATATATCCCAACACACTTATATCCATTAGATCATATCAGTATCATCAAGGATGTAATTCGTGATATTTCTATGCATCATATGACGTTAGCAGAAGCTAGTGCTAAATTGGATGCTATTTTTGTTCGAACTACCTTTGAACAAATTAAGACATTCAAAACTATCCCTGGTCAATTAGATATTGTATTTAAAACGATAGGGTTAGTTGCCTTAAAATCTACCTATATGACAATAGATGGAGTAACCAATGTCAATGACATAAATTTCTTAAAACAACAACTCTGGTCTATCCCAGATATGAATAAGAATATGATGCTCGTTGAGTTTGATACTAAAGCTAGCTCTACTGATATGACGCTCAAAGATGAGAGTGGTGACTATTATACATTTGCTAATGGTCATAGACACAGCAATCAGTATATTACAGTTACTAGTAAAACACTATTACCTGCTAACATTAAAGAATATTTAGATAGGATCGAATCAGCAGTGAGAGCTGCCTTTGATATGATCGGTCGGGATATTCAATTCAATGATTATAATTGTACTCCAGGTAATTATCTTCATGGTATTCGATTCGAGATACTCGATTACGTTGACGATGAGGATATGATGATGGTTGCTAGCTATTTAAACCAATGGCAAATCGCCTTTGGTGATAAGTATTTTAGTGACACAACCTTTATGCCTCCGAAAGGAGTATAATATGGGTAAAGAACGCGATTACTTTTCGTATCTACATCCATATACTATTATTCTCCCACATGAATGTGATAGAGTATGGTATGGTTCGATAACGAAAGCTATCTTTTTCAGAAGGGTATTAACATTTTTAGGTATTAATGTTAAGAGTGAATATCGTTCTATGCCCACAAACCCTCAAATTATGTATCGAATTGGTGGCCATACATATAAAAGTCACGATATTAGTGTGGGTGATACACTATGTGATATTATCAAGAATAGAGTGCCTGAATATGTATATGCAACTGAACTCATTGAGCAAGTGACTAATATATGTGCTCCCATAGAAAATCCAATGAATTTATGGATGGCTGATGATTTGCTTGATATGGTACAAAGTAAGTTTAAAGGAACCGAAGAGATATTCCGATTCGGTACAGAGTATAAGGGATTTAGTATCAATACCGTTCGATCAATGGATTCCTATGATTCCTACATGATCACGGTAGACGATACATCGGCACACGATGATGACTATACTCGATTCAATACATCAGTTAATTTTATGGTAGGTGCCTTGACTCGTTTATCTCATAAACGATTTGGTGGTATCTCTATCAAGTATAAATCATTTTATCAATCATCTGGTACATTGGTCTGGGCTAGGTATCCTGACATCTTTAAGGATACCTACCATGCAGATATCTGTAAATTTCTTGGTGATTGTGCTCTTGATGCCTTTGATGAACCTGTAAAATGGTATAGTCACAGTGAACCAACAACATCCATTCGATTTAACATTCCATTCATAGAGTCGGATCTGATGGAATATATGGATACTCTGGATTATTCCGCATGTAATATGAAAATGCTCGATTGGGTGACTGATAGAGATGGGTGTCGTAGTAAACGACTTATTAATATAGGTAGAATATAACTTAGTGAAAGGAGACTTTTTATGTTGAAAGTCGGTATTATAGGTATTGGTAATGCAGGTAATCAAGTTGCTGCATTAGGGTTAGCAACAAAAGACATTCCAGCATTAGCTATCAATGCATCTGAAAAAGATCTTGATACGTTAAATATTAAAATGGATGCGATCATCTTCGGTGACAGTTCTGGGTCTGGTAAAGACCGTTCTATCGCAAAGGGTTTTGTGAAAGAAAATATCAAGGAGCTGATTAAGGATGAAGCGTTCAAACGATTTATGGATCAAACTGACATTGTCTTTGTCGTTAATTCCACTGGTGGTGGTACTGGTTCTGGTATGGGCCCTATCCTAACAGATATCCTACGTAACTACTTCCGTAAAGACGAAAATAAAATCTTCGTTAATGTGGGCATTCTTCCTACATTGGGTGAATCCGTTGGTGCTCAACGTAATACACTCCAATACTTGAAAGAAATGTCTGACTTGGGTGGTTCGTACATGTTATTCGATAATGAAAAACGTGCTTACTTACCAACCAATAAACAAATGGATGAAGTGAATAAAGAAATCGTTACTATGATCTCTGCGGTTCGTGGTGACTTCTCTCACTCTTCTCCATATGGTATGATTGATGATAAAGATATGCGTAAAATCATCTCCGTTCCAGGACTTATCTTCATGGATGTATTAACTGGTATCTACGAAGATTCTATTGGTGCCGATGAAACATTGGATTCTGTACTATTAGATCATTCCGTTAAAGCTACTTGCATGGACTGTTCTGAAAAAGATGATCATACAGTAAAACGCATGGGCTTCATTGCATACCTTACTAAAGGATTGAATAGTAAGTTCAACGAAAACTTACCAAATATCCGTAACTTCTATGGTGAACCAATCGAAGACTTTAAGCACTTTGCTCAAAATGAAGAAAGTGATAAACTCAACGTATTGGTATTGCTATTGAGTGGTCTTTCTGTACCAGATAAACGTATCAAAGTGATTATCAATCGCATTGAACGAGTAGAAGAAGAGTTGAATAAAACACAAACCAGCTCTGTACTCAATAGTGCATTAGATAAACTCTCTGCATATGATGGTACTAAAGATACTAACAACGATTCTGATGATGAATTCGATATGGATTCTATCTTGGATAAATATTAATCAATTCTATATAAACGAATAGGCTAACTACCTATTCGTTTATATATTATTTCTCTGACAGAGTAAAATCTGTCACGAGTTTTATTAAGAACTAATCGGTCTGGAACAGATTATTAGTTCATTTATTTTATTCTTTTTATAATGAAGGAGTATGCTATGAAAAAGACTAGTGGCAAAGAAATCTTGTCTGAATTCAAGTATAAACGCTTGAAAAAGATGAGTAAAGATGAATTGAAATCCCATATTGCGGATAATTTAATTCCGCTTGTGGATTATTATTTCATGGATTCTTTTAGAGGTGAAGAACGTCGTTATGAAAACCAATTCATCGACCTTATCACCTCCATGAAAATGTTTGTAAAACCTCTACGCAAAATCGTTAAAGACTATAACTTTAAAGATGATGTGCCAGCAGGTTTGCACGTAATGTTAGTGGATTACTTGGAAAAATCCTATTTGGCGATTGAAAAATCTCTCCAAACAGAACCAGGTGTTGTCCCTAGCGAAGAACAAAAAGAACGTCAACGTCAAGCAATTGAATACTATAAACAATTGCGTGATACCGTAGCGGATGTTGTAAAAGTATCTGCTAAGAAGGTTATCAAAAAGTTGATGAAATTGGGTATCAAAGAAGAATATGCTATTGACATTGCTGCCAATATCGTTCCAGTTGAATACCTAAACAAATTCAATGTAAGAAAATACATGTTCAGACTAGACCAAGCTTTGTACAAAGTACAAAAACGTGGCGTGGAACGGTTAGGTGATAACAAATACACCGTACATGTTGGTGCTGAATTGAACAATATTGATACATTGAAAGCGATTTACCTTATCGCATTAGATGGTGCTGACCAAGAAATCGTTCGTAATGCTATGATTTCCATTGCATTGGAAAAGAAATCTAAAGCCATCGAAAACTTCACTGTGCCACAAACAGCAGTGTATAACACAATTAGTCGTCTATTACTTGGTGTAATGGAAGGACAAATTTTGTTAGCTCCAGAAGTGAAAGAATCTAAACTTTCTAAGAAACAACTTAAGAAAGCTAAGAAAGAATACTTATGGGGTAAAAAGGATTTGAAAGAATTCTTCAAAATGTATCGTAATGAACGCATCAAAGATGCTAAGAAAGGTCGCGATGGTGCACGTCGTGTACAATTCGATACACTTCCAGCTGAGGACTACCCAAACATTATCAAATACTATGAACGCTATATTGGTAAATTAGCGGAAGAAGTAGCTGAAGTAGCTCCTAAAAACGAAGAAGCTAAAAAGGAAGAACCAGCAAAACGTAAACCTGGTCGTCCTAAAAAATCTGACAAGAAATAATCTTGCGTAGATAGGATCCTATGTGCACGAGAAATAAGAGAGTTGGTTAACCCCATCTCTCTTATTTTTTTCTATTCGTGACATTACAAGTAATTGAGATTCACTTTTTAGATCTATTATTAAATGAAAGGCACGAACCTATTATGATCTTCGTTTATAACCAAACAAACACACCTCAATGGACAGTCACTGACAAAACTGAAAAATTCGCACGTATTCATACGGTAGCAGACAACAAATTCGGATTGGATATATTCAAATCCGATGGTATCGCTGATGAAGTAAACCATATGGATGTATCCCATGAATTTGGTCAACATTTTGAAATCAGTAAAGTATTGAATGTAAAAACAACGTTACGTTTTGACCATCGTCACTACAATCCATTCGTAATGCCATCCAATGATGGATATAATACTGATGTATTACTCGTATCCATTTCATTAGATAATGGTAAAGATCTTATCAATTACTATAGCCGTGATGCATTCATCTATGCGTATAAAATTGATAAAGAAAACCAAGTATTCCATGCGATCATTTCCTTGAATACTCGTCAATCACTACCATTTGTACAATTCATCACTCGTAGTGATATGAATCGTGATGTGGTTAATCGTTTGATGATTCGCTATAGTGATCGTCGTTATTGCTATGAAATCATTAATACAACTATGAATACACTTGATGTACCAGCTCGTGGTCAAAAAGGATATTTTGATATTAGTGATAAACGCAATGAAGAAGGCGTATGTGAAATTCGCACATATCGTCCAGCACGTCACACACATACCGTAACACGATTGAATGAAATCACTGATGAAGCATTTGCTAAAGTAGCAGAACGCTTCCACATCAATGACAAATCTGCTAAAGTATTAAATCAACGTGATTTGCGTGCATATGCACAAAAACAACACATCAGTGCGATTACGTATATCGTCGATTTCGATGCGAATACGGTTAAAACAAATCGTGATGAAGTCATTGAACGATTGGCTAAATTAGGTTACCATTACTATCGTACGATTATGGTAATCACCAATGATTTAAAAATCATTCGTATGAAATAATATAGTTTGAAACTATATATCATAGAAGAGATACCACTTCGGTATCTCTTCTATTTTTATCCTGTGATAGATTATAGACGATTCGACTATTTATTACATATGAAAGGAGACCAATATGGCTAAATTACATGACGCTCTATTAGAGCATGACAAGAAAGGTATCTTTACAGCAGAAGCAAGAAACTTAATGGGATATTCCAGTGGGTTTATGCCTCTCGATTATCAAAATGGATACCTATTAACAGTTACCGATAAAAATAACAACGTCACTGAACGTTGGGCTAACACTGGTATTTTTGGTGGTCAATTTATGACTGTCATTGGTAAATCGGGTGTAGCTAAAACATCGTTCTGCGTACAAGCAGGATCTCATATTATTAGACCATTTGAATATGGTGAATATTATCATATCGATGCGGAAGGTTCTTCTAACCTATCTCGTATTCGAGCTTTAAATCATTTCACAACAGAAGAAATGAAAGATAAGTATTATATGCCAGCGATCGACTATGTCGAAGATGCATTTAAACATATTTATCATCTAGCTAAAGTAAAGCTAGAAACTAAGGATCTATTTTATAATACAGGTAAACTGAATGAGTATGGTGAAGAAATTTGTCTTCCTCAACCGACTGTGTATTTGATAGATTCCTTACCATCCTTACAAACTAAGGAAGTAGAAGATAGTGATGAATTAGGTACGCAAACTTATAATATGCGGTTAGCGATTGCCTATAATACCTTCTACAAACGATTGCGTCCTATCATTCAAAAAGCCAATATTACGGTTATGGCGATTAACCATATTAAAGATAAACCTGAAATGGCTTTCCAAAAGACACAAGCACAAATCCAATACATGAAAACTAATGAAAATATTCCTGGTGGTACGGGACCTATCTATTATTCCCAAAACTTACTTCGCTTCATCTATAAAGGCAAGTACGTATTTGAAAAAGACGGCTTCGATGGTTTCTTAGTGGAAGTGCAATTCATCAAATCTAAAACTAACCGTGGCGGTTCTTCCGTACAGTTAGTCTATGATTATAATACAGGGTTTGATCCTTGGTTAACTATGTTGCATTATGCGAATATGGCATGTGTCATCAAAGGTCGGAATCCATATTCGTACTTTGAATCGGCGCCAGATATCAAATTCAACAGTAAACAGTTCCGTGATATCATTGGTGGTAAACCAGAATTACGTGATGCCTTATTGCGTGATTGTGCACCAAGTTTATACAAACTGTTATCCACGAACCAATTAGACCCAGAGAAAGAATTCAGTCCTCAGGAAATCATTAATCGTTTCAATGAAGCCTATCAAGAAAATGATGTTGATTTTGATACTGAGGTACATCGAGATGAGTAATATTGGTTTATTAAAGAACTATCATGGTGAAAAAGTCTTTGGAGAGCTTCCGCACTCCAAAGACCATTTATTATTGAATGTATTTTACCATAGACCCGATTGGGAATCACCTGGTAAACATGACTATGCATCGATTGTATTTAAGGACGTTAACACGGGTCGTAAGTGGATTCAAACGATTGAAGATCCACAATATATGATGTATATTGTGAAACCACAATATAGGGATTATACACATTATCCATCCTATATGCCGTTAGACCGTTGCGATCAAAAGATCGTTAAGTTCAAAAATATCATCAATGAAATAGTCAAAGTTGGTGGTAAGAAACTAGCTGATTATAAAGAGTGGTGTAATAAGAATAATAAATCGGCTAAGAAAAATTTACACCACTATCCATATGTATTGGCTACTGACTATCCGTATACGAATTACTTTAGATGTGAATGGATGCTTCATTATCATGATTACGATATGCAGTATTCCTTAACTAAGGTATTTGCCGATATCGAAGTTGATGGCATCGATGCACCAGGGTTTCCAACTGCTGATATCTGCCCTATTAATGCAGTAGCAGTCGTTGATGCTGAAACGAAAACTGTACATAGTTTTCTTTTAAGAAATCCCGAGAATCCACTCATAGAGCAGTTTGAGAGGAACCTTCCTAACTTCATCGATAAATGTCATAAGACCTTCGATGAATCGTACGGGGAACTCAATTATGAGATACATATGTATGATACGGAGATTGATATGATTACGGAAGTATTCCGTTTATTCAATACGTTAGCTCGGGACTTTATACTCTTCTGGAACATGGCGTTTGATATTCCGTACTTCATCGATCGTATTAAAGCACTAGGTCATGATCCTATGAAGATCATGTGTGACCCAGAATTTATACAAGATGAATTATACTATCGTAAAGATCATCGACACCATGATTTCAAAACAAAGAACGATGTGTTCACATGTACATCAAAATCAGTCTACTTAGACCAAATGTCTCAATACATCAAGATTCGTAAGGCTCGTTCCGAGTTAAAAACAGTTCGGTTGAATGCAATTGCTAAAGCAGAACTAAATGATGAAAAACTTGATTATAGTGATGAAGCAAATATCAAAACCTTACCATATGAGAACTATGAGTTATTCGTGTTATATAATATCAAGGATACTCTATTGCAATATGGTATCGAAATGAAGACGCATGATATTGATAACGTATTCCAACGTTCATTGATTAATGCGACCCAATATGAATCAGCATTCAGTCAAACGATTCTATTGAAGAATCGTGCTTACTTATCATACTATAAACAAGGTTTCATTATCGGTAATAATAACAATATCGATTATGGTAACCGTGGGTTTGATAATGATGGTGCTGACAATGATGAAGATGATGATGAAGAAGGGTTTGCAGGTGCTCTCGTAGGTGACCCAATGCTGAATGAAAAAGTAGGTGTTGAAATCCTAGGAAGACCATCGAAGTTTATCTTCAGTCGAGTTATCGACTATGACTTCTCATCTATGTATCCAAATATCACCATCACCCATAATATTGGTACAGTTCCAATGATTGGTAAAATTAAATTAGAAGGGTTTGGTCAATACAATACTGACCCAGATAATGTATTTTACGATGAAGGTCAAGTCTTCTTAGAAGACTACCTATCGAAAGATTATTCCTTTATTGGTAATCGTTACTTCGGATTACCAACAGGTGAAGAATTAATTAAGGAGTTTGGTCAATATGGAAGTGCGTGATTTAGTAATACCACCTAAGAAACGTAATGCAATCTATGATCTCAACCAAGTGATCAAGAATATGTATGACTGCTATATATCGGTGGATGGATTTATCTTTCCACCATATGCAGAAACAGTGAAGCGTCCAGCATATACGAGAAGTTTGGTTCGTCATAAATTCGATGAAGAATTCATGCAGTGTACGTTACTAGATATCGATTCATTAAGTAAGGCACTAAAAGGTATCTGTATGACTCAAACACATACTGATGATAATGAGTTCAAATTATCTAATGATAAGAAAAAGCTTTGTTTCTCTATCGGTAAGTTCATTGATGCTGATGCCTATGTAAGAATGAACGAATATTTGCCTCGTCGTATGATCATGAATGATATGAAAGATATCGAATCTGGTAAGAATGGTTGGGCTACTAAGGAAATTCCTGAAGCAGTACTTTGTAACCTAATCGATTATAAAATCGAAGAGTTCGCCTTAGCACCAAGAATCCATATGGTGTTGACAAAAGAACTATTACCAGCGATTAAGAAAGCTGATAAAGTGTTAGTGCATTATCGATTGATGGATGGTAAGTTTGAAATCTATGAAGTGATCTTACATTCATTGACTGAAAACTGGGATGTCTATACTAAGCATTACATTGTTTCCTATTAATTAGGGGACACAATAAGAAGACCTTCGGGTCTTCTTTTTTTACCGTTTTTAACAACTCTGTAATGTGAAATTATTAGTATATTAGAGAATAGAAGGTGAAGTACTTGGCCGATAATGAACCAAACAAAAGCAAGCAGCCCGAATTAGATTTGAAAGAAATGAAAACTCGTGCAGAGAAAATTGCTAAAACAAATGGTACTATCAGCAGTCTATTCGATTTGTTTAAAAATACTACATTAACCGATAGTAACAAACGACAAAACGAAATCAATGCCATGTCAGATGAGATCGATACACTGTTAAAGAAAGAAACCAATCGATTTGTATCTGGTACGCATAATGGTAGAGACGTTGCTGCATTTATAAATTCTATTTTCACAAAGAGTCCTAAATCATACACTAGCATGAACACATTTATGCAAGGGCAATCGATTGAGGAACTATTAGGTGATGAAAATAGTCAAATTAATATCATTCTTAGTGAACGATATAAAAACGTAAATAATATGTATGAAGACCTTCGTCTATTAACAGAACAAGTATCTGAGTTAGATGAAGTTATCTTAACTATGCGTGATGCGATTACGAATACAGATAATATCACATCAGAAGCATCACGTATTATCCGATTCGAAGGTGAATCCGATGCTACACAAAATGAAACAAAGTTAGAAACCATAGAATCCATGGAAGAAGTGACTGGGATTATGGATAAAATTAAAAAGATCATTATCCCTGGTACTCTTACCTATGGTAACTTCTTTGTATTTACCCAACCATATACTGACTTATTCGCTAAATTCAAAGCGTTAGATGACCGCTATAATGATCAACGATTACCAAATATCTTTGAACAAACGATTGCATATGAAAATACGCTCCCAGAGAATGCGAAGAAAGGTACTCTAACACCTGCTATGGAATCCATCGCTCCATTATTGGAACGATATGAAGACGATTTCAAGCAAGTTGATACCAAGTATAAACGGTCTGATATGGTAAATACGATTAATACCATCATGGAAGGTATTAGCGTTATTAATGACCCCGGTGTTCCATTATTAGAAGATGCTTCTATTGCAGGACTAGCTGATGAAGATATCCGTAAGGATTTATTCAAAGCTATGCAAACGAAGAAGAAATCTAAGACATGGAATACAGTAGCTGACCCTACCGCCGATAAGGGTAAATCCATGAATCCATTTGCTGATGGTACAATGGATGCTAAAAATATTAATGACTTAACGGACGAATATAAGAAAGAATTCAAAGACACTGTTAAGGGCGTCTATATGAAACTATATGACCCTCGTCGGGTAATTCCAATTCGTATTATGGATTATACGCTTGGGTATTACGTTCTATATGAAACCGTTGATGAAACTCGTTCTAATGTATTGAATGCGGTTCATACATTGAGCCGTACCACTATGCTGTTCCAAAACAGTAAACGACGTGAGTTTGAAGAAGAATTAGTATCGTTACTATCTGCTCGTATCTGCGAAAGTGTTGATAAGAAATTCTTACGTAAGAATGCCGAGTTTAAAGAATTGATTGCCAATGCTATCTCATATGAAAACTTCTATACGAAGTCTTTCAAAGTACAGTTCGTTCCAGTAAACTATATGACTCATTTCAAAGTCAATGAAGATTATAATACACATATGGGCGTATCTGTATTGAAACGTTCATTATTCTATGGTATGCTCTATCTATCCATCTTACTCTTTAAGATTATCATGATCGTAACTCGTAGTTCTGACACACGTATGTTTATGGTTAAAGGCAATGGTGTTGATAAAGACATCACCAACCGTATCAATCGAGTGGTAACTGACTATAAGATGAATCAAATTAGTTATAATGACTTTGGTTCTGTTCGTGGTATCTTATCTAAAGTAGGTAAGGGTAGAGATTTGGCTGTACCTGTAGGTGCTAATGGTGAACGCGCCTTCGAAATCGAAGTTATGCAAGGTCAGGATATCCAACTCGATACACCATTACTAGAATTACTACGTAAAGGTATGATTTCTAATACGGGTTGTCCTAGTGCTATGATTAACTATTTAGAAGAAGTTGATTTCGCTAAACAAATTCAAATGTTAAATAGTAAATTCGTATCACGTATGGTTTCTATGCAAACTGAATTGGAAATCCCTTGTACTGAACTCTATCGTAAACTATTATCGTTTGGTGAGTATGGTATAGATGAAGTTGATATCGATAACATCTATTTCGAATGGTCAAGACCGAAAGCACTCAATAGTCAAAACATCGTTGATATTATCAGTTCTTCCGATTCCATTGCGGAATTTATCACTAAGATGTATAGTGGCGATAATGACCAAGACGATCCACGTATTAAGGATAGAATCTATCGCTACGTTGTTAAGAACATTACTATGCAAGGTGTACTTGACTTTGAAGAATTGGATGAAGATATCAAGAAACTTAAACTTGATTTCAAAGCCGAATTACAATCTGATGATCTCCTTAAATTAGCTCCAAACGAAGGAGATTCTGGCGGTGGTTATTAATCACATTAGTAAGAAGAATATGGGAAACCATATTCTTCTTTTTTCGTCTTTTACTCATAGTATAAATATATATTATTACTATAGATAATCATAATCATTATATAGAAAGGATAATCAAAATGAGATTCTTAAATTTATGCCCACATGGAGTGGGCTATGAAGACCCTAAGGGTCAAACGGTTATCTACCGAAAGATAGGAGTTGTAGCTAGATCAAATAGCACAATTTCCAATGCTGGTAGTATCAAGGTAGATGGTATTGAAGTGGTATTAAATAAGATTAATCCAGGCGATACTGAATCTTTACCAGCACCTAGAGATGGCACGATGTATATCGTATCTCGTATTATACGTGAGAATAATCCAAATCGTAAAGATTTGGTATCACCTTCGATGAAAGATCGCGTATACGACGAAAAGGGTGATGTGCTGTATGTGCGGTCGTTTGACACTAATTTTTAGTGCCAAATATATCCGTATATTTTAAGTATATAAATATATATTATAATCATGAATATAGATAGGAATAAAAGGAAAAGTCCTATAGAACTATTCAAAGATTATAATTTACTATGTTCCTGAAAGGAGAAATTAAAATGTTAGAAGAAGTATTTGATTTAGTTGGTGGTGTTGTTGAAGAGTACCCAATTGCTACAGCAGTTGGTACTATCGCTGGATTAGTTGCATATAAATATATACAACATAGAATGATTATGAAAGGTGTAGAAAATACCGTACATCAAATCATTAAACAAGAAAAGAAACAAAAGAAGCAAAAGAAAAACAAAAAACAAAAAAATGAAACTGAGGAGTAATCCTCAGTTTCATTTTTAAAAAGATTTATCTATGTTCTAAAGAAAAAAGGAGAATTAAAAATGTTAGAAACGTTAGTAAAAGTAGCAGTATATGCAACGACAGCAATTATCTTGAATGACTTAGGTAATAAATTAGTTGATAATGTAACAGGTAATACCGATGTGGAAGAAACCAAAGTTCCACGCGCATGTGTTCTAGTTGGTTCTATTGTCACAGGTGCAGCAGCAGCTATTGCTGTTACCGATGTACTATTCGACGATCCTGAAGCAGTTGTTGAAACTGTAGCCGAATTCATGTAATAGGAGGAAAATACAATGGAATTATTATGTAAATTTGGGGTATTTTTATTAAGTTCTGCAGTTATTAGTACTGCAACTGTACCAGTAATCGATAAAACAATTGGTAAATTTGACCCATCATCTGAAGATGTAAAGAAACAAGCTATTGTTCGTGCAGCTGTGTCTGTTGGTAATATTGTGGCATCTGCTGCAATTGCGAGTGTAGTAACAACTGCATTGTACGAAGAACCTGAAGCTATCATTGAGGTAGCTTCCGAATTTATTTAATCAATAGGAGGAACCATACGATGGGTGAAATCTTAAAAACAACTGGTCTTGCTACGCTTAGCATATGTGCAACCTATGCATCATTTAAATATATTGATAAACATGCATCGGATGATATACCACGCGATTTAGCGAAGATAATGGTAGCTCAATGCTTTATGGCACTATCAGTCATAATCGACAATCATACTTAAAAAGAAACCTTCGGGTTTCTTTTTTTTTTGATTTCTTTCCTTATCGATACAATATACTAATTACAAAAGCGAGGTGATTTTTCTATGATCCGACAACTCCCATCCTATGTGGATTACTGTAAGACTCATAGTATAGACCGCCCTACAACAGCGTATCTACTAAAAGAAGTACCATTAACATCTACTGACTGGTACGACCGACAAGATTCGTTTTGTACCGGTCTATTACATGGACAGTTTATGCTATACTATGCATTAAAATCGTTTGTATCAAATAAACGTGATGATAAATTTGTAATCTATTTCATTACTGATATGGGTCTCTTTGTCAAAGAGATGTTCCATTCTAATTGGGATTTCCCGTTAGACTTTAGAAATGTATGTGCTAAATATGTGGGTCCTATCGAACCAGGTGATCTAGTTATCAATCATCCAAATCGTCGTTCACTCATGTTCTTACATGGCGTTCGATTCACTGAGTTGATTGATGGCGTGGCACAACCTAACTCATTCGATAGTACCGAAATCTATGAAAGTCTAAAAGCTAGAACCCATACACTTCTATTAGAATCTAAAGATCATGCTCCTGTTGAAGTTCCATTCGATATCCATCTTTATAGAGCATTACGTCATCGTAAGTTCTATATTCACGTTCGATTGGATAACTATATCAACTTCAGAGAGATTCGTGTATGGAACCCTAATCTATAATCAAATAAACGGATATACTTGTAGCCAAGTATATCCGTATTTTTACGTATAATGAGTATATATTATAATCATGAATAGAGATAGGAATAAAAGATTAAATGGAAAGTCCTATAGAACTATTTGAAAAAGATATTTTTAATTATACAATTTAAAGGAGAACTTAAAATGATTAGAACAGCTTTACAAATTATTGGTGGTTTAACAGTGGCAGCTATTGGTGCTACTGCTATTGTAGCAGCACAACCAGAAACAACTGAAATTAAAGAACTTAAACAAGCTACGGATTTCTTCCGTAGTATTGAGTTCAAAATTAAACCTCAACGAAAAGTAGAAGAAGAATGCTAATGCATTCTTCTTTTTTTTTATTTTTTTTACAACGGTTTCATTTATATATTATAAATATAGAGATGAAGAAACTATCCAGAAAGGAAATGTTATGAAATCTAAAATACTAGGGTTTCTAGTGCAATTACTGATTGCTATCATACAAGCTGTCATTGTATCGATAGTAAACTCATTAATCTTCAAATGATTTTATAACAGTCCAGACATGAGAATCCTTTGTATCTTCAATCAATTTAATTATAAATTAAACCCGGATAGTATTCTTCTATTATATTGTTAAAAATGTAATTAAAAAGAGAACCTTTCGGTTCTCTTTTTTTTTAGCACCATACAGCAGCAACACGATTTAAGTGGAATGATTGGTCCCATTGTTCCAATAACTCTTCCCGTTTACTTTCAGCATCAGCCCAATCGTCGATTTGTAGATTAAATGATGCAATGGATGTTTGGAAATCTTTCCAATATTTTAACTGATTCCAGAAATACCGTTTAGCATCTAATAAGGCAAGCTTATAAAACGCTTGACGAAGGGTCATAGGAATATCATATAGTTCAGTAGAATAGGATACTTCTACCCCAATGATAACTTGGTCTTTATAATACGTACCATTATTTACCCGAAAACGATTTGGTGGTAAAAATTCTGTTAAGAATGGTGGTTCCATAGTAGATGCCAAGTCACCAACCGTTTGAGAAATTGCCAACGCTTGGAATGATTCGATGGTTTCATAGGCAGATGGTACTGATTGATATCGTAAATCATTGAATGGTCGAATACTTTCAATCCCCACAATGAACCGATCGCTCGCATCGGTAAGAATAGGTGGTAATTGATAGATATTACTCATATCAGCAATTGTATTCTCTTTATCGTTACGGATACGAAGTTCGTTTAAGTTCGCCGGTACATGGAGAACTCTTGGATAATATGTAGAAAATGTTGGAATGGTATCATCTACAATGATATCATGATATAAACAGTTATCATCCACTGGGAGTTGTATGGAATATAACCCGCAATGTTGTTTAATAAGTTTTAATATATGTGCTTTATCGCGAAAGACTGACATATGATTACCCCTTACATATTTCTTAAAATATCAGATACTTGTTCTTGAACATAGTCTTCCAAACCAACTGTGAATGTACGACGAGTACCATCAACAGCAGATTCTTGTAATACTAAATTCTTACCAGTGGCATCTAATGTAGCAGATTCGTAATTAATTTCAAACATATCTGCAATATTTTTAGCCATATCGGATTCTTCTAATAAGAAGTCAGATAAGCCAGGAAGACCTTGGCATTCACTGACGGGAATACAGATATCACCCACTTGTTCAGTTGTGATAGCTGCCACGCCAGCGGATTCGTGAATCGCTGTGATAGGATCATCTGTTTGGTAAGCTACCTTATGGGAAGGTAGAATAACACGGTCATAGGTAATGATACGAGGGGTAGAACGAATTTCGCCACGTGTCGCATCAATCTTAGTGATTGGAGCGAGTGCACGTAAACTAAATGCCGCTTTAGCACCTTGTAAGATATGACCTTTGAATTGATGACCTGGGCCATTATAGTCATTAGCTGTATCAATAATACCAAATACGGTATCACCAACGAATTCATAGCTTACGATTCTATGGGATAAGTTATTAGGGTCAATACTAACGACACGTTGAGGGTCTTTTGTATTCGGATGACCATTTTCACCAAAGAATGTTCCATACCGTAATAATTCTTGAATATGTTCAGCTTCCCAAGCTTTCACCATTGGTTCACGAAAGTAATTACGATTATTTCTATTGAATGTATTGAAGTTTTGAAGACATGTACGGAAACGTACATAATCTGTACCTGGTTGGTTGATTACTTGCATAATCTCAGGAGTTTGTGGTTCTGTAGTTTGTTCCATGACTAAACATGCAACAATCTCGTTACCTTTGATCATATGATTGTAAACCTCCTTTGGTTTATTTTTTTTAGCAATATTAACTTATATAGTTGTTTTTATCGGGAAAATAAACACCTGGACATATTGGTAAACTTTTTAGTATACAACAGAAAGGTGGTTAGTCGAATATGATTAACATTCATGTTGGTCGGTCGAAGGACTCTGCCCAATCTATCTACTTAGATGAGATTACGGCAAATTCTGTTCTTAATGTAGCTCGATATGAAGCGTTTAAGCAAAATAAACGGTTATATGTCGGTGACGTAAGACCGGCTGTATTTCGAAAAATAGACAGTGCCGTTAAATACGGCGTTCCTAAATGGGTACAAGGTGCCTACATTGCTCCAGTGTATCCGGAACATACGGATATGATTATCTTAGGATATATCACATTCGTTGAGCGTGATGATAATGACCCTTCTAACACAACAACGTATGAACCACTTGAAGTTCTTACTGTTAGTCAAGAAGAGCGTGCAGGTCTAGTTATCGCAACTAAACTATTCGAACGTATCATTGTAGCGTTCAATAATCAAGTAAACACAGGTAATCAAATTACGGAAGAACAAATCGAAACTGGTTTCCGTACTAATGGGTTACATACATATGAAGTGATTCGTGGTGAAGGTCAACAAGTATACCCATTCACAGCTATCCCTGATAATGTAGTTGGTAAAATGGTTGAATTGCAAACAACCACCGCTAAAACAAAAGACTTTATGCTTATGACTGTAAGCACTGAAGGTGCTGATGGTCATATGGTATATATTGTGCCAGTATATGAAGGAAACCGAATCAGTAACTTCTTCCAAGTTATCAATGTTGATGGTGATATTAAGATCATGCCAGTTGGCTTGGCAATGATCTGTAAAGCTGGTGGTATCATTCCTCCTACCGAGGGTCCGACATTCGAATCAATGTCTCCCACTATGGAGTCTATGACTATCACTGATAAGAATAACTTGAAATACCATCCTCATGTCAATCTTCTTATGAAGCAATATGGTATTTCTGCTACTGAAGCATATGGTATGATGGAAGCAGCTATTGAAGAGAATCCATTTTTCTTGATGGAATTCATGGTTCCTTCTAGCTATAAATCTCATGATGAGTATGTACAAGCATTGGAAGCTAACTTCAATTTAGCTTGCGAAGCTACTAATATGGACTTAGATAAGTTCTGTGAAGCATTAGTGTATGAAGATCTATATACTAAAGCTAAAGAAATTGGTGGTAAAATTGCAGACGCCTCTGCTAAAACTCGTCGTAAATTGGTTGCAGCTAAGAAATCGGTAACTGCAATCGCTGCCCCTATTATGAAATCTATAAAGGATATTACTGATGGGATTAATTCATCCCTTAAAGAAGATACTCGCGAAGAAGTTATCACAGGTTCTGCATTCTCTAAATTAAAGAATATCTTTATTCGCTGTGTAGCTCCAGCTGCTGGCATTGCTCTTTTTAGTGGTGGTGCATTGGCAATCGTTACCTTCTTAGGTACATTAGCTGCTCATAAATCAATCACTAAGAAAACTCGTGGTCGTATCATGCAAGAACTTCAAATGGAACTTAAAATGGTTCGTGAAAAGATTGAAGATGCGAAATCCGCTGGTGATAATGAAAATAAATATAAATTAATGCGTCTTGAAAACAAAATCGAAACACAAATTGAAGACGTTCGAGAACGTATTCTAGGAGGCAATTAATATGGATTTATGGAGTTCTATATTAGAATCAGGTACTAGTGAACACACCAGTGATGTATATTTAGCTAGACTATCCACATCGTTATCTGGTACAGAACCCATTCGAATCAATCCAGAACAAGGTGAGATTGTTAAACTATACCGTTCAATTCACCATGCTATTGATGCGTTATCCATTTCAGATGATATCCCTACGGGTACTAAAGTAACCGTATTTAAACCAAAGTATGATATTAGTATCGACACTCCATCTATTGATGAATGCCCATATAGTAATATACTCGATGAAGTATGGACAGAAGGTGCATTTGATGTAGAACCTGTTGGTGAATATACTATCATTGATAATCGCTCAAATCATCATACATTCGATGGTGGTTCTGTAGTTGAATCTATTATCTCTGAAGTTCATGATAAACCTATCGTAGAATCGTCTGATGATGATTCTGTCGGTAGCATAGATGATGTCTATGAATCTATTCTAACTCGATTTGTCACTGAAGCTGATAGTGATGATAAAAAAGAGGAAGATGATGATAAGACGACACGTGATACTATGCGAGATGCTCGTAAAGATTTAAATGACGATTTAGGTGATGAGGAGCCTCTCGATGAAGAACAAAGTGGAGAAATCCCTAAGGATGATGAAACAACAGACACAGATGATACTAATACAGACGATACAACGGATACTCAAGATTCTACTGAAGGAAATGAAGAAGGGTCGGATTCCGATGCTGGTGATTCTAATGACTCCAGTGCTGGTGATTCTGATTCTGATGGTATGGATGATGACCTTGGTGACATGGACGAATCTGGTGATTCTGACGGTGGCGATTCTTCTGACGCTGATGCTGAAGGGGGTTCTACAGATAGTGATTCTGACAGCACTGATGATAGTGCTGATGGTGAGTCTACTGATGGCGATCCTAATGCAGATAAGAATAAAAAGATAAATAAAATCAATCTCCTTAAAGATTTTATTTCTCTCTATAAGACAATTGAAAATTCTAACAAAAAATTAACAGAGGCTAGAAAAGATAATATCTTAACTTCTGTGACAATTAATCAAGTGCGTAAGAATTTGACTCGATTGGGAGAAGTCGTGTACAATTATATCTTACTGTACTATGATGGCAATGACCATTCCATCAACCTCTACAACTTTAAATATTTCTCCGAAATTTTGAAGTTGAATGTAGACATGCTTCGTACTATGCAAATTAACGAAGATAACGGTCAAACAAATAGTTAAATCATATTGACTATTTGATGTTTTAATTAAACCATCAAATTTTTTCTTGAAAACAAAAGTAATTTAGGAGGTTGACAAATGTATCAACACATCTATGATTCCGAACGCCAAGTAACTCCTGGTGTAGGATCTTTCACTGATAATCGTGACGGTGGTTTCAAAGAGCAATTCAAAGCAACTGTTGAATCTTTCCGTAACAACTACCAAATCGATATCCTTTCCGATATGAAACAAGTATTGAACGTTGCTCCTTTATATGAAGCATACAAAGAAGCTATGTTCAACGATGCGTTGGAAGCTACTTCTGAATCTTCTTTCGCTACTTATGGTCACAATAATAACGACGAATACGTTGCAATGCATTCCGACAAAATGGACCAATACATTGAAAATACTCGTCAAACATTGTTGACAGAAGCATCTTCCGTTGGTTTGATCGAACCAATCGTTGGTTTGACAATGCCTATCTTGAAAAAACAATACATTGCTAACCAATTCAAAGATATGCTTCAAACTATCGTATCTACATCTCCAATCGTGAAATATGCTTACGAACGCCGTTTCTTGAAAAACAAGAAAGGTGAAAAGAAATATTTCCCTGAATGTTTCTACGATGGTTCTTACTATGAATTCACCGATCAAGGTATTGGTAAAGAAGTAACAAATAAATGGTACCCACAAGCTGGTGGCACATTGCCTTTGTTCGACTTGAACATCCTTGAAGAATCCGGTGGTTCCTTGGAACAACGTGATTCTTTGTCCTATGACTTCGGCATCAAAGCTATCAAAATGGAAATCCCTGTACCTGCAACTCCTGGTCCTGGTACTACTATGGAAACTATCGTAGTTGACAACTTGGATATCCGTCCTGACTATGCTAACAACACATTCAAATACACTCTTGAAATTGAAAACAAAGTAGACCCTACACAAGCTCCTAACAAAGTACAAGTGTTCGGTTCCTATTCTCCTTATGATGGTTTGGTAACTGTATCTGCAGCTGTAGATCCTTCCACTAACATCACCATTAAAGGTATTCAATTCGGTGGTCACTTGTCCAATGCAAACAACAACGAAACAATTGAATTGGATAAAGAACGTCATAACCAACAAATCACCATCGCTGAAAAAGAACGTTTCAACGCTGGTTTGACTTTGGAAAAAATTAAAGACGAAAAAGCTTTGGCTAACATCGATGTAACTGTTGAAGTTGTATCCGATATGTCTGACGTTTGTGCACAAACTGCTGACTCCAACACTCAACGTTTCTTGGAACAATCCTTCCAAAAAGTTAAAAACATGGGCAACCGTGTATTCCAACCAATGGGTTATAACTTCCAATTCGCTGATGAAGTATCCTTCGATATGGCTGCACCAAGCACATACATGGTTCCAGAATCCGAATGGAGAAGTAAACAACTTCGTTACTACTTAGGTCGTATGATTTCTTACATCAAAACTAAGTTACGTGACGAACGTATTATGATTGCTATCTCTGCTAACTCCTACGTAGTTGAATTGTTAAATGCAACTGATGACGACATCCGTTGGGTATTGAACTCCGACTCCAACATCGGTGGTGTTAAACTTGACTACAAATTTGGTGTTATGACTGTTGATGGTACTCGTGTACACATCATTGCCAGCCAAAAAGAAACAGTAGAAAAAGGTTTCCGTATCACTGTTATTCCTTTGACTGACACTGTAATTACATACCGTCGTTATGAATACAGCTTCAACATCGAAACTAACTACCGTAACGCATTAACTCCATTGACTCCAAACATCATGTGCGTACAACGTTACGAAAACATTGAAGTACTTCCTGTTCAATCTTGCTTGTACATCAAACAATATCGTGAACGTAACCTTGGTTTAGCTCCTAACGCTGTATACTCCAGCTTATCCGCTAGCCATATCTAATAGCTAACGCATAACGTGTTTACGTTATTGGAACGATAAGTTATATCCCCATATGGTTATTATACCATATGGGGATATTCTTTAATGAAAGGAGTACACTTTGATGTATTATGATTCTGATATAGAATATGAGGAATACGTCTTGTATACTACTGAAGCTGAAACTAACTTATTGAAGTCTAAAACCGCAACTAAAATTAAAGATATTTTAATTCGAATTGCTGAGAAGGCTTCTAGCCTTGTTTCAAAAATCATTTCTAAATTTATTGCGTTAGTTAAGAAGGCTAACGTAGTAGTACTCGACACACTTGCTAGTCGTAACTTAAAGAAGGGTCGATTTAAAAATAAATCCATGGCTGTACCAGATGTTCCTGGGTTTCGTCAGCTACTCATGGATTTAAATAAACTTCCTAGCTATGCTAAAGATATCAGTGCGGCATTAAGTGGTACCGATATTGATTGGGATAAGTCCTTTAAAGACATCGACGATATGCGTGACCGTGTCAACACGGTACGAACTCAATTGAGTTCTCATAAACGCACCAATATCAACCCTAGCTTAATTAAAAAGTTAGTCATGTATGCTAACTTAGGTACTAAAGCTAGAGTACAAACAGCTGATGTTAATATTAAACGAATTAAAAGTAAAATATCGAACTTACGTGATGATAAAGCCACTCAACAAGTGCATCAAATCACAAGTCGGTTTATTAACTTATTCGTATCTATGACATCACTTATATTCCGTATTACACGTATGAGTTTAAATAATCTACGTCGATTAGCTCGGAATATTGTAAAAACCGAAAACTAGTTATACTATGAGGTATATAAATATGAATGAATATAACCAATACTGCATTGAAGCAGAAACTTTATTGTTTATGCTCGAGGCACATGAAATCACGCAAGAAGCCTTCTCTGATAGTCTAAAGAAAGTGTTTGGTAATACTATTGATGGTATTAAAAATACATTTACTAAAATTAGAGGATGGTTTAAAAAACGTGATATTGATAAAATTATCGATGCTTTCACAGAAGCTGTTAAACATGAAATTCCATTAGAAGCTAAATTCTATAAGGACTTCGATGAAAATGATATTGCTGATATCAAGAAATTGATTGAACGGTCTGTCAAAGCATTGAAAGATGAAGATAGTAAAGATATCGCTGAAGAAGTTCGGGAATCTATTAATAAACTTAAAGCTAAGTACAATGAAAAACTCATTGTTAAGCAAAAAATTGAATTGTCCGATGCGATTCGCATGGGCAAATTAACACGTATTCTTATTACTGCCGACGTAAATGCTAAGGTTGTAGAACGTGCCGGTAATCGTGCAGGTAAAGATTCAATTACACAACTTCATGCTAAAAATATTTTAGCTCTATATGCATTAATGCGTAAACTTGTGAATGATTGTTATCGAATCATGAAAGCTCTTTATAACTATTCTCAAAAATATTATAATAAAGGCTTCCAAACTGGTTATGTGGCTGGTTATAATACAGGTGCAGTATCTGGTCAAAACACGGTTGTTGTGCATTACTAATAAAGGAGTAACAATAATGGATTATAATAATGAACGTATTGAATTATCGTTACTTGAAATGGAAGTTTTTGAAGCTGCTACTGCGACCGTTGGTAATAAAGCTCTTTCTATCATCAATAATCTTAGAGCTAAGATTAAAGAAGGTAACACAGAATTCATTTTTAATGCGGAAACGGGTCGTTTCATTGATAAAGTTCTCAAAAAGCTTCAAAAAGCTAAAATTAAAAAAGATATTAGCTTTTATGCCATGATTGAACTTAAGTATTTTACTGATTCCATCAAGTTATTACAGCAAGCTGTGCAAGCTTTCAAATCTGAGAAATTGGATGAAAATGCTCTTGCAAAGGTAAAATTAAATCTTGAACGTATCTATCGTCAAGATAATAAGAAGCGACATACTATCCCACTTAGTGATTTAAAAATCGATAAATTTATTAAAGAACGTCAAGAATTTATCGAAAGTACTAAAGATGGTAAATTGGTTAGTCTGTTAGATGAAATTGAGAAAGATATCAAGAATATATCTAATTCAGAAGACCGCTTCCCTGGTGAAGTGACGTATTTAAATAAATTAGCTTCTGTTACATCTCTTATTTCTAATCGATTAATCTCATATATTAACTTATATAAACAAGATTTGAAGAATGTAGAAACATACGCAAAATCTCAAGCTGATGTAGCTGAAGATAATTAAAAAAGATTAATAGAGTAGAATCCATTCGGATTCTACTCTATCTATTTTATTTTAATTCTTTTTCAATGGCATCACGAGTATCCATGAATACTTGGAACAATTTGTCGGTATAATGATATACATTCTTTTGTACAAAGTATAGGATGGATAAGTCTTCACGAACATATTTATTTTGTTCAGATTGATCATCCATATTGGCTAAATATTGTACAACTTCTTCTAGGTGTTTTAATACACCTTGAATTTGTTCTAAGTACTTAAGTACTTCGCCACCAAGTTCATGCATTTTATTAGCAGCATCAACTGGTTCCATGGTGATAACTTTAGTGATTTCAATCTTGTCAAGTTTCTTGAATGCTTCATCAACTTTATCAAGTTCTGTCATATCACCATCTTGGAATCCTTTATTCTTAAGGATTTTAGTCACCAATTGAATATTACGTTGAGCTAATTTACCGAATTCTGCATAGTATTCTGGATTAACAACTTTAATATCAAATGTACCATCTTCATGCTTCGCCATAACAATTAGTTTACTTTTCTTGGAGAAGATGTTTTTAATGGATTTGATTTTATCCATAATAGAAGAATTCATTTTTCTAATAAGAGATTTACTTTTAGAAATAGCTGCCGAATTATCACCTTCAGTTAGTAATAATTCTAATTCAGCAGATTCGATTACAATATCGTTACGTGTAGTCATTCTATAACTATCCTTTCTTTTGTACGCCTTCTCCATTAATATTAATCATTTTCTGGTTCTTTAACACCTTTAACACCTTGTGCTCTAAGAAGAGAACGTAAAGACATTTTATAGGCTTTATGCATAGCCGCCACATAATTAATCAATTTACTAGATAAATCACCCATCAATCGACAGCGTTTCATTTCAGTAGCACGATCTCGATCGCCAGATTTTTCAATCTTGTTCGCTACGGAATTAAACGTATCTGCCAAAGACCATAAATAGGAATGTTTCTTTTCCAATAAATTAAGCATGCCTGTCATGATATTTGCATATTCATTACCTTTGATAGTTTCTTTTACTGTCAATGGAAGCTGTTTAACTTTATCAGCTTCTTTAGATAGTTTAACAGTTTTTTCTTCATCAGAATCATCAAATTCAGATTTATCAAGGATGGCTTCTGCTAGATGATATGTATCCAAGTACACTTTATCAAATTTATCAAGACTTGCTTTATTTGGTACTACACAAGAATATTCATCTCGATCCTTACTGATTAAACTAGCTTCGTATTTAAGTTGTTTAAGGTCTTTCTTTAGTTTACTCATGATAAAATCTTTGATTTTACTAACGATTTCCTTAATCTTCTTAATAACGGCAGCCATTACATTTTTGGCTTTATCAACTAAGCCTTCTGTTACCAATAGATTCAATTCAACAGATTCTATTAGTATTTCATTACTAAAGTTTTCCATAGTATACCATACCTTTCAAATTAGAAGTTTACGTTATCAAATAGTTTACATCGATAGATTTCTCAAGTTTAAACAAATGATTAATATTAAGATTTAGTAAAAATATAGAGGTACATCATATGACACTTGATAAAGAAATTGTAATCGAATCTACAGAACTTCAATTGTTACTTACAGAAGGTGATACTGAAGGTGCAGTAGAGAAAGGTGAATCCCTTCTCTCTAAAATGAAAAAAAAATCTATCTGAAAAGATTAAAGCTCTTAAATCTATTTTTAGTAAGAAAAGTAAAGATATCGTGCAAGCTAAAAATGCTGACGGTACCATTACCACTAAATTAGTTAACCCAAAATACTTAGATGCTTTCAATAAAGCATATGCTGCAAATGTTAAGGCACTCAAGAAAGTATTTACCGCTAAATCGTTTGATGATGAATATCAAGACCTTCTTGGTGATGCATGTGAACTATTCGATAAACTTTCTAACATCGAAATGACGATTGTAGAAACTATCGATCCGGTGGATGCGGTAAATGCTATGCATAAACTAGGTGGTGAAGTATTAGATAAGCTTAAAGAACTTGAAGGTGTTCTTGATCATATCACTAAAGTTGTTAAACATGTTACCGATAATGGTGATGAGAGCGACACTAAAGAAGTGCGTGAACAATTATCTACTCTTTATATGGTTCAAAAAGGTATCTATGGTGATACTGAAAAACTATTCAATTGCTTCATGGGTATTCGTGATGCGATTTCTAAAGCAATTGAAGACTAGTCACTCAATAGAGATAGAACGTTTAGTTCTATCTCTATTTTTTCTCATTAGATAATGCTAAGTTAGACACTTAAATAACATTGATTAGAAAGGTGGTTACTATGAATACCAACAATCGTGCTAGAATTCAGACCAACCTCGAATCAATCGTAAACGGTATGGAGTTCCAAGAGCTTAGCGATAAGTTCGATAACATCATCCATACTCGTGACGAAGATGCTATCGAGGCAAGTCTATACCACATAGCTAGAATACTAAAACGTATTTTCAATATCGAAACTAAATTCTCGATTATTGATCGGACTGGTCAAAGTCCATTCTTTGGGTTTAATCTGTTCCCTACCTTTGAAGATATTAAAGATATCTCTGTTAAAGTATTAAGTAACTCCACAGATGATATTATCGATATCTGGCAAAATACAGATGATTGGTACGTCGAAATTGACTCCAATATCCTATATAACTCCAGTAAACAATTTAATGCCAAAGAAATTGCAACGTTGTTATTATATCGCATCGAACAAGTCGTATTCAATTACGAATTGCCAGAAACAGTAACGATGATTGTGCGACAAGCATTAACATCACTTGATTATCGTAGTAATGCAGTGGCTCGTAGTGCTATCTGTCGTGATTTATATATCATTCCATTCTTAACGGCTGCTGGTTATGTTAATTATACTCGGGATCTTCCTGTCGATTCCATGTTACGTGCCACACCAGAATCAGAACAACGGTATCGTGTCGCATTTAATAAAATCTTAACTAACTTCGGTATGTTAGAAACAGTTGATCGAAATACAACTGAATTTGAACATACATTAAACTACGTACTTCTTATGATTTTTGAATCGATCAACGATATGAAGTATAGTACTCGTACACTCCGTTTTAACGTGAAAAAATATGTTGATGGTCTTCTATCAAACTATGTGAAGGCTATCATGAAGAAAATTTTCATCAAATTCACTAACGTGAATGGTAAAGTGCCTGCATTAGAGGCATCCAATCCTAAGATGAAAGAGTTGCAAGAAAAAATTGCAGAACAACATATCGTAGAACAAGTACAAGCGATTTATGAATCAACTAAAATTATCCAAGAATTTATTGACAAACATGGTTTTGTTAAGAAAGTAGATAATAAAGAAATCGATATCATTCGTATTGAAATCTCCGATATGGAAACAAGTGATGATAAAATCTTCTTAATTGAACGCGTATACAAATTCCTTAGTATTGTAAACTACTCACTATCCTTATTAGATGATCCTGAGTTAGGAAAACGTGTTCGTGTATCTAAATCTATGCTTCAAAAACAAAAATCCGAACTCGAAGAATTACGTCAAACTATATTAGAAGCTAAAATCGCTCCTAAGAAATATGGTTTATATGTAAAATATCCAGTTGGGTATGAAGGCTAAGATGATAAGTCATTAGGGGTTCGCTCCTAATGACTTATTTATTCGTATATAGGAGGTTCTATGGAAGAAGTCTTTATTCCTCAAGGAGCCAACCCCGCTATGGGATATGATATGTCTAAATTTTATGGGATTGACTCCAGAGGTATCCCATTCTTTTATCATATCTCTACATCCAATCTATCATTTATACAAACTGCAAGGGATTTAAAATCTCTTGGTATTAATAATAATGCGTTTTTCTTAGCATTGTATAATCCTGATTTAGCTGATGTAGATCCATTTAGTCCCAATCTAACGAAAGAACAAGTGCAAGCCATTATCAATGAATGTATCATTAATCCATGGTATTTTATTCGCGAATGTGTTCGTATCCCAGAACAAGGTGGTGGCACAGGACCGGGTGCTGGCTCTAAATTTAGATTACATCGTGGGAATCTAGCTGCCTGTTGGTGTTTCTTCCGAAACATCGACTTATACCTAGTTATCCCTCGTCAGTGTTTTAAAACTCACTCTATGTTAGCCTGTTTAAATTGGGCGTATATCTTTGGTACATCTAACTCCGTATTCAACTTCTCAAATAAATCACAAAAAGACTCTGATGATAACTTGAGAAAGATGAAAGAACAAAAAGATGTATTACCTATCTATATGCAACACCGATATGGTATTGAAATCGATGAAAGTGGTGATTTCAAACAAGTTAAGGGTCTTGACAATGTTCGTACGATGACAAACCCTGTGAATGGCAATCGAATTGATTCTAAACCATCAGCAGCAACAGAAGAAAAAGCTGATGGTATTGGTCGTGGTAACTCCGCTCCAATTCAGTTCTATGACGAAGTTGAGTTTACGAAATATATCGGTACGATTATCATGGCTGCTGGTCCAGCCTATGTTCGTGCCGCTGAAAATGCTAAGAAGAATGGTGCTATGTATGGTCGTATCTTCATTACAACACCAGGGAATATTGATTCCCAACCAGTAAAAGATTCAATGAGTACTCGGGAACAAGCCGCTGTATTCACAGAACGGTTATATGATATGACAGAAGAAGATATCGCCGCATTCATGAAAGCCAATTCCAGAAATGGGATTATCTATATTGAATTCAACTATAAGCAAATCGGTATGGATGAAGAATGGTATCAAAAGGTTTGTGCTGTATCTAACTGGGATAAAATCAAGATTAAACGGGAAGTACTACTACAACGTATTCGTGGTACATCCGAATCACCATTTGATCCAGATGACCTAGATACTATCAATGGATTCCGTAAAGAACCAATTGATGAAATTATGGTTAATAAGATTTTCACCCTATATGTATATGAGAAACTTGATAAAACTGTTCCTTATATCATGGGGGTTGACTGTGCAACAGGTGTTAATAACGATAATACTGTACTCATGATTATCGACCCATATACATTACACCCAGTGGCATGTATGAAAACGCCATTAGCCGATGCAGTAGAAACAGCTCAAAATATCATTCATGTCGTAAACCGATATATTCCAAAAGCATTAGTAGCGATTGAATCCAACCATTTAGGTTCAGCTATTATTGCTATTCTTAAACGAAGTTCCATTGCCGCTAATCTATATTATGATATCGATAAAGCTATGGTACCGGACGTAGAAACTCGATTAGATAAACATGGTATGGTGATGAACGATCCAAATAATCGTAGATTCTATGGTGTAGCTACCACAGCTACCACTAGACCGATGATGATGCAAATTTTATTGCGTCATGTAGCTGAACGAAAATCTGATTTTATTTGCCGTGAATTAATCGATGATTTAAACAATCTGATTCAAAAAGCAAGTGGTAAAATAGAAGCAGCTCCAGGGGAACATGATGACGTTGTTATGGCATACTTAATCGCTTTATTCGTATACTATCATGGTAGTAAACTAAGTCGATATGGTATTACTAAATATGACCCTCGTAAACCGATTGGAGAATCAGTTAAGAAAGTTGAAACGTATGCGGATGCTTATGAAGCATTACCCGATAACTTGAAGCAATATTTCCCTAATCCACAGGGTCAACAACTCTATCAATCATATGGTGGATTACAACTTGATGATGTACCTAAACAACATATCGATCTAAATCCTCCACCTGATTACTATCATAGTGAACGAGAGCAATATATTAATACATCTTCTGGTATGAGAGTCGGAGTTATCAATGATGAATATCGAGAAAAACTCCATAGTCCATATGAAGACTCTGGTTATGATGATTATAGTGGAGCTTTTGATGTATGTGATATTTTAAATAGTGATTAATAAATTAGATGGTATACTACTACAGTATACCATCTAAACTTGTAAAAAAATAAACTCAGTTGTACAGAGAAGTATATACTTATTCGAAAATTATATACAAGGAGTGTATTATGATACTCACACACGACAACGATTTTGAGGTTCTAGGTGACTCTGTCATCGAAGTATCACCTCTTAAAGATTTATCTCAAGAGCTTCTTGATGAATTTATTTCAATCCAAATCAAAGAACCATTTGAAATGCGAACTAATTTTGTAGAAAACTTCACTGATGAAGTAGATTTATTAGCCATCAATAATGGTGATGATGAAGACTATGTGAAACAAATTCGTGATGAAGCTAATGAGTTTTATTTAACGATTATTCATAAGATTGAAGACCAATTCCGATTGGATATCGATCCCGATGTGATTGATGCATTAGATCGTCATGGGATTCAAAATGTATGTGAAGCCTTATATGAGTTCTTCACAGTGAATTATACTAAAAACGTTGCTAAATATTTAGCAAGAGTCACATTAGGAAATGTAGATGTTATCCTAGATGAACTCGCAAACAACGAAAAAGCCAAAGACGTATCTACAATGGCTCTTAAACAAAAAGTGGATGATGAAGTATTTGCTACACTATTGGCTAATATCAATTTAGTGGTATCCATTGCTAAAGATATCAATATTGAACCAATCGATATGATGCAATACTTTAATCAAGATAACTTTGATGTCTCTGTCATTCGATACTGCATTGAAGAGCATGTGATCAATGGTAATTTCCGTAAACCATTCTTAGATCTTATCTTTGATAATGATCAAGATTATGTATATGATGGTATCGTAGCGGACGTTTACCAATACTTCCTTCAACAATATGCAGAGCTTAAAATGAAAGCTCAAGAATCTATTAGTACAAAATTAGGAGGAGATATCGATGGAGAATACGCCGATGCAAACAACGAATACTGATACCGATAAGTTAGTGGATCAATTAGGAGATTTAAAAATCGATTTACCTGAAGACTTATCACCTGAAGAACGTGAATACGCTCAAGTGATTCAGGCTATGGAAATTCGTAACTTAATCAATTCCTTTGTACGGACTCGTAAGTTTTCTTTAAATAAAATTTTAGCCATTCTACCAATGGATGAAGAAGATGCTAAAATTATTCTTGCTCGTCTATCCGAATGCACAGAAGATGAAATCGCTGGTTTCAGCGATGAAGAAGTTAAGAAAATTTTAACGATCAATGAAGAAGATGGTCCTGTTGGTAATTTCTTTGTTCCAGAAGTTGAAATTGATGGTTTCAATATGCAAACATTTGAACGAGATATGCTTACGTTATTTGCGGCTACCAAACAACAGCTTGATGACATTGATGCTATGATTAATCGCCTACAAGAACAGTATGATGAATATATTCCAGAAGAAATCACTGCGATTATTAATAGTAGTACATTCGATGAATATATCTTGAAGTTCTATCGTCATCAATTAACCGAAGAGAAGTTAACTGATGAAAAACGAGCTATCATTGAAACCAATATCAAAGCTATGGAAGATGCGGTTACCTTAGAACCATTAAGTGAACCGATCATTAACTTATTAAACACGAAAGGTAATGAATCCATCCTTCATGGTTTCCATAAACAAATGGAAGATACCATTGCTAAAGCAACTGAAAAAGCTGAGAAAAATAACTTCCAATTTCCTTTCCAATTAATGATGGATTTAGAAGTTAATACATTTGGCGAAGAGTATAAACCATACAATAATCTATTTGTATTTTTATTTGCTCGTTTCTTGAAACATCAACCAGATACAATGGATAGATATACCATTCAATTCTGTAGAGCATTATCAACATCGTTGGTAAATATTGTACGTCGTGGCGAGAACGTCTCAGACGAATACATTGCTAACCATACTAAATATATCAAAGAACTTGTTGATTTTGTAATTAACGCAGAATGACAATAGGGTAAGGAGATAGATGCTCCTTACCCTATTTTTTATGTATTTTTAGAATAGGAGGAAAGCTATTTATATGGCTAATCCGTTTACTAAAAATGGTGCAAATATTGAATTTAGTGGCGAGTATATGGAGGCTTATATACCCGAATACTATTTCAATACGAATATTGCACGCATGGTCGGCGATCATTTCGCAGTGCTCGGTATATTCAATATCCGAACATTCAAAGACGTTGATGGCAAACAACCTCTACAATTACGCACAGTGAATCTGCCCGTACATATAGTAACCTATCCTACAGGGGGTTATGAGAAGAAGAAATTAGATTTAGTTGGTAAAGGTGAAGAAATGTATTACGTATTGAAATATTACAATACTGATATATTCTGTCAAACCGCGATTCCACAATCCGTTGTTGCATTTAAGGATTTCTTAAAGATTTTAACAGCCGGTAAATTACCGAAATCATTTTCTTATGATGACATCATTACACTATGGGATAGAAATTTTGAACTCAATGGGATCAAATTCGATATTCCCGATGTGATCAAAGAATTGGTTATTAGTGAAATTTATAGAGATCCAGCCAAACCAGAATATCGGTTTGGATATTTAGTTGGCAAAAATCCATCAATATCTCGCTATGATTATACGACTGCAAATACAAAAGAGATTACAAAATATAACTCTTCCTTTGCAGCCATTACATTCGAAAATATGGATGAATCCATTGTCTCTGCGGTCACTACGACTCGTACTGAACGGAAAGAACAGACATCTCCAATGGAACAACTACTCAAATTCTAATGTACTCTGTAAAGAACCCTCTGGGGTTAAAACAAACATTAAATTAATAATTTAATACCAAATTATAAATATTAAAGGAGGGTTAACATATGCCACGAGCAGGTCAAATTATCCCTGAGTGGATTCAACCTCATGAAGCCGTATATATCAACGATAATACCTATTTCGAAGATTATACGTCTGATAATAGTGGTCCGACTTTTCTATGTGTATTCACATCTCCTAAAGGTCGTAACAAACTTCAATTAAAGAAATCTTTCACTGATTTCGTAAATGAATACGGTTTACCTGACTACCAAACTTACGGTCAACCTATGTATATGCCATATGTAGCACTATATACTGGTAATGCAAAAGCTCAATGTTTACGTGTTACTGCTGACAACGCTACATATGCTCATTTCATTCAAACAGTAAGCTACAAAGTAGACGCTGGTAAATTAAAACTCAAATTTGAAACATTCAAACGTGAAGATGTTTCTGATTTGGAAATGTTGGAAATCTACTCCAACGCTATGGCTGCAACTGACGTTGATGGCTGGAAACGCCTTCCATTATTCAGCTTTGCTTGCCTTGGTCCTGGTAAATATGGCCAAGACTTCCGTATTCGTATCACTCATGATCGCAATGCTGACCGTGATAACGAATACAAAAATTATCGTGTAGAATTAATCAGCACTGAAAGAGGTACTAAGAAATTAGAATCTTACAATGTGTGCTTCTACATCGATGCCTTAGATCCTAACACTCAAATCACTAACTACATCGAAGATGTCATCAATGATGAAGGTGGCAAAGGTTCTTCTCGTGTATCTGTTAAATTCTACTACGATACACTTCTCGAAGTATTCGAGCAATACAAAAAAGTATATGACCAAAATGGTTTCATTCCTCCTACAGTTGTTTCTGTAGATCGTCGTCCAGCTACTACTGCGACATTACCTGATCCTGAAGTTGTATACTACATGACTGCTGCTGATGTAGTGGGTGGTCGTAACATTGCTCAAGGTACATATGTAAAATATGATAACGTGAATAAAACATACAACGATATGACATTCACTCATATTGAAAATACTTTGACTGCACTTCCTACATATACTGATGCTGATGCTGGTTACTTATACTTGATTCCTCAAGCTGTAGCTCCAGGTGCTGTAGCTCCTGCCACTCCAGTATATGACTACTATGTGAAAGCTGATACTTCCACTGGTGGTACTAATGGTGACGGCTTCGTTAAATTAAACGTAGTTGAAACTAAAAAACTTCCTGCAACTAAACTTGCTGAAGAAGGTGTATACTACTTGTTGACTGCCGATGATGGTAACTTCCAAAACGGCACATACTTGAAATACACTGCTGCTAATGGTTTAGCTGCTACTACTCTTCCAACTCCTGTTAAACCAGAAAACGAACTTCCATACACTATGGAAACATTCGATATCTTTGGTTACAACCGCTTCACTGAAGAAGATGATAAATTCATCGAAATCGAAGGCGGTAAACAAACTATCCATGTAATGGATATTGAAGGTGTTGGTCTTGAAGGTGGCTCCGATGGTGACTTTGACCCTCGTTCTGGCTTGTCCAAACAAGAACGTCAACAAGCTATCGACAAAGCGTACCAAATGGCATTCCAAGGTGGTGTCGACCCTAAAGTTAGATCCAAACGTCGTGCTCCAGTTGACTTGATTCTTGATGCGAACTACTCTGTTCAAACTAAGAAAGCAATGGCTTCTTTGGCATTGAAACGTATGGATGCTGCTGTTCGTCTTGACACTAACCTCTTAACAAATGTAAACGATGTGTACACAATGGGTCAAACATTGAAAGACATCAATACATTCATGGTATCCAAAAATGCAGGTATGTTCAAAACTGTAGATCCTATCACAGGTAAAGTCATTCCTGTTACCAATACATTATGGATGGCTCAACGCTACCCATTACACGTAGCTACTTACGGTAACCATGTTCCTATGGCTGGTGAACGGTATGCTACATTGAGTGGTTATACTAAGAACTCCATTCGTCCATTGATTGATGCTGACGATATGGAAATCAAAGAAAAATTACTCACTGAGTACCAAATTAACTACATCGAAGCTATCGATGAAGATACGTACATTCGTGGTACTCAAAACACTTCCCAAGTTAAAAACTCCGACTTGAGTGAAGAAAATAACGTTCAAGTATTGCTTGAAATCAAACGCAAAATTGAACGTATGGCAGGTAAACGCCGTTATGAATTCTCTGATGAAGATGAATTGAGAATTTTCCGTCAAGACTGCGAAGAAATCTTCAGCGGTTACAAAGGAACTAAATGTCGGTCTATCGACATCCAAGTTTCTATGAACAAATGGGAAAAAACTCGTTCCATCGTTCACGTATACTTGGCAATTGTATTCCGTACATTCCAAAAACGTGCGATCATTGAAATCGACGTTAACCCAAGAACCTAAGAAAGGAGTCGTAATATAACATGAAATCTATCCAGCAAAATATTAAACGCAATACGAAAGATTTCTCGGAATTCGGCTTATGGGTTGGCGGTCTTGATGTTTCCACAAAGAACATTGACCAATTTGACCCTCTTCGTGCTGGTTATTCCCGTATCTTTATCGTACGACTTCCACGTTTCATGGAACGTATGGATATTGCGGCTGCAAAACGTTTTAAACATTTACTTGAACTTGGTTTCACTGGCATTGATGGTATCGCTGATACTACCATGGAAACTGAAGAATTGACTGGTGGTTACGCAGGGAACAAATTCCAAATTCCTAACGTAGTTAAAGATGAAACTGATTCCTTAACTATTAAAGTATACGAATTCTCCGGTTCTCCAATCCGTGAATTCATTGATACTTGGATGACTGGTATCTCTGACCCATTGACTGGTTTGTCTCACTATCATGGTCAAATCTCTCCTGAATGTCAATTCAAAGCATCCAACCATGTAATGGAAACTATCATTGTAAATACCGACCCAACTGGTATCGATATTGAATACTGTGCTATGTTCTCCAACATGATGCCTAAGAAAGTTGCAAAAGCTCATTTCAACTTTGAACCAGGCTCTCATGCTGCTGTATCTCTTGATTTGGAATTCACAGCTACTCGTTATGAATCCCCTCAAATCAATGAAATCGGCTCCGCATTGTTGAACAAATATCGCATCCTTCGCGATTACCTTGACTTCAACTCTGGCTACACTACTCAAATGGTTAATGCTATGCCATCTTACCATAACATGAATCATTTCTAATAGATAGTAAAAAAATAAAAGAGAATGGAACTTCGGTTCCATTCTCTTCTTTTTGTTTACTCATCACTTGGTGATAAGAATGCGAGGATATAATCCTCTGATACTTTACTATAAATATTACTGCCGTTAGATCTCAAAATATATTTTCTAAAAGCAACCTTTAGTGATTCAACTAATGCTCGTTTTAACTCTAACTCAGTTTTATAGTCTTCAAAATCTGGAATAGTTAATAACTCATCCCACGTATAGTATGTACGCATGAATGTAATCACATCGATTAAGAATCGTGTTACATTTTCATTCTCTATGCACACTGCCTCGTGGTTTGGTTTTACCAATTTAATGTACCATGTGTGTTCTTCTGGCATAGTCTAATTACCTCCTTATATAACTATAATACTGATACGTTATATAACAGATTATTTCCTATTGGCCACATCCAATTGGATCTCCAGGTACACGAAGGTCACTAATATAATAATATTTAATATGTGCGTCATTAGATACTTCTGGGTCGATAGATTTGTTGTAGTCGTCAATAAGGTCATTAATTTCGTTTGCTAATTCAACTTTAAACTCATCATCATCTAAACTAGCCAACCAATCAACATTAATACGATCATCGAATTGACCATATAATTTATCATCAACTTCTTTTACAAATTCAAGTTTATCTTTATTAGCCACAGTCATCCAACCATTGAAAGAATCTCTAACTCTAATGAAATATTGTCTTGCTATCATAATTGGTTTCTCCTTTTCAAGAAAATAGAAAATATAATGCTATGAAAAATCCTTCTATAGCTATAGTTATAATATATATCCAAAACTACGACAGGTAATTTCAAATATACATTATGACAACGTGATAACTTAAATTGATTATATTAGGAGGAAATAGACATATGGCACATTTACCATATTATAATAGCAAAGCTCATGAAATACCATCAGTGACACACATCATTTCCTTATTAAATAAGAAAGGATTAATGGATTGGTCTAATTGGTTGGGCTTACAACGAATTAAATATAGAGCTTTCTTAGATGAGAAAGCATTATTGGGAACACTCGTCCATAATAAAATCGAGTGTGATATTAATAAGACGCACTACTCTCCACATATTGATTATAAATTAGAAAGAGAAGCGGATGTGCGATTTAATTACTACCTACAGTGGAAACGTGATTGCAACGTCATTCCAAAATGCTCTGAACTTCGATTACATAATGAGCGTTATGGTGGTACAATAGACTTTATTGGTACTATAAATAATGAGTTAACACTGGCTGATTTTAAGACGTCAAAGAAACCTCATTTTACCCATTTTATGCAACTAGCAGCCTATTTGAATTTATTACAATTTAAAGAACCAGAAATATACGATAAGCTGACTACCTGTCGTATTGTGTGTTTCACTGGTAAGGCTGATGTTCCTATTATTAGTAAATCAAAACGAATTGAAGAAATGGTAGAGTATAGAACTGCTTTTGAAAAATTATATGAAGCATTCATACTACTCAACCATATCAGTATCGAAGATTGGAAAGGACCTATCATATGATACAGAACGAATTATTTGCAGTAGCGTTTATTGCAGATATTCACTTTGGTGCTGTACGAACAGAAAAATTATATGAACAACTCAAAGAACATTTCCTACGAGTGATCGATGGAAAACGTCTTGATATGATTGTATTTGGTGGGGATTTATTCCATGGGATAACGAGTATGAACTATTCGACGGCCCATTCAGTTATGATGTTTATGGAAGAGGTAGTTGATATCTGTATCGAAAACAATATCAAATACATACGAGTCATTCAAGGCACTATGAGCCATGACAATCGTCAATTACATAACTTCCGTCAATATGAAACTCGGAATAATATTAATTTTCGAATTATCATGACGGTTGAACAGGAACACTTAGTGGAAGGCATTGATATTCTCTATGTTCCGGAAGAATATATGGAGCATCAAGATGTGTATTACGCTCCCTATTTATCAACACCAGACCAATATGATTTTATATTTGGTCATGGTATGTTTAAAGAAGTGGGGACTATGGCTAAAGCACAGGAAAGTGAAATCACCATGAGTCGTGCTCCCGTATTCGAGTCCAAAGAATTGATTACTGCTTGTAAAGGACCTATTTTCTTTGGTCATATACACACTAATACAGTAATCAAACATCATATTTATTACCCAGGGTCATTCTCTCGATTTCAACATGGTGAAGAGAAAGATAAGGGTTTTTATCTGTGCGTATATGATATACACACGCATAAGTATGCCGTAGAGTTTGTCAAAAATACTATGGCTGAAGAATATACAACCATTAAGGTTGAAGATTTTACAAAATATAGAGATCGACCGCAAGATTTGGTCGATCTAATGATGTCTATCAAAGCTGATTTTGTAAGAGTTAAAATTGTTCTAGTACAGAAAGTTGACTTCTCCTACGCATTGCAATATTTACGTGAGTTTGTTAAAGACAAACCACGGTTCAAATTGGATGTGACCGATGAAGCTCAATTTGTCAAAGAACAAGAAAGTGAGAAAGTTGTGAATACCCTACTGACCAAATATGCTTTTGTATTTGATCCAGGAATTTCACACGAAGAAAAGATTCAGAAGTTCATCAGTGTACGTCATAAGCGAGAAATCCCATTAGACGTCATTAAAGATGAACTCAATTTGTTATAAGTAAGGAGAGGTCGTCCCCTTGTTAAAATCAGATGTTTCGTACCATAAGAAGCGGAATGAACGTGATGTTACATCACCATATGATTCCACGATGCATAAGGTACCAGTAAAATTTACAAAGAATTATTTGCAACAGTTCATAGGATTTATCTTTTCAGATGATCCTACGATTACTCGTATGCATCTAAATAACCTACAAAAACTATTGAATATAGTAGATGCAACACCCTATGAAAAAGACGTGACAATGTATGCCCGTTTTTGGTTTGCTAAACGAGCATTAGATGCTCGTATCAGTATGGGTACTATTAACCGCACATCATTAATCTCTGCGGCGGAAGACCCAAATGAACCTGAATGTAAAAATATCATTAAATATCTCGATGAATATACGGATAAGAACCATGAAGAGATTCAATATACCATTAAATTGATTGAAACTCTATTACAACATGCCTATCTATTCTACTATCGAGATAAACTGTTCGATTCATTCTCAGATATCAATTGTGGTGATTATCTAAACATGGAAGAATCGACGAATAAAATTAAAACGGTAATCGGGAATTTATTGACTGATATTAGAAAATCCGAGTCCAAAGCATCTATGAGCACATTCAGCTTAGAACAAGATGTAATGGAACCATTTGTAGAAGAAACCATTAAAAATGCAGCTGATGATAATTTGGCATTAATGACTGGTGTTCGAGCATTGAATGATATGCTATCACCAGGATATTTACCAGGTCGTTTATACATGTGGTTAGGGGTAACAGGTGGTTTTAAATCAGCTATGTTACTATACTCTTGCTATTGGATTAAAGCATTCAATCGAATCCAACCAAGACGTAAACCTACTGCTAGACCTACGGTATTATATATCACAACAGAAAACTCAGTAGAAGAATCTCTTATTCGATTATTCAACCTTTCTACCTCAACAGAAGATATTAAAGACTTCACACCAGAACAAGCCATCGAATTAATGCGTAAGCAAGGTGGGTTGACATTAGAAGAGGGTGAAACCAATATCATCATGAAGTATTATGGTAACTTGGAAATTAGTACTTCCGATTTATATACGATCATAGATGAAATTGAAGAAGATAATAATGAAGTCATTGCTCTCGTATTTGACTACATTAAACGGATTCGTTCTAGTGAACCAACACAAGATGAAATTATGCGATTAAAATACGCATCCAATGAAATGAAAGATTTAGCCATCCGATTGAAGATCCCAGTTATTACGGCACAACAGATTAACCGTGCAGGTAATATGGCAATCGATGCTGCCCATGATGCTGGTAAAGAAGATTTGGGTAAAATGCTTGGTCGCGGTAACGTAGCACAAGCATGGGATCTATTAGAGAACTCCGACTGGGTTGGTGTTCTGAATGTAGAAAATGAACGGTCTACAGGTAAACGATACTTAACCATTAAAGAGTTAAAGAAACGTTACAAAACCATGACCGATCAATTATATATCAATCACCCATTCGTAGAGGGTAGTACGATTATGTTGGTGAATGATGTGAACTTAGATCATTCTGTATCTAAATTCTCCTTAGCCTCTGATTTAGCGGATATGGGGAATGAATTTGGTTTACATGGGGCTCATACTAGAAAACCACGTAAACAGGCAGGTGAACAAGAAGAAGTAAGTGAAGTGACTCGTTCATTCTCATTGAACGACACCTTAGGTGCTGATCTTGTTACTGTCGATGATTAAAAGACAAAAGAACCGCATAGCGTCTGACGTATAATCAGTTCGCTATGCGGTTCTTTTGTTTATTCTTTTATTTATTAAGGAGAAAACTATGAAACACCAAACAACCTCAGCAACATTTTAGGTGATGTTCGTGTCCTAGTAATAGGGGTACAACCCATAGTCAACACATGGCAGCTTGAGGAACTATGGGCGATGTATGTACCCGATACAAATCCCCGTATTGGGGATTGGTTTTGAGTATCTATTTGAAAGGCTGTCACCTCAGGATAACTCACAAGAACATAGTTGCAGCACTTATTTGATCTTGACTGTAGTAAGTATATTTGTCATTAATGATTCTAAAACCCCTCTACTTACACGACAATCGGAAAGAGATTAAGGGTCCCGCTTGTGTATAAATTATTTAATACATATACAGTCTGATACATGTTGCGTGTGCAACCTAATTTAATGTTATAGTTTTTTATAGGTGTTTATAAGTTAATGATCTCATCTTTAATTTGAGATCGATTCGCTGTTATCACAGATTTCTCTTTAATAACCATTTCATTGAGGAAATCCAAAATATCACCATTAAATAACTTAATGCCTCTTTGGAGATCCTTAAATTGGGTAACGGATGTCATATGATTGATTCGTAGAATCAATGGAGCCATTTCAATAGTTCCATATAATTCATTGGCTAGCATATATGGTTTATATTCATATTTCTTAGCATCTACGTCATTCATAACATATGTTTTTGTGTACTTAGCAATATGGTAACGGTATTTGCTCAATAATGTAAATACGTTCAGTAATAGTACATTATGATTATCCAATTTTACCAATTGCTCAATTTGGAAGTTCTTATAGGAAATCTTAAGATTCTTTCCTGTTATAATCTGTTGCGTTATCGTTTTCGCATCTGATATCATCTGGATACCTCACTTACTATTAACGATGTTCATCAGCAGGTTCCATTGGATTGATTTGCCCATTAGGGAACATCACTTCCATACGAGTCACAATGCAGTCATTTGGATCATGATTCATAAACATACAGATGAGTCGAGATCCTTTTGGAATTAGACCTTTATCACCTTCATGAGGGAAATGATGATCATGGTGGAAGTGGTGACAGACTTTTAAATCTGATGTACCTGGACAACACGTTTGAGCTCCATGTACTAGATTCACACAGTTACCTGGACAATCATGGAACGAATGTCTATGAGCAAGTGGCATCTGTACACGAGCTATGATATAGTTTGCTGATTGAACTTGAGATGATGATTCTAGTTTGCAATCACCGGAGTTCATAAAAGAGGTTTGATCAACCCCTGATTGATTTGTATTTGCAGAACCAGTTTTTTGACCCATTAATTTTGGTACATAAATCTTCATTTGTGTAGCACATGGATCTGTATCTTCTACTAGATAGCAATATTCAAACTGGTCTAATGAAAAATCATTACCGCCTGCATTTTGCATACTATTTCCTCCTTTATATTAACATAATGTGCAAAATAAGCATCCATAGAGTTATGTTAACATCTCTATAAAAGGAGGTCCATCATGTCTAAATTCTATAAACATCAATGGTTTGGACGAACTTCTGAATATCCGAATGTGACGGAACCTAAAGATGAATTCTACGAAGATATTCGTAGAGTGAACACTAAGGAACGGTTAGCAATCGAAAAATATATGATGACTGAATATGACTATCGGCGAGAAATCCCAAATAAACCTGGGTATGATACTCGTATGGATATGAATCTTCATCCATATTATGCTAAAACACTCTGTCCACATTATCACTTGGAAGACGAACATGCCTACCATGTCACTAATGATGATACAAACTGTGATTATTGGAATCCACAAGAGTCTGATATTGTGAATATGAAGGGTTATAATGCCACTAATATTCGCATCATGCACCAAGTATCCAAACGTATCGCAGATTTAACTAAACTATTAGGCTTGATTAATGATTTAACGAAACCTCTTGATTTGGCATATATTCAATGCAAATGCCCAGCTATTAATAGTTCTTTATTTAGAACTATTCTTTCTGTTGCGTTTAATGAATTGCTTAAGAAAGATATGGCGTTAGCGACTAAATTACAAGCCCTTATTAATCCAGTAGATACTCCTGCTGATAAGGACCCTGAACCAGGTAAAAAGGATGCAAGCACTTCTACTGATGATATTCCATCTGGTACATCGGTTCATCGTCCAGAATATACAAATTACCCTAAGATTAGTGAAGAATTCATTGAACGAATTTTGAAACAAATCTACGAAGAAGGAAATTGGAAACCTACTGAAGGTAAACCTGGTCATCAAGATGGTAACACACAAGTGCAACCACCTGTGATTCCTGAAGTAAAACCACCTAAAGTAGAAGATCCGACTCCTAAAAAACCAGAAGGAACTTCAGAAACAACAACACACGTTACTGAACAACCTTCCCCAACAACTCCACATACCACTGTTGCTACTACTGAAACAGGAACAAAAGTGACTGGTACACCAGCCGTTGAAACAACACATACAGAAACTCCTGTAAGTGCTGAACCAACAGCTGAACATCATACAGATCCAGCAGCATCTACAGTTCCTAGTTCTAATACTGAAACGGCTACAGTAACTGAACAACCGGTTGCTGATCCACCAGTAGCACATACTGAAGAATCACACTAAGTTGATTATTTTTGTAAGGGGTAGTACACAGTATGCTAGAAGTGATAAAGCCTGTACAGTCTGATTTTAATTGTTATTGTAACCTAATCGTACATGATCAAGATATAATCAATGGTCAATTTGCTTCCAGCGTATCCGTGCCTAACACGAACCAAACTGAAGTCAGTTTGAAATTTCAAGATTCAATCAATCAAATTGAATCGATTCGGATACATGAATGGTATAACGGTTCATTTTATACACTCTTAAAAGAATATTTTCGTTCTTTTATTGGTATATATGACATGCCCAGTGAAACCAACATGCTTGAAATGTATAAGATCATTAAAACCCTCGTTTATATGTATTTTGGTTTACCAAGAGGACATAAATTCATTCGCACTATCACGTTCAGGGACTTTGATAGTACCATAGCGATTGAATCAATTACGTTACTCATTGGTGGAACAGATTACACTATAGACTTTGATTTTTAAAAATAAGAGTATATACCTTGTCGTACATAGGTATATACTCTTACTATTGTATTTTATATAGAGGAAGTTATACTAATGGAATTAAATAGAGGTCAAGAGACTGCCTTACAAAATCTCTTACATTGGTGGAAGCATAAAACTAAGCAAGTATTTGAAATATCGGGTGCTGCTGGTACAGGTAAAACCACGATTGTCAAAGAGTTAATTGAAGCTTTATGTCTATCCAAAGACCAAGTACTATTTATGGCATATATCGGTAAAGCTACATTAGCATTAGCTAGAACTGGTTTAAATGCCAAAACAATTCATAGTTCCATTTGTAATATAGAGATGGTACCTAAAGAAGATGAAAATGGTGACCCTATTGTGACAGAAAAGAGTCGCTATATATGGGTTCCTAAGTTTAGTCGTAAACAGCATCTTGATGGTGATATTCGTCTAATCGTAGTTGATGAAGCGGCTATGGTACCAGAAGAATTAGCAAAATGGATATTGGAATTTAATATTCCCGTCATTGCATTAGGGGATTTGAATCAGCTACCACCAGTCATTGGTAACTCATTCTTCTTAAAGAACCCTGATGTAATACTAACAGAAATTATGCGTCAAAGCGACGAATCCCCTATCCCTTGGCTAGCTAAAGATATTTTAGAAGGGAAACGATTAACACGAGGCAATATAGGCAATTCCATTGCCATTATGTCACAACGTGATTTTGATAAGAATTTATTCACCTATAGCGACATTATCATTTGTGGTACTAATAAAACACGTGACAGTCTGAATAACTTCTATCGAAAAGTGTTATTAGAGTATACAACTGATGATCCAGTGGTTGGTGACAAGATGATTTGTCGTCAAAATAACTGGAATGCCTCCATTGGGGATAATATTTATCTTATCAATGGTATGGTTGGCTATATCACAGATATTGATTTAGAATCCTCGAGTGCTAAACGTCTGACCATCGATTTTCGTCCAGAATTTATGAATGAATCATTCATTGATTTACCTATAGATAGAGATTACCTTAAATTACCAGCGACTTATAGAAAATCACATATGTCCCGGCTCAATAAGTTTGAGTATGGGTATGCGATTACGTGCCATTTGGCTCAAGGTAGTCAGTATAATAAGGTTATCGTCATCAATGAACCATTTGGTGATTATCGATTTAGACGTCAATGGTTATATACCGCAGTAACACGGGCCATTGATCAATTGATTATACTGGAGTAACTATGAAAGAGTTATTTACATTAACTGGAGTTGATTTGGAGAACCCAATCTCTAAACAACTTATATTTAAACCTAAAATTATCGAATATGATTGGCGTGCTAAAAACAAACGAATGGCTCAACATATTCGTGAACGCTTGCTAGGAAACTCTACAGTGAATAAAAATAAGTCTTCTAACAAGCGAGTAACTTCAAATAAGAAGAAGAAAAGGAGGAAACAATAATGGATATCGGTGAATTCCAAGCTATCATTAATAAAAAGGGTATTGACAAGTTAGCAGGGATTATCTTCGATAACTCGATTCGTTGGTATTTCGATGATAAACGTAAAGTGCCAAATACGGATCCAGCAACAAAAGATAAACACCCATTCAAACTTGAACCTGTTCCTATTAGTGACTGCTTCAAAATCGAAACAGATATTTCCTGTTTATCTCGCAAAGTATATTTCCCTGGTAAAAGTCCGTATGATGAAGATAATAAAGCATACTACTGGGACGTAGTTCATGTGGAAAATATTCAAAAGCTTATCTTTGCGGATGATAATAACGTAGATTACCTACGCATGAACTTCGATTTAGCTTTAACTTAATCGTTAACAGTAAAACAAGTTGGAATAAAAATATATATTATTTCAACGTGATAGAACAATTCTCTATCAATATTTTAATTATTTTGCTAGGAGGTTAATAACACATGGCAAAGAAAAACAAAAACAAAGACAAGTTGAACGGCATTCAAAAAATCTTGGCTGGTATTCGCCAAGAACGTTATGCTCTTGAACAAAAAGAACGCGATACTCAGTTTGAATGCTTACACAAACGCGGAAATTCCATGCGTCTTAAAGAAACAAAGACCGAAGGCGTGTTCCGTTGTAAAGAATGCGGAGCTAAGTTAGATTTCCGCTTCTTAATGAAACAAAATGACCCTAAAAAGGTAAAGGCTCATTTGAAAGAATGGAAACGCGATGGTTTGAACTATGCTAACTTAACTAAGTTACAAGCGGACTTTAAACCAGATTCTGATGAACTTAAAAAGTTAGTTAAAGCGCAACGTGCCATCGATTGGAGTGCGAGAGCGTTCAAAGTTATCATGTTGAAAGAAAATAAAGCTTTCGGTAAGAAAGGCAAGAAACATGGTAAACATGGTAAGAAATATCGTTCTTCCATGACAGTCATGGGTGGCGGTAGCTCCATTCTTCGTCGATAATATTTAGAAGCTATTAAATCGATTTAAAAGCTTCTAAGGAAGCTATAATAAGGAATACGGGATTACCCGTATTCCTTATTTTTTATTTTTTAAAAGGAGAAATCAATGTATACAAAAGGAGAACTTGAACTTTTGATTCAAGGTACACCAATTGATGAAAATAATGAATTCATCACAGGAAATATTCAACCAGATGTTCCATTTATGTATTATAACAAAGATACTGATTATTTGATGGAAGCTGTATTGGATTCCGAAACAGGTGAATTAGAAGACATTGATGCAATTGCACCAATGGTTTATATTTTGAAATTTATCCCAGAACGTAACATGTTTTCTTTACTTGAAATGGGTGACCCATATCAATTGATTAGAACAGGTGAATTAGTTGATGGTGATATTATCATGCTGGTATCCATCACGGATGGTGCTACGACAGTTACCAGTCTATTTGATGTGATGGACGAAAATGGTATTTACATGGTCATGCCAAATGTTGATACGTTATTGTATCCTGAACGGTATGATAACGAAGGTCATATTGATATATCTGTTATCGAAGACTATGTGAAATCCCAAGGTGTCACATCATTAGAAATCTCTAAAGAAGATGACGATGATGACTCTGAATGTGAATGTGGTTGTGGTCAGCACCATCATGACGACTATGATGAATATGACGACGATTTTGATGATGATGATGTTATTCCAGATGATCATTTAACATTATATTCTGGAACTAATATCTTTAATATGGCTACAAGATACAGTAAACGAGTTACTGAACTTGCTCGTATTATTGAATCCATCAATGACTAATATAAAAATAAGGTAGCTTGCTACCTTATTTTTTTAATGCCTGTATACTAGTACAGACCATTAAAGATAATACGCAAATAGACAAATTAGTATTTGTTATTTATACTAGGAGGTCCATTTAAGATTATGGCAAAGTACAAAGATGATAACATAACCGTCATCACAGATGACCTTGAACGTCTTCGTGAGAGGACGACTATGTATATCTCTTACAAAGGTGAGAAAGGTGCCTTGCATCTATGTAAAGAATTGATCAATAATGCGATTGATGAATCTATGTCGCCTCATTCTCCATGTAAGAATATCTACATCGCATTTGATGTAAAAGAAAATAAATTAACCGTAAAAGATGATGGTCGTGGTATTCCATTTGAACATGTCATTGATGTTGTATCCCAACTACAATCCAGTTCTAACTTCGGTAAAACCAAAGAGGGTGCTGAAGTATCTTTTAAAGCTGGGGAAAATGGTGTTGGTTTAACAGCCATTAATGCATTATCCGAATACTTAACACTTACCATCACACGTGACGGTAAACGTGGCACCTTTGCGTTCGTTGATGGACGTCTTAAAGGTGAACCTGTATATGAAACCGTATCCAAGGAATTACATGGCACTGAAGCTATCTTCGTACCAAGTGCTAAGTACCTTGGCAAATGTAATATTGATGAAGGAGAGTTGTTCGAATGGATCGATACTATCTCTTACTTCATGCCGAGTAATAAAACGATTTACTACTCTGCGATTAAAAAGAAAGGTGACGAGAAGAAAGCTATTAAGTTAAAACATAAAAATGGTCCAGTTGAACTTCTCGAATCCACTATTAAGAAACCTCTATTGAGTTCCACAATTCACTTTACTGTGAAAGATCCGAATATTCAAGTATGTTTCAACTATGATGAGAATGATAGCACAGATGGTTATAATACACTATCATTCTGTAACTGGGTTAAAACGATTCAACATGGTGAACATGTGAATGGTGCTAAGACTGGTTATTGTCAAGCTATGTCTAAGATTACCCAAGAGTATATGACGGATAACGAAAAGAAAAAGTGGAATATCACTTTTGAAGATATTCGTTTGGGTCTATGTACTGAAATCTTCGTATTCCATAATGACCCACAATTTACGAACCAAACGAAAGAAGCGGTTGGTAATCGTGAGTTAGGAAAAGAGATTCGTGATGCAGTCTACAGTGCTATTATGAAGTATATGAAGTCACATGCTTCTGAAGCTAAGAAGATTGCTACCTATATTAAGAAAAATGCTCGTGCAAGACTTGAAGTTTCTAAGATCCGTAAGTCTGATTATAAACCAATGGATTCCTTAGAAGAATCTATCATGAGTGGATATAGTCCAGCGATTGGTAAAGGATATAAAGAACTATTTATAGTCGAAGGGGATTCTGCGAAAGGTGGCGTAACTGCAGTTCGTGACCCTATGACACAAGCTGTATTTAAGATTAAGGGTAATCCAATGAATACCTATGGTGAACCATTAGCAAAGGTTCTTCAAAACGAAGAGTTGAAAGCGCTAACCAAAATCATTGGTACTGGCATTGGTAAAGACTTTGACTTAAGTAAATCGAAGTTCGATAAAATCATTATCTTCGTCGATTCAGATATCGACGGCTATAATATGACTTCGTTACTTTCTACATTCTTCTTATGCTTCATGCCAGAGCTTGTACAACAAGGTATGTTATATAAAGCGAAAGCTCCATTATACATCTTAAAAGACCATAAGCATAAGTATATTCTTTCCAAGGTGGATTACTATAAACTATTCGCCGACAATGTTGTTGAAAACGTAACGCTTACGAATAGTAAAGGTCACAAACTATCCAACAAAGAAATGCACGAGTTAATTAACATCAACTCTGATTATTTATTGGAGCTTGAACCACTAGCTCAATACTTCTATACGAACCCAGAACTCATTGAGTTCACGCTATTGTATGGACAAACCAAAACCTTCAATAGTCAATTAAAGAAGCGTTTCCCTGAATTAGTCTATGATGCTAAAACTGGTGTTATCCAAGGTTCTATTAATGGTATATACCAGTATCTATTGGTTGATATAGCATTCTTCAATAAAGCATCTCGCTTAATGAAGTTCATTAAAGAAGCGAATCATTCCGATATATATTATACTATGGAAACCAAAGATGGTGGGAAAGTATATACTAGTTTAGGTATGTTCTTCCGTGAAACGAAAAAGTATTTACCACCAATCGAAGAACGGATAAAAGGGTTGGGTGAGTTGGATAAGACAATCATGTGGGAAACTACATTGAATCCAGCTAACCGCGAATTGATTCGGTTAACGATTGATGACTTGGAACGTGAATTAGATACTGTTAAAGTATTACATGGTCCAAATACAAAACTTCGTAAAGCGTTTATGATTGATAATAGTCATAAATTTAATCGTGATGATTTGGATAACTAATTATGGTTATACCTGTAATACTACTACTAGTTGTGCTGTTGGTACTATCGATAGGTAGCTACCAACACACAAAAAGTATACAACATACAAAATCACATAATGGGTTTTATGAATAGGAGGTGTATCTCTATGGAACTACCAGAAATTATCGCTACCATTATTGTGATTCTACTGGTTAGTGCACTCGGTGGATTATATCTATATCTTGAAACCAAGGAAATGGAAGAATCTCAGCAGTATTTCATATTAAGGGAACAGTGGAGAGAACGTAATGGCAAAAAAGACAAAGAAGAAGTTTAGTGGTAAAATCACCGATATGTCTTTATACACCAATAATCGTGGTGTAGTGGAAGAGAATATTGGTGCCTATAATGAAGATGGGATGTATAAGTACGGCACTAACGTTGTATTAGCACGTGCTATCCCAGATATTACAGATGGATTAAAACCGGTTGAACGTCGTGTATTGTATGCGACCGCTAAGATTGCGGGTGCTACTAAGAAGATGACAAAAGTATTGTCATTGATTGGTGACGTTATCAAGATTCATCCGCATGGTGATTCCTCTGTAGAAAATGTAATTACTGGTCTTGGTAAAGACTGGGAAGTCCCATACCCATTGATGACAATCGGTGGTAATAATGGTCAGATTGCTGGTAGTCCATCAGCAAGTGCTCGATATATTACGGGTCGTGTATCTGACTTTGCGTATGATTGTTTCTTTAGTGAATGGGATGATAAAGTAATGGATATGGCTCCAACGTATAATCAGGACCTTATGGAACCATTATCATTGGCAGCTAAATATCCAAATATGTTATTGAAACCATCTACTGGGTTTACATTCAGTATGGCTACGTATGTACCATCCTTTAACCTAGTAGAAGCATTTGAAGAAGTTATCAAATGTATTAAAGACCCAGACTATCATCCATATCTCATTCCAGATATTCCATCTCGATGTGATATTATTGATGAAGGTCAATTTGGTGAGATTTGTGAAACTGGTAAAGGTGTATTCAAGATGCGTTCGACGATTATCGAAGATCCAGATGAACACACTTTAACTATCACATCTCTTCCATATAAAACTAAAATTGAATCTGTTATCGCCAAGATTGCAGAATTCAGTAAAAGTAAACAACTCCCTGGATTAAAACGAATTAATGATGCTTCTGATGCTGAGTCAGTATACCTCATTCTTGAGTTTGCTAAAGAAGTAGACTTACATCAAATGAAGATGTTCTTATATTCTAAGACGGGGTTAGAAAGTTCATTCCCAACACAAATGAACTTCGTTGATAATTATGTAGTTAAACTCTTTAACCTTCGGGACATCATCCATAGCTGGATTATGAATCGTCGATTATTTAAACGTAAAGTGTATACCATTCGATTAGTTAAATTGAAAGAATTGGTATATATCACTGAAGTGTTAATTGATATCATTGAAACGCCAGGTAAAGCTGAGAAAATCATGAAAATGATTAAGAAATCAGAAGATGATAAATTGATTAAGATGCTTAATAAGGATTATGCCTTAACAACTGTACAAGCTAACAAAATCATCAATCTTCGTATGAGCGAATTCAGCAAATCGGCATTGAAACGATTCAAAGAACGATTAAAAGACGCTCTTGATGAGATTAAAGTATGTGAAGAATTGATTACTAAACCTAAGAAATTAGACAAGGTAATCATTGCAGAACTTGAAAAGGGTATTGCTAAATATGGTAAACCTAGATTATCTCGAGTGGTGAAAGCTAAAAATGATGCTAAGTATAGTGATACCGAACATCTTATTGTGTTCACGAAGAATGGGTATGTTAAGAAATTACTTGACAATGTAAAATCCATTGGTGAGTTGGCACAAGGTGATGAACCAGTAGAGATTGTACATGCGAATAACTTAGATAGCTTAATCTTCTTCGACCGTAAAGGGTATGTACATGCATTAGAAGTTGGTGAAATTCGGGCATCTGATAAAAAATCATATGGTGAAGCCTTAAGTAAGTATGTGAATATCAATGGTGATGTAGTGGCAATCTTCACAAAAGATGCTGTAAAATCTAATGAGGCATTCACATTCATTACCAAGAAGGGTATTATCAAGAAAACCTCTTGTTCCAAATATCCATTCCGAACATCAGTGGCTAGTATCATCCTTAATAAAGATGATGAGTTGGTGTCTGTGCTTAAAGGTAAAGATGCTATGGATATCATTGCCTATACAAAACAAGGTAATGGTCTTCGATTTGATACAGGTACATTTACTGAAACCAATCGAATGAGCCGTGGTGTCATTGGTATTGATTTGGCACCAAATGATGAAGTGGTTGGTATTGCTCGTATTACCAACAGTGATGACCAAATGCTCATCTTAACCGATAAAGGTAATGGTAAACGCTGTACGTTAGATACGTTTGCTAAATCTGATCGACGAGGTCAAGTTCTCAAGTTGATTAGTTTAGGTAAAGGTGAACATTTAGCCTTCGTTATTGGTTGTAATGATTTCTGTGAATTTAGAGTCTTATTGAAAACCGACATCTTTGATGTATCAGCTGATGAATTCCCAGAACTCACTCGTAACCATCCTGGTAAGAAAGTTATCCCTGTTCGTAAAGGGGATACCATTATCAAAGTGGTTCGTAAGTAATAAGAAAAAGAGGAACTTTCCGTTCCTCTTTTTTTTTTGGTTAATTTGACATCTATTTAAGTACAATAACTATGTATTTAGAAAGGATGGTACAGCTATGCTATATAATGGTATAGACATGGACACATTCCTGTTACAATTACGAAAAATTATTCGGTCTGCTGTTATCAAACAGAGTAAACAAGCAAAAAAATATGAAACCAAAAATACCAAATTAATGGGTGATGCCTATGTAGCAGCCATTGAAACAGGAGATTACTGGGATTCATATATTACGTTTGAACGCAGCGTTCTTGTTAAAGCGGGAATAGATCGTCTCTTATTGACGAAATGCCAACAAGATAAAGAAAATATCCCTCCTCAGTATAGAGATAGGGTCGTTCAACTTCAAAAGAATTTAATCATTGGTTCCTTTGAAGAACATAATAACTACTATCGTATGTTACATGGTGAACCAGACATGGAAGATACCGATTTTGTCTACGTTCCAGAGAATCGTTTTGGGATTCCTACGAATGTTCCAGTGCATGAATTGGATCCTCAATTAGCTCACTTAGTAACAACGAGCGGTATAGCCGATGAACTGATCGCGAAGCATCCTGATAAACCATATTTGAAATTTTTAGGTGGCTACGCTATACCATATCACACAGCTAGGACTGCTAGAAACTATGAATTACTATATGTATTACCATCAGACATAGAGTATATCTCTAACGACTTTGTTAAGTTCTATAATGAAGCTCGTGACTATGTCATGATGGGCTTATATACCCAAGAAGACAACAAGATGTTTGAATATTACGATGAATTCATGGGATTCCTAATCATGATTATCGCCATCCAACGATTCATTGCTAACATCTTTAAACAAGGTATCACTCGTGAGTTCTATGATGACTCATTGATACGATACCTATTTGAAGGATATAATATGCCTTACTTTGAAGAGATTGCTGTATTATACCAACGAATCATTGCAAAGGATTTGAACTTGATGTTACAAGTAAAATCCTCTAACCAAGTTATTTATGATATTTCCAATATCTTCAACTTCATCAAAGTTAATGTATATAAGTATTACTTGGTGAAAGACTATAAACGAGATACGAATGATAACCCAGTTATCAAGTATAAAACCATCGTTGATGAAGAAGGGAATCCTAAAGAAGTCATCGATTGTGAGAATACATGGAATGTATGGTTCCAACGTGTGAACATTCGTGATATGGACCCTGCTGCTGCGATTGCTAATCCAGATAACAAAGTAGATTATCATGCCATTACAGACGGTGATCCATATTGGATTAACGATTCTGACTTAATGGAAAAGATTTGTCATAATAACTTCAACTCTATTATCACGAAATATATGTCAATTGACTTGATTTATAGTATGACTAAGACGTTCTATGAATCTACTTACACCATTCGTATGTGTATCGACAATCAGGATGAGATGGATAAATTAAAAATGAAACTTCCTCGCTTAAGTCCAGATTATGTCAACCTATATGAATTGGTTATTTTCCTATGTACATTAGTTGCTAATAAGTTTGGTCTACGTGGTGAGATCCCTCTTAAAGGGTATCAAATCGCCAACGTATATGGCTTTAACTTCAAAGGGGATATCCCTAAGATTCGTGATGACTTATTGTATGGTAAAGGGGCTTGCTCTAAACGTATTGACCCTGAAATCCTTAAGTTCTTCACTAAGATTCATACACCTACCATCAATGATGTTGATGATGTATATCGCAACATCAATGGGTTACGTAAGTTTATTGATGAACGTATGCGGTTGACTAAAGACTTGGAAACCTATGAGTGCTATAAGAAACTCTATGACTCTCTACTTATCACAGAGGATGTTAAGGAATTATATAAGAAACCAAATGGTGAATATGCAACGAGTTACGAAGATTTATTAAGAGATTTACGTCCAGACCTATGGAATATCTTTAATGATATCCGTGGTAAACGTAAAGACTTAGATGACTTAATCAACTATATCTTACATAAACTATCATCATTAGATGATGAATTCCAATTCATCAGTAGTCTAAATGAAAAGACTGATTTAATTAAGATGGTTGAGAAGTTGGTTAACGAGTTTAAATCCTATACTGTATCTGATGCATTCTCTGACCTAGTCTATGTATTAGATGATCCGCATTTCAATATGCTTAAAATCCTTGATAAGCTCAAGGGTATGGAAGTTAATATGACGATTGAGGATCGTAAAGCGTTACAATATATCTACGATGATTGTATTTCTATGATTACGGTAATGAATAAATATGATGATAAAATCAAGTTCACCGAAGAGTATCGTACATGGTCTTGGCAACTCGTTAAAGACTTCATTCACTTTACAGATAGAATCCACTTTATCTGGAAAGATATGCAATTAGATGACCATTTCACTTTGCAATTCTATGATATCATTAGTACATCTAAAGATATTGACTTGAAAGATTCTGCAGGTGATAAGGTAAACATCTCTGAGCTATTACACTTTATCAAAGATAAGTCTTTCCGTGAGAAATTCCCATTAAGCGAAGTGGTGGTACGTAACTTTATCGTTGACGTTATCGTTAATAGCAAACTTGATTTATTTGATCATATTCAAGCAGAAGAAAAGGTTGCTATCTATCAAAAGTTAACTGCCTATCTAATGGAGTGGTATGTATATTCTTCCGTAACCTACTTGAAGGATCGCTTCCCATTACATATGAAGAATAAACATCGGCTAACGAATGATGATCCAGCTAACTTTAGCTTTAAGGATTTCCAAGACTTATTTGATGATCATAGTATGACAAAAGATACATCGCTACGAAGTGGTATGTTAGTTAAAACACTCATGCCTTATTTTACTAGCGATTATTCGTTCAGAGATCGTAGATTCTTAAGTGATTTGCGTTATATTGAAAGATTTAACCCAAAAAACAATACAGTAGAATCTATTATTGACAACAGTGTGTATCCTATTACAGAAGCTCCTTTGAAGAGTTCATTAGGTACTGCAACTAAAGTAACAGGTACTGGTAAACAACTAGTATCTAAAGACAATATACAGTTTAAACACACGATTAAGAAACACTATAGTTAACTAGTAAAAGGAGAATTCAGTAATGAGTAATATTGTTAACAAAAAACTCTCCGATCGTATCGGTACAGTTGATGTTTTGAAAGAACAGTTCTCTGCTCCTGCAACTAAACAACCTAAAACGTTCCGTACAGAAATCAGTGCCACTGACGAATTCGGCAATGTGTTGTTTACTAATGAGCATAATGAAACAGTACTTGGTGGTGCCATTACAGTAATGGAAAAAATGTGGGGTATCCGCTCTCCATTGCAAGTAGCCACTATCAATGAAATTATGGATATTAACTCCAACGTAGGCGTTGACCCTAATCCATTAACACAAGACGATATTGTATGCCTTTGGGGTGTTGGTATCGGTGGTTCTGGTGATGCATTTGGTTCCATTCGTCCAGTCAACTTCTATGAACGTGAAGTTGGTCAAAACGGTCAACGTGATGAAATGATTCCGTTCCGTGTTGTACAAACTCCATTGAGTGGAGACGATGCTGCTAAATACCATATGATGGAAGAACGTCATTCCGATGGGTTATTTGCATACTACCTTAAAGGCTTTGAACAAACTCCACAAATCAAAGTATTATGGAAAGATGGCGAAGAAGGCGAAGATGGTTCTGAAGTAGAATCCGATGTTCATAATACATCTCGTCGTGATCTTATCGAAGCTTTCGTAGAAATGCATTTGAAACTCACTAAAAAAGACGTTCGTGAATGGTTCGACGTAAATGGTAATATCCAATTATCTCGTATCAATACTATCGCACTTTTCACAGGTAAACGTGTGGAAATTGCTCCTGGTAAATTCGACTATGTAAACGTAAAAATGTTCTCCAAATTGAATTTGGATAATGAACCATTGACAAACACTAAAGAAATTAACTTCACATACCGTATTTACACTAACTAATCACAACTATTGCGGATATAAGATTAATTTCTTATATCCGCTTTTTCTATTCTATAAAGGAGTTAGTACAATGGGTTTAATTGATAAAATCCACAAGTTGTTTAAAACAAATACACATAAACTATCTGTTGTATTATCTCAAGATATCGTTGAAAAGGTTGATTTCGTTGAAATCAATCAAGATATAGATGATGCAGTTATTGACGACCATTTCAATAGTCGTTTCATATATGGTCTACAAGATGTACGAGATAGTATACTAGAAGATAAAAACCCTAAAAAAGCGTTACAACTTATGCGAAAAGCTAAGATATCTATGGCTGAAATCGAAAAATTTTTCGATAAAGAGTTATTTATTGGTGGTTCTAAATATCATAAAGTTCCACTTAAAGAAGTGCTCTTATACTGCAACGGTACCAAAAAAGCAAAACCTGGTATCATTGATGTGACTGTGAGTAGTATTATCATGGGTAGATTATTAGAGCTCGGATTAACCGAATATGTTAATAAGAGTATCGTTTCTTTATATGTAACTAACGATACTGAGATAGCAGCTATGTTGAATAAAATCAGTAAAGGTAACCTATCCGATATACCAAAAGAATGGCACCCTGTATTGAAATACAGCGATGAATTATATGTTATTGGTTCTAAAGTCATTCAAAAATACGAATCCTTATTCCATGAATTAACTAAATTATTGAAACAGTACTTTGATTACGCAATCAAAAAGTATTATACTGAATAGGGGGTACCATAATGGGTTTAGTGGATAAAATCCATAAGTTATTTAAAACTGATGCCTATAAATTAAAGGTTATCTTATCTAAAGATATCCAAGATGAAGTAGACTTTGTTAAATTCAATGAAGATTTTGGTGATACAATCGATGATCATTTTGATAAACGATTCGTATATCCACTTCATGATGTTAGAGATGCTATTAAAGAACGAAATGCCAAGAAAGCTATATTGTGCCTTAAAAAGGCTAAAATCACTATCCCTGAACTTGAGAAGTTCTTTGATAAAGAAATTTTCGATGGTGGTAGTCGATTGCGAAAAGTACCATTGGCTGAGGTATTAAAACAACGTAACCAATATAGTTACACTGGCCCTAAAGATGTCATGGCTAATGTAGATGCTATTTTATCCGAATCATTGATTGAATTTGGTACATCCGAACTCATTGTATCTAACATAATCAAACTATTAGTGGAAGATGGTATGGATAAAAATACTGCCGATAACGTAGTCATCGATAGACACTATGACAAAATCCCAAAAGAATGGCATCCTGTTTTGAAACATGTAGATGAGATCGAAGCAATTGCTAAAACAGTTTACAAAAAATATGAAACACTATGCAATCATCTATTAGGATTGGTAGTAAAATATTTCAATGAAGCGGTGGCTAAATATTACGACCCAAAAAAGTAACTGAGGCTACTTGTCCACGCTACCTATTTAAGCCAAAAGCAATTGATAAAGCATTCATCAAGGAGTATAAATCCGTGAATGACTTTATCAATAAGATTAAGGTAGATGATGATCATCAAGGTACAGTACTGTACTATGAAGGTGAACTGGTTGGTGTTGTCAATGTACAACAATCCACACATGGTTTACAAGCATTATGGGTACATGATGATTATCGTAGAATGGGAGTAGCCCGTCAACTATTGAAGATTGCTACCACTAAGCATGGTTGTAGTCAACTCACAATTGATAAAACAAACAGTGCTGCTATATCACTATATAAAAGTGATGGTTGGACGTCATATAAAGATGACGACCAATATTTGTATATGAGAAAATAGGTGAATTGTATGATTACAGAGACTAATAAAGCCTATCTTTTATCATTAAAGCCAGATCAATTGACCAAACAATGGTTTGATGAAAATTGTTCTCGTCATTATGATCCAGTTATGAAAAAGATGACTGAACCTAAGTTTAACTTCCAAGATAAGTTTACACTTAAACCAAATGAGTATGTGAATACCACAAAAGTAGAAACTAATGTTGGTCAATTACTCGTCAATAAGTATTTATATGAGGCTATCCCGAATATTCAAAAAGTGTTAGGGTATATTGCCGAACCGATCACTAATGGTAAACTAGGTAGTATTGAAAGTGATGAATTATCAAAAGCTCTTCTTGATGGACATATCACAGCTGAAGATATGTGTCAATACTTCAATCGATTACAATGGTTAGGTAATACCATCCACACAAACGTAGCACCATCATTTACTGAAGGTACAACGAAAAATCTTGCCAAAGTTATGAAAATTCGTGATAAACTATATGAAGAAAATAAAGAAGCCTTAGCTAAAGGTGATGCTGTTGTTGCTAATAAAATAGAAAAACAGCTTATCGATATGACTAAAGAAGAATTGAAGGATGACATTGGTTTGACGTTATATACATCGGGTGCTCGTGGTAGTTTTGAAAACAACTATAAAAACCTTTTCTTAACCCGAGGTCCTGTATATAACCCAAACACTGGTGGCTACCAAATCATTAAACGTTCCTATATGGAAGGGTTAGAGAAGGACGATGTTCCTTCCTATGGTACAGAGGTAGTCAATGGTGCCTACCCTAAAGCCATTGGTACAGCCGTGGCAGGTTATGCTACTAAAAAATTCTTTGCTGCCTACCAATCAGCCGTGTTAGATAAACGTGGTTCGGACTGTGGTACGAAGGCGTATCGAAAAACGCTAATTACTAAAAAGAACTATCAGAAACTAATGTATAGATACATCGTAGAAGGTAATAAACTAATAATGTTAGATAACTCTAATATTAAATCGTATATTGGTAAGGTAGTTAATTTACGGTCTCCTCTATATTGCGTAGGAGATAAACTATGTTCTAAATGTGCTGGTGATTTATATTATCGCCTAGGTATTGAGAACATCGGGATGTCAACGTCTGCTATCGGTTCAAGTTTACTAAAACTATTAATGAAAACATTCCATGATAGTTCTGTTAAAATTTCTGAAATCGATGTTAATGATATTTTAATCTAAAAAAGATAATAAGAGATACAACCATTCGGTTGTATCTCTTATTAACGTGTGTTTCTGGATTATACCCAGTAGGAGTAGTTCAGGAAATCCATCCCCTTGTTAAAGATAGAAAGTCCCTAACTATTAGTTACTCCCATTATAAAATTTTATTATGCACCGACACCAGGTGTTACTGTAGTGGAGGATGCAGGAGCTGCAGCTGGAGCTGCTTCTTCTGGATCATATGCTTTGAAAGCTTTTGTTGTTGTATCGAATACCCATTTGGAACCAACTAAATGAGTGGAATCCACTTGTTTATTCAATACATAAATCACGTCAGGATTTACAGTTAAATCAACTTTAGTGAAGTCTGGTTTAGTGTCTAATGCAACAACAGCTTTAGCAACGATAGGTCCGAATTCGCCAGAAGTAAATTTACGGTATACGCCGTTAACACCATAGATAGTACCTTCTTTAGCCACTACCAAGTTAGGTAATTCAGATACTTCTTCAATTTTAAGTGTTTTTTCTTCCAATGCGTGTTCTTTACCAACATAGATTGTACCAGCTTTTACTTCTGGTTTGTCTTTTTGTTTGATATCTTTAGTTACTACATAGATCAAATGATCTTCGATATCTTCTTCTTTAGGTAAACGAGCAATTTCTTTTACGCCAACATAGTCAGCTTTAATGAAAGATGTACCATTGTATTCGAAGAAACCACGATCAGCTTTATTAGTTGGGTGGTTCAAGAAGTACAATACATTTTGTTTAGCAGTAATTTCAGCTGCTGGAAGTTCTTCTACTTCAACAATTGGATCTGTTACTTCTTCAAAACCATCTTCAGCATCATTTAATTTATACACTTTACCATCTTCTTTTACATGGTAGAATGCGGATTTACTGAATGCTGTTTCAGAAGGAAGAGCGTCAACAGATACGACACCAGCGTATTGTTTTACAGTGGATTTAATACCAGCTTTAGCTAATTCGTATACGATCACACTCATAGTTTTAGGAGTTACTTCAATTTCAGAAGTTACTTCTGCATTTTCAGTGTTAACCACTTTAACATTAGCGGCTACGTTTTGACCAGCAGCATCCATAATCAAGAAGTCGAATACAGAGATAGTTTTATCTGTATCATTTTGAATATGAGTATGAACTGGTTTACCAGCACCATTAGCTGCTTTACGGTAAGAAGATAACGCTGCTAAGAATTCAAATTGATAAGGGAAGTTTACCAATTTTTTAGCGGCAGCTGCATCTAATTTAAAAATACCTTTACTAGGTACAAGTACAGTTAAACCTTTAGTTTGGTCTGCTTCGATGAAGTATTCCAAACCATTAGGAGCTTGATGAGAAACAAAACTCATTAGTCTTTACCTCCGTCTGTATTCATCATATTTTCTTTTAAATATTTTTTAAGACTTTCGTCTTTAGTTGTGTTAAAGAGTTCAGTAACAGGGGTAGCAGTTGGGTCTGGAATAGACATACTACCGAATGTACCGATTTCTGTAACAATGCACATTTCTGTGTCTTTTTCTGGCATAAGAGTCACTCCTTACTAGAAAAAAGTATTATTTAAGTGTTCCCTTTAGAAGGTAACCTTCTGTAACGAGATTGGTTTTCAATCCCATGGAAATGGTATAGACATCGAATGTGTTTAAGGCAACTTTATTTTCAACGTTATCACTTAATTCTTCCATCGATAAATACCCTTTACGTCTAATTTGACTATATGCTTCTTCTTTCATAACCATATCATCCGCACGGAATGACATAAATTCTTTAACAGCATTGGATGCCCCATAGGTCATAAGACAATAATTTTCTTCAATGGCTTGACGACCATTTTTATCTTCATTGATAACCTGACCTGTTTTCGTATCACGTGCCGTAATATCAATTGATGTTGTATTCTTTTTACGTGCTGTTTGTTGTACACGTTTTTCATGAATATACCCAACTGGTACTTTGTATGGTGTGACAATAGGGTTTGATTTATCCTCGCTAAAGAATGGTAAAACGACGTATTCGTATAATGGAATATCGAGCAATTTAGAAGCTTTCTCGATATTAGCCATATCTAAATCCCGCTCGAAAATAACAACATCGAGTGGTAGATAGGGACTCTTCGACATGAAGAGTTTCTTAAAAAATGTATCGAACTGGGTGTCACTCATTTTACCAAAGAATGACTTATAGTTCTCTGCATTGACTTTACTTGGATCGATTGTCGTAAAGAATTTGTAGATTAAATCTTCCATTTCTTTACGCTTCTCCTTAGTAATAGCCATTGGGTAATCACCACCTTTTCTTAGTATGCGATTATAGCTATGTCGAAGAAAGGAATTATTACTCTACGACCTCTTCAGGAACTTTAGCATCATGTAAGAATTGAAGTGCTTGGGAGTATGTCATTCTACGACCACCAATTAACATTGTTGACTCCTTAAATATACCAGTTGAATCCATTAATTCTGGAAATAGTGTCTCAACACAGTATGTGATAAGACTATCAACCAATCGTAGTTGGTTAATGTCTGATTGATCGAGTCCATAGGAAGCTTTTAAATAGGATATTAACTTACCCTTCATTTTATCCTGTGTATCTAAGGTTAAATACTCTGGTCTAAGTTGTTCAGATGTTACATTGTATTCTAAACATAAGAATTTTAACATCATAAAATCAACCCACTCCTTATATGATGCGGGTCCCATCTCTTGGATAAATGCTCGCATTGGATCTAAGGGTAGTGTCATCATTAAATTATCAACCTCAATGATATCTAAATAGGTTTCTGTACTCATAGGTCCCTCCAATGATAAAAAAAATAGAGGCGGAATACACCGCCTCTATTAGTATAACATCTTATCGATTCCGTAAGATGTTATTAAAGATTTCACCCATTTCATTATTGGCATCGCTGTCAATCATTGGGTTTCTCCGTTCACCAGAGCGGAAAATGGATTGGTGTTGTGGTTTGTCTTGACGTGGACGTTGTTGGTTATGACGTTCTTTTGGCTGTTGTTGTTTACCTTTGTTATTATAATGAATCTTATTCACTTTTTGTGAATCTTCACGTTTTTCATTACGTTCGAATCGAATGTTCTTAGGGTCAATTCGATTTCTCTTTGGTTGTTCAACAACAGGTTGTTTTTGTTCTTTAGAATTTTCTTCTTCTTCTAAATCCATCAATGAACGTGGTTGATACACTGAAGATTTTAATTGGTTTTCTACCTTAAGAGTGATGATCTTATCTTCTTCAACTGTATTTGTGTCAGAGATTTCAGAATCATCAGATTCAGTAGTGTCCCATTTCCCTTCTACTAGTGCATAGTCAGTGTTATCAGAGTCATCAGTTTGGAATTCAACTTCTGGTTCTTCGACACGAATTTCACGATTACCTTCTGGGTCAACTGTAATAGATACACCATCACCACCATCCATTGGTGTGTCTGGTTCGTCTGGTAGAATATCCATGCGGATATGTTGATTACCACGTCCATCATACGCACTGAATCGTAATTGACGAGATTCATCAAGTTCTTCTGCTGTGAAGTTTGTTACATTGAATAAGTAGTATTCAGTACCTGTTTGTAAATCAACAGAAGCAATCGCTACATCTTCTAACTTTTGAGATGTACGATTTGTACATCTACCTGTTTCTTTATCGATGTCTTCGATAACTAATAGAACAGTGTCCTGCTCAGAGTCGGATAAATCCATAGCCATATATTGAGTAATATGGTCAGGGGCATATGTTTTTCCAACACATACCATATCACGAACAGGAACGATGTCAGCTCGTTTTAACTCAAGCTCTTTCTTTGTAAAGGAATAATGCATTATATAATCCTCCTTAAAAAATAAAAGAATACAAAAAGGTCTCATGAAAACCTTTATCGTATAAATAATATATAAATAAAAGAGAGATAGGCTAATGCATATCTCCCTTTTATCTTACTTAGTACGTTGCAATGTAAATACGAAGAATGTGTATAGTGCTCGTCTAAAGTTATTGAGTGTAGCAACACGTTGTGTTTTTCGGTACGTTTCCGAATACTTCTCAATCCACGTATCTAAAATACTTTTAACCTTGATGACATTTTCATCATTGGTATTGGATTTCTTATATACCGCTAAGCAGAATGTTAAGAACTTACTACCATTTAAGTCATTCACATGGTTTTCTCCATTAAATAAATACAAATACAATATAGACTCACACAATGCTCGAATATTTACACTTTCATCTTTATTTTGCGTTAATTGATTGAGTGTATTTCTGGTTTCATTAACGGACACTTGATTCATCTTAGCTGAAATATCAACTATACGACTATCGGGTCCATTGACAGATAGCTTCAATACCACTTGGTCAACAATGCGTTGAATCAGTAAGGAATTACTATCTGATGTTTTGAAATCATTCTCATCTTCATTATCTCGCTCTGTGTTCATATAATTACCACTACGATAATCTTTCTCAAACGCATCACGAATCTTCTTAATCAATGAGTTTAATCTAGTTTTATAAGCATTGATATAGTCTGTCAATTCCTTATCATTAGCATGACGGATATTTTTATCGTATGTTTTATCTGCTAATGCCGTTGTATCAACCAATGCTTGTAGAATATTCCCTACCTGCTTAACTTTGAACTTATTGGATAGATTATTAATAGTATATTGCATAATCGCTTCATTCGGTTCAAATTTAAAGTACTTGTAATGCAATGATGGGTACATAGATAAGGTTAGATAGGTAACGGCTAATTGGTTAATTTGGTCTAATTGATTCAACTTAGCATAACGAAGAATCATCATCATTACTAAATTAAATGGGTCATTAACGATTTTCCAACTAGCTTTAATATAATTAGATTGCTTAACAATCGCTTTACATGTTTTTGGATCGAAATTAATAAGGTCATATACCTTATTCCGTTCCATATCTGAAAATAGAGTACGTTTACTAGGACCTGCTGTGGAAAGGCGATTCACGTTGCGATCCACATAGGATGCAACAATCGCTGAAAATTTACGTTGGGTCTCTTTACTAGTGAAGGCTTGCTCTACTTTGGGATATATATTTGCTAGAATTACGCTAGTAATCATATATAACCTCCGGTTTTACATAGTTAGTTTTTCTTGGTTATTTTACTGTTTATAAGCTCCTAAATAACTCCACAAACAAGTAATGGACTGATCTTATAGTAAGAGAGGTTATTATAATGAATATAATTAATACTGTATCGGAATTGATGCAAGTAATCCCGAAGAGTATGTCGTTACCAATATGGGGATTCAGAGAACCTGAATTCCATTTATTGGCGACTAACCCACAAGCTTCGAAATATTATAGTCAATTCCAACTCATGACTGGTTTAGCTTCCTATTTGGTAGCTCGATCTAAAATGTCATACTTAACATTATCTGCATTTGCAGAGTACCTTAGTGGTATCCAATTCTATGGTGTACAACCATTGAATTTCAAAGGGTTTACTCAATTACGAGATAAACGAATTAATTCGTTTATTGATACCTCACATGTAGTAATATCTCCCTATGAATATATTTTATTCAACCATCCTGTTCGAGCAACAGCAGATGGAGAAGTAGAAGCTATTGAAATTGATTCATATGAAGACAAAATCTATCGAAATACAAATTTCATGAGTCGTCTTGCATTAAACCCTGATGATTATAGAGGTAACTATATTTCTATTAAACATAACGAAATCATTCGTTCTAACTATTGTAACTTAAAGAAATACTCCTCTAAACTTAAAGTTGGTGACCAAGTTAAGAAAGGTCAAATTATCGGTAGAGTAGGTCTATCGAGTATTATTAATTCCCCATGCTTAATCTATTTTTTATCGGTAGCTCCCGGTATTGATTTAGGTTTCTTGGGTCGATACACTTTCCCATTACCAAGTCTTGAATGGGAACGTGTTAATACGTGTAGATTAACTAATCAATTCGTCAAAAACTTTGATGGGATTGAAGATTTCTACGCTAAGGATATTAAATATACAATGTCCAATAAATTTTTGTATGATGTGAGCTTAGTTAAAAGAAATGTAGGTAATGAAAATGAGTGACTTTATTAACCGTTACTATAACAGCACCATCGGTGAAGCGGTTGTTGATAAATTAACGTCTAACCTAGAACCTGTTGAAGAAGGTTACGTTGGAAAAACAAGTAATCTTATTAAAGTGGAAAGCCTTTTTAATGAGATTATCGCCGATGTGCATCGTGCAGCAGGAGATGGAGCTGATTATAAAAAGCTTATTTACACCGCATATAGAATGAATATTAATAAAGATCCACGAATTAAAAAAGTGGAAGCTTTACTCGAAAAAGAATTTAATTTTGCTAAAATGGAATTATTGGTTCTATCGTCCAATATATCTAATGCATATACAATCATCCGTTCAAAATTTAGTAGACGTACATTATCTAGTCTTCCCGAGTTACCAACAAAACATGGTAAACGATACTATGATAAAAATAAACAATATGTGGCCTTTGTATCCATTAACTCTCAATTGTTTTCGGGATTCACTGGTGCTGAAATTACAGCTCTAGTTCTTCATGAAATTGGCCATAACTTTTTTATGGCTGAAAAAAGCTGGTTTTCTGAATATGTGGGTCAAGCTATTACTGAAGAATGTGAAGAAATGGCTCAAGAACGTGATGATTATATTGATGAATATATCCCACAAGTAATCAGTCAAGCAGAAAAGCATAATGAAAAAGTGGCAACGGCTCCAATAACATGGAAAGACCGTTTAAATGATAAAATTATGACCGCTCTTAAATATGTTCCTATTCACTCAATTCTAGGCAACTGTATTTTAGCTATTACTGCCCCTCTCACTTGGTTATTCGATAGAAAACATCGTATGAATATCGAATTAGTTGGTGATGAGGTATATGCTGATAGTTTTGCTACTGCATATGGATATGGAGCCGACTTAATGTCAGCATTGACTCGATTTGAAGACGATAAAGATTTAATGGAATTAGGATCTAAGAGTAAAATGGGTTCCGTTAATTATCTAATTAGCACGTTCCCTAATATTTTGGCATATTTTATGGACGTACATCCGGAAAATCAAGCACGTATTAAACGTCAATTAGAAGATTTGCTTAAATTGAAAAATGACCCTAATACACCACCTACAACTAAGAAGTTGGTAGAACGAGATTATGAAATCGCTAAGAAGATGTATGACCAATACATTGAAGGGAATGGCTCTAAAGTTCGTCGGTTTGTTCGTCAATTGCAAGAAAAATACTTCAAAGGGTCTATAGATATGCGTGGTTATGCATTGCAAATCAATGCGTTAACCGATGAAGATGAAGCTAAAGGTATTATTATGGGCGGTAAACAACCAATCAAATAATATAAGGAGAATCCCATGAAAGTCAATCTAACAGAAGTTAATAATGAAAAACCAATCCAACTGTTATCCGAGAAATATATGGATGAACATTGGGATGAATTGGATAAGGATGAAGTAAGTCTATACCAAAACATGTCAATTCGTTTCTTATTGAAACATGAAGATGATATTAACTGGAAACTATACTCCACTAACCCGTTCATCTCCATTGACACCATCGATTTTTTCAAAGATAAAATCTCTTGGGTTAATATCTGTATCAATGGTAAAATCACATCACCAAATGTAATCTATAACTATAGAGATCATATGGTGTGGAATATTCTATTGAATAAACAGCAATTAGAATTACAATTGCTGATCATTTTATCTGAAATCTATCGCGTAAATCCTGCTGAGAGTCAAGCTAAGGAGTTCTGGAAAGCGGTATCGCGTTATCAAGACTTTGACTTGGAGTATGCTGCGGAGTATGGTCAATACATTGATTGGAAACTTGCCAGTCATAATGAACTACTCAATGAATTGGTATACCAAGGATTCCTAGATAAACTTGATATTCTAGCCGTTGTAAAAACTAGAAGTTTAAGTGAAGATTTCTTAATGAAAAATGCCGAATTCTTAAAAGATAAGTTAGGAATTTAAAAAGAAAGATGTATAGGGTTATTCCCTATACATCTTTACTTGTTTCTTTGGTAGCAAATAATCAATATATCGACTCATATTATATACTTTTTCATCATCGTAGATCGTTTTAATAATATCAAATCGTTTGTCGGTAAACATACAACCTGGTGCACTTAGATAATCATCCAATAGGTCTGTTTCAATATGATATTTAGTATCGACGATCATATCAAATAACTCATAACCACCCACTTGTGTACCCACGTTTTCTTTTACAGCAATAATCGTATATGAAATGTCATGGTCTTCACGACTACGTTCCAATAATGTGGTAAATGCGATGGCACTAAACGGTACAATGACCAAATTGATGGCGTTTGGGTCTAGGTCTTCTTTTTTAAGAACCCACATGGTTTCACTATCAATCGACCAGCTTGTTACAATCGTATCCAATTCATCCTGTGGTCGTAAGAAATCCTCTTTTTTAGGATATGCTAAATGAGCATATTCCGGTTGAAATTGAGCTGCTACCATATCGCACAGCATAGTATTATTTGCTACCAAGAAGGCTACAGAATATTTCATATCAATCTCCTTATCATATAGTATCGTTACAATATTGTGCCATAACACCTTTATAATTATTTATTATACAACCAACACATTGTTAGAATAATAATATTATTTCCATAAGCTGTTGCAGGGTTATGGATACTCAATCAACTATTATTTATTCTAATTCCTTTCGAACAACATGGTATATCCTCTAAGTTTGGTTTTTGTCATATCCCCAAACTTAGAGGGTAACTACTGTCTTTCATAGTTCGATATAGCAATAATTACATATAAGTAATTTATAATAACCAACAAAGGATTTCAATGTCTGTTGTTCTTATGGTTGTCCACAACCAACCATAAGTAAAGACTGTTTTCATTTTTTATCTCCTATTCGCCCATGTGATCCCCCTCGGTCACATGGGCACTCCTATGTCATTTTTCAAATATATATCATAATAGTGTATCGATACAATTCTTTTAGTTAGAAAAGGAGATTTTGTCATGGCAATTTCATCACTGGAACGCGATCGTTTGCTATTTAAGCTAAATGAACGCAGAAGTAAGAAATACAAAGACAAGAAGCTTCGTAAGAAGTTACTTGAAGTATTTCAAAAGGTCAATCGAGAAAACGTATACAAGTTTTTCGATGACCACGATAATATGACTTACTACAACATTCTTTTTTGGTTGTGCTACCTAGATAAACTATGTAAATCAACCTGTGGTAAGGGTTATGATACGTATAACGTAGAACGCGTTATATTGAACACGTTTAATTTTGATTTAACTTATCGGGCAGCTAAAACATTAGATAAGTTAGATAAGTTCATTAAAAAGACTAAGGATAAAAAGATTAGATCCTTCCCGATTAGTGGGCTATTGGACGGTGACATATTTGAGTATGTAAGAGAATCTGAAGAGAAGAATCTCTTGACAGATTGGGAGGTAATGAACTTATGATGGAAATGGCTAAAACGGGTATCAAGACTGGGTTTAAAATAGGAGAAGTGTTGAACATTGGTGGATTCTTAAAGAATCAAATGTTTAGTAATATCATCAAATGTATTCCTAAACTTATCCCAGATTTCGACCCTGATGCGAAATTGAATATTACCGATTATAATGTAAACCCATTAACTGGTATATTTGAACTTGAATTTACGGCAACGGATCGTCGTGGTTTTACGTTATGGTTTATCAAAACAACTGGTAACTTAAACAACCGTGAAATCGCGGTATCAATTAGTAAAGATAAAGTGGTTTGGCACAAAATCACATATAGCATCGAACTCGTTGAACAACTGATTCAAGCATAAGAAATAAAGGTGTATAGCGGAGAATGCTATACACCTTTATTTTTTTTTATTTTTTATCAAAGTAAATCTCTTTAAGTCGTTGGGTTAATCCCACAATCATCTTGTTACCAAACATAGTAATCAAGATAGAAGGTACTTTACGAGATAATACTGAGTTGGCTGGGAATATGGTAGATATTTCTTCATCTGGATAATCGACTGTATGAGGTTCTTGTCCTTTTGGGATAATACCCGACACAACACCTTTCAAGGCAGCAAAGTCTACGACTTTATCACCAACACCCACTGGGTCATTAAACTTGATATAGAATTCGATAATAACACCCTTATCAATCGTATACCCTTTTACCTTACCATCGGCATTCGGGGTGATTGGTTTGTCCATTTCATAGAAGGTATTACCAGAATAAGTTGGGTCAGTAATCTTGTATTTCTTAACAAGAGCTTTTTTCTTACCAATCTCTTTCCAGTATGGACCTACAATTGCTTGTAAAGATGGTGATAGGTTATCCAATTCTTCTGTACAATAGATACGAATATCTTCAATCACTCCAGTGTACTTAGATTTTAAACTCGATTTACCCAAGTTTTTGATTTCTTCACCTAAGTCTTGACCGATCGATGATAGTAATTCATTCATCGCATCATCAGAATTCGATTGTTCGTAATTGATTAATGTATCTCCTACTTCAATCGATTGACCTTTCTTAACAATATGATCTACGTTAGCGTTAGGCCCTAATGTGATATGTTTACACATAACCATCTCAGTAGATAACCGATGGGATAACTGTTCAGTGACTAGTTTACTATCTTCAAATGTACCAAAAGATGATAGACAGGCGACTTTACATAATGTACCAATGTTGAATTTAGGTCCATCGAAATTATCACCAAAGAAAGTATCATTAATAGCTAAGATATCGTTCTTAGAGAATTTATCTCCCACTTGCACTTTAGCGTCTAGTTTATTTGAGAGATAGAAACCACCAGCACCATTCTTAACCACAACTGGGTTTAGATTGATCGCTTCATGATTTCCATTATTGTATTTAACAATCATCATTCCGGTTGCCTTATCGAATGATTCTACCACACCATTATCTTCTGCCTTAACAGCAAAATCTTTAGATATGGTGTATGGTAACGTCTTTTCAATACCAGATGAAATCAATACTGGGCTCATATCTGCTACTGGAATGATATGTTTAGATTGTTTTGTCGCCATCGCTGTACGAATACTATCATCACGAGTTACACCTAATGGTGTTAATGCTTCAGCATAGGAGAACATATTGGCATCATTGATTTCCTCATTTGGTTTGTCAACGTCAATGAAGCCTCGACTATCTATAATTTTAGGTTCCATCGTTAGTTCCCGTACTACACCACAGTTAGCATCAGGAGATGTGGAAATCGCCATCAATCCAGTCATAGATTTATCAAAACTACGTTTCTCTTGCGTATACGCTTTATCCATATTGATACCAAAGTGACCTTTAGCAGAAATGGAACGAAGCTTTTCTTTTTCAGTAATTGGATTGATAATAGAGTAATCTTCCAATGTATTCAATGCCATAATCTCTTTGATGACAGCATTCTTTGGAATAGAAATCTTCATAGGGTTTCTATTCATTGCGGTACGTCTATATTTAGTATAGGCTTCAGATACTACACTATATAGAACAGCAGCAATAATTTCGTTATTACGAACACGGAATTGACTCATATCAATTTCAGAATGATAGGAGTTATCTGCCAATAAGGTATTAGCAGCAATCAATAGACCTACGAAGTCTGTTGGGTATCCCATTTGTTCTAAGATCTGTTTTGTGATAGGATCTATCATATTATCATAGAAGGAATCATAACCAGATGCAGTCGAACGCATACCTGTTTGCGATTCGATGATATCCAAATATGGGGCCTTTGTATCAAAATCAGAGAACTTATAAGCTACTGTATCGAAAATAGCTAACCCATTCAATAATAAAGAGGATTGAATTGGTTCTCGTTTATAAATCAAATACCCATCAGAGAATTGAATGATTCCTTCACTCTTAGCGATACCCTTAGGTTGCGTATCAGAGAAACGGAATTCAATATTGGCTCTACGTAAGATGGTAGTCAACCCTTCATAGTAGCCAAGTAAGATAATGGTTGGAATTTTCTTAGCCATAATCATGCAATAGGTATACATGAACTGTTTACCCGGTTTAGCACCCTTAGATAATGACCAGAAATCCATTTTCATCTTATCATTGAAATATTCCACGAAGATATCGATAATACTATCAGCACTATTGGCATCAGCGTTACCATCAGCATTGACACTCAGTAATTCAGAACCATTGGTACCAATTCTAAGCTCATTGATATCTTTAGGAGCGGGAATCAATTCATGTTTGACTTGATCACTGTACGTCATTTGGTCAAATCGTAAGGTTAATGGGAATTTACGTACTTGCAATTCCAAAATATCTTTAGCGATAGAATCGTACTCAATGGTTGTTTTCGTATTTCCATTTAACGCTGTACCATTACCACGTCGTACTTTAAAGTATTTAGCATTCTCTGGAGATAGAATGATCTTCTTAAATAATTCAATTTTAGGAGATACGTTATCGCCACGACGATACATAAATACTTTCTTAAAATCTGTACGGATTTGAACTGTATCCGGTTTAATCTTTACAATAGGTTTTTGTAATAGCTGATTGACTAACTGTTTTCTATTCCCACCGAGATACATGTAGTTATTATCATAGATTTTAGGAATATCAACTGTGATACTATGACGTACTCGATTAGCATCTTCCATCTTAACCGTATAGGTTTCTTTCAAATCCATTGCGGTTGATGTATCTTCTTTAGTGATAGATGTGATATATACAGGAATCGGCTTATCATTTAATGATTTGAATACGTTTAGAATATCCTTCTGCATCAATTTTTCATTATATGATTTATTGAAGTTATCAAATCGGATTTCCTTTACGTTTTCATTAGTAGTAAAGACCTTTTTAGTTACATTATTAGTTTTGATTTCCGTATCTGGCATATCAATCTTTAATGTACCTAATTTAAGTCCATCTAAAGTAATCTCTTTTTGGCGTTTACGTAATTCTGCTTCACGAGCAGAATTTTTAGCCATTGTCCGATCCATCTTATCATAATTTAATTCAACGGCAGCAGCAGCAATCTCTTCATCTAGCTCTTGATCGTCATAGACATTCAAATCAACGGCTGTGTCGTTAAGTTCATCTGACTGAGGTGCTTCTAATTCTTCTTCATCATCAATATCTTCATCGATATCAACATCAGGTTCTTCTTCCGTATCCACTGAGTCTGATTGTAACAATGTATCGTCAACAGGACCCTTAGTAGCACTCTTGACACTACCAATCAGTTCTTTACGCAACTCATCTTTTGTTTTAGTATCCAATATTTCATCAGATAAATCATCAATTTGTTGCATACTTGACACAAGTTCATCGGGAATTTTTTCCTGTTGATTCTCAGGAACTTCACCTTCATCATTTAAGGTATCAATATGATCAACCATAGCGGAGGCATTTCTAAATTTACGTACTTCTTTAGCAAACGCTAAGTGTGTCCGTTTATCAATATCTACCGCATTAAAGTAAAACCATCCCATAGCCCCATCAAATATAATGAAGGTATAGTCACTAAAGGATTCTTTCAAGGCAGTGAAGTTCTTACGAAGTAAGAAATAGATAATACTTAATGGGTTAATGAGCTTAGAACTCATATTAACCACATCTTTTTTATTTACTCCACTGATATCCCAGTTAGCAGCATCCACTAAGATATACTTGTGTTTATGGGTAGAACCCACCATGGATAGTGTGATAAATTCTTTAAGTTTATCGACATAGGCATTGGCTACTAGTTTATAGCCACGATTACCAATCGATGCTATAAAGTTCTTATGAAAATCGCTCGTGTCGATTGCGATATTACGATTTTTAATAACATTCGGTTTAGCTAGATATAGCATATTCAATTCATTCTTACAGAATGTTGCCATATCACTCATTTGTGTTTGGTCCAACCGTGTTTGTATCATCTTAGCAAAGAACTTTTGACGTACTTTATACGGACGATAATAGCGTTTATATGTGGTTGCAACCCTGTAACTATCTTGATTTAAGAGTGTAATCGAATCTCTGTGATCAGATAGTAACATAACTAATCTAAATTCGTAACCAGGTGTTGATGCATCATAGGGAAGCTTCAACTTCTGTTTTGTATACTTGAATGGATTAACTCGATCCAAAGTAATCAAAGTAATTCACATCCTTTCATGTGTATTATACGTTACATATCTGTCAAGGCAAATAAAGCAACATACCATTTGCTACGTTCCTCAGCTATAAATATATATTATTATAGCGTATAGAAAGAAAAAGTAAAGGATGAATCTAGTGGACCATATGCAATTCCAACTAGATTCATCCTTTGACCAGTGTATAGGGTTGATACGTGAACATTATATTTCATTAACGATGAGAGGATTTTATATGAGTATGTAAAAGCATAAACATATAGTATCAACCTTACATACTAGTACATAGATTTATAAATTTTGAAAGGAGCACAATATATGGCTTTATTAAGAATTGACTTTGCGAAAGATACTAATAACCGCTTTCGCTATAGTATCAAAAAAGGTTATTTCAATATAAGTAAATTTGATGATACCACTACATTCGATTGTGGTGATTGGGTGGTTGCATTCAATCAGGATACGATCCATTTTACATGTAATTCAGTAGTCCGTGGAGCTAGCAACGATATGGTTAGAGACTTCACATTTACTACAAAAGAAGGTTCGTTGTTCTTATATACATCACCAACGAATTGGTATTGGTATTGGAGAGAAAAACATACGCAAGACGTTATGGATAACTTCAATATCAATAAAATTATACCAGTCGACGTTCATGATTATGTGTATATTGAACAAACTAACATCATTAAATACCACTATACTCCAGATAATGAGTATTGTGGTTACACAATCAGTGAATCTGAACTAAAAGGTTCACAATCCTTTAAAGTTTGGATTACCGATGGGGTATCAATCAATAAGATTGTACCTAAGATTGTTGTCACACATCCAGTGTTGGGCAACACAACTAAGCTACTATTATCAGACGTCTATTTCGGGTTAACTGATTTCTTACTAATCCAAAACCGAAAAGAACATCGGACACTCTATATCAATAAAGAGTTAGATATCAATGAAGTAGCTAAGTATATGAATGAACATCAAGAACTATTGACAAGTGTCACTCCTGTTCTGGATGAGGAATTCGTAGATACAATGCTAAAATAAAGTTCGTGGATATAACCTGTGAGGTTATATCCACTTTCATTCTCAGATAGTAAAGGAGGTGAGTTAACATGAGATTGTTTAAATTATTGGCATTAGAAGATGAGTTGCGTCATGAGTTAATGGCGAACACCAGAATTCTATTCAAGTATATGATTAGTCCAAAGAATAATCATAAACGATGTTTAGTTGATACCTCTTCGAATAGTCATATTGATTTCATGCATCGGTATTGTTCAAAGGGCACACAAGTCGAAATCATACATATGAAAAACGGTAATCATAAAATCCGTATGTATGATGATGGTGATGACAAATGGCGGATTCAAATTGTTGGTAATGATAAGTTCCCTGAGCGATTCCGATTCGTATTTAGGGGTTGCCCAGATGAATTGACTGACAAAATGCCCGATGCGTATCCGCCAATGGATGAGTTTTATCATACCATATTTCGTGTATTACCAGCATATTGTAGAGATCACGTACGGTATAAACACCAACAGAAAATCATGGTATTGGTAAAAGACATCGCATATTTAATCAGACACCTAGATCAAGTCTATGGTGCTGATGTTGAATTATAGGAGATTTAAAAATGAAAGTAGTAACAGAATTAAACCAACATTTTTCATTGATTGAGCTAATTAAACGATATAAAGATGAGGAAAATAATTTCATCAGATGTAGTGAAAATATCATCAATGCATTAGTCTTTGCATTATATGAAACACGATTCCATGATGATTATGATACGTTTACCGCATCAAATAAAGACCCTGAATCATTCCAATTATCAACTGACCTATATGATTATCATCTTTCATCGAGCTATATGCTCGATACGAATTTAGATGACGTTCAGTATGAATCAATCTATAATATGCCTAGTCGATTATTATATCGCTATATTACCATCGTTCGAAAAGAACCATTACCAAATGATACACCAATACAAATTGAATGGTATGGTGATTGGACACGTGGAAATGATGAAATGTTTGATATTCCACTCGATTTAGACGATATGATATATCTTAAATACGCATATTTATTAGCGGATATATTTGAAGATTTGGGTCGTGTCTATGAAAAGCTACAAATATCACAACACAGAGTATGTAAACAATATGAAACGTTTCATGAAAATAAACGCTCTATGATGGACTCTGCTTATTTCTTAGATAATGTAGCGAATACTGTTTCATTGGATACGGATATTGCGGTCAATTATTCAATCGACTATATGGATGCCTATAAAAAGGCATTAGGTCATACTGATATGGGTACCTATCGCGAAAGAATAGCCGATTTGAAATCGAACCCGGAAAAAATGGTCCCTAGTAAAGATGATGGTCCAATATTTTAATTAGGAGGTAATTACCATGTTAGAAAGATTTGAAAAACGTCTTAACGTAGAAGATTTAGTATTACTTAATAAATCCAATAAAGATAACTACTACGATATTCAAACAAATGCTCTTTGGGCTATTTGTATGCTGATGTTGAATGGTATACTAACTAAAGAAGTATCACCATATGGTGAGTCTTATGATCGAGTACGATTCGGTCATTATATCGCAGATATTCGTAAATTTGAAGTACCTGAATTTGAAGATGCTACTGATTTATCCTATAGTACCGATATAGAATTTTGTGATTTCTTACAACGGGTCACAATTATTGAACGTACAGAACCATTACCTAATGGAATACCAAGTAGTTTCATGTATTACACAGAATGGTTTCAAAATAAACCTTGGACATCTTCTGTCCAAGACCATACTCCTTTAGAAACTAATGAATATGATATTATCTGTGAAAATGTGATTGCAACTAAGTATATCTATCTATTCGCAGATCTATTTGATGAATTACATTTGTTCTGTAAAGAACGTGATATTGAGCAATATTATTATTGCCGTGAAAACGGTGGAGATTTCCTTGAATTGAAAATCCGCATGTTTGAATATGCCCGTTCTGTTGAATCTTATATCAAGATTGTTAAGCAAATCGGTTTATTAGACTATAAGGTTGAATTCGATACAACGAAAGACCTACTTGATAATCTTGGTGTTGCTGTACTAGAACAACGACACATTGAATTACCAGAACGATTCAACGAATCCCATGCTCAACAACGAAGTGATGAAATGGAAATTCCATTCTAGGAGGTATCATTATGGAACAAGTGTCAATCGAACGATACATAGACATACTTCGCAATGATACCAACCAATGGTTGCATATCATTGCAGACACTATGAGAGCCATTACCAGTGAGGTAATGGCTCATCATTTTGAATCTACGATATCGGATTCCAGTCCAATCACACAACGCATAGATATGACTTGTATTTACCATTCCATATCTATTCGAGGTCGTGGTTATGCGTTTAGAAATTCTCGTGTATTCATTATAAAGAAAGATGGACAAACACTATTACATATCAAAATCAATAATAAAGAAAACTATTGTAGCATTGAAAACTGTCGATTAAGTAAATCGACGTATACAAATGGTATTCTTAGAGATATTGATTATCCAGAAGTGTTATCTATATTACTTGCCGTTGTGGATGAATTACATGAGGATTATCCAGATATTCAGCTATTACCCAATCGAACTCGTCTGATTGAGCTTACTGATAAAATTGCTACTATGTATAATACAACGGTGGAGGTTTAAACCTCCACCGTGATTTACAATTAAAAGGAGATTACAAATATGAGTAATTATGAAACATATACGCAAGAAGAACGTATTGCGTATAAAACTAAAACTAGAGAAATATTCTCTATCGAGACTATTCATGATGATGGTTGTATTACCATTAAACATGATGGTGACTTATATCATTTAGATGCAGAACAAGAAGTATCGATCGGTGATGATTGGTCTATCGTGTTATCCCATAGTATGACATCCGTTATCATTACCTATGTTGGGTTTACTAAATACCCTGGTGAACGAAATACCTTTGCCTTCCCTGTTAAACTTGGCATCTGTTATCTTCATGGAGAAGCTCCAGGATATGATGGCGTTAAGAAGTTCTATTTTAAGTTTGTTGATAAAGTCGACCAACAAGCTCGAGATGAAATGGGTTTTGATAGTATCCGAGAAATTGTTGATACCTCTCTTATGATTCGACTTCGTTCTTTTAACGAGAATCCAATTGTCAGCTTATTTGTTAATCGGGATGATGTCATCAATAACATGAGTGGTATCTTCCCAGGTTATGAAACTAACGTAACTCCATCCGGTGATGTATCTTATATTATCCGTACCTCTTACTTCTCTCCATTCTTAATCGTAGAGTTTAAAGATGGTCGTCGTGTATGTTATATCCACAAAGGCTATAGCATCGACAATATCCGTGATCTACTCGAAGAAGATAAACTTCTTCGTATCTAATCTAATAAGCCCGTATGAATACGGGCTTATTTTTTTACCCTCCTCTACACTTTGACAAGTTAGTATATACTCATTTATCTATCTGCAAAGGAGTTGTGTAACTCTATGACATCTATATCCGATATCCGAGTATTCCTCGGTAAAGAATTTGATAACTATTATTGGGTCGATGACTTAGACTCAATGAAATGGTTCTTATGTCATACCGTACTCGATCGCTTTATCGATTATGATCCTAATCGGGTAGCTTATACACATGATTACCTAGATATGATATACTCTCTATTAGACACTAGTAAAGATATTATCAATACGATACCCTATAATTCAGAATACCGTATTGATAAGCTCACGATCTATATTGCTTGTATCTATCTATTCACCGGTATGTTACAATCTAATCATAAAGACTACTTCGTACTATCCATCAGGTACTTACGTAAAGATGCAAATAAGCTAATTTCTTATGGCTTAAATGCATCTATGCTTGAGGAGATCGAATGGATCCTGTCCAATTGTCTCCTCCCTGATGCCTCTAAATCCTATCGGTCTTATCCATTTAACCCCGGTAATCTCTATGTAGTCTCTGATGCTTTGAAACTCTCTCGTTTACCTATCTATGATTTAGTATTAACTACCTTCTATGATGTATATGAAACTCATAAATATAATATTACTACCTACGATATGGATCATATCATTCATCTGGTATACCTTAGACTTCAATCCTTATATGGATATAATCAATGTAACCATTTATACTTACTGAATATCATACTGGATATCCCAATCTATTCTGAGTATAATACATTACAGAATATACTGGTATCATTCCCTGTCTTTAAAGAGTATATATCTCACTATATCAATTTTGAATCTATCAATCGACTTCTATAGAAATAATAATAAGAAGAAGGATATTAATATCCTTCTTCTTATTATTTTCCATATAAAAAATAAAAAAAAGAAAATTTTATGAGGGGTGGGAACCCCGAATAAAATTTTAATATAAACGAAGTGGAATACAACTATTCCCTTCGATTATATTCTATCGTTTACTACTATCGTCTTTTTTATCCTATCGTTTACTGTTTCACTTATATTCTGTCGTATTATTTTTTCCTCTTCGTTTATCGTCTTCGTTTATTGTTCTTTTTTAGAACGGTTAGGTTTGTTCATCATAAAATTTTTTTGTCCTTACTCCTTCGGAACGGACAAAAAAATTCTATGGCGTGGAGAAAGAAAAAACCCGTTCGATTAAAAATCGAACGGAGGGAATTTTTTCCGTTTACTCATTATATTAAAATTTTATTCGGGGTTCCCACCCCTCATAAAATTTTCTTTTTTTGTAATTTTTTA